AACAAGGAGAACTTTATGCTTGACCAAACAGTAAAATTTGAAGATGTTGATGCTTTTGAACTTGAAATGGAGCATTTCGATGACCTTAAAGCTGAACTAGGTTATGCTACTACATGGTCAATGGGACAAGGTATTATGTCACTTGATCAAAAGATTTTTACTGATAAAACTCGTGTTGTAACATACAAGTGTATTGCTGAAATGGGCGATACAATGGATGATGTTACATGGATGACATTTACTGCCGTTGCAATGAATGGTACAGTGAGCGAGCTTTGGAAAGCCGCTGAAAGTTGCTTCCAACAAGCCAAAGCGGCTTTAGGTGATTGGCATTACTTTGTAGAAGATTTTGAATTACAAGAAGACGGAAGTCTTTCTTTGGTAACAGGATCTTAAAAGGTTGACATTAACCTCTAAGATGCTACAATATACATATAGTTAGAAACAACCCAGGAGATAGCTATGCAAACAGAAACTAATACACGTCAAGTGACGCTAACAGAACTTAAGAAGTATGCAATGCATAACTTCAAAACTAAACGACCTATGTTCGTTTGGGGACCTCCAGGCATTGGTAAGTCCGAAACTTTTGAACAAATTAAAAATGCTTATATTGAGCAAGGCAAAAAAGCTCATTTGATCGATTGTCGATTGGCTCTTTGGGATCCGACCGACCTTAAAGGTTATCCTTACTTCGACCAAACTGCTAACAAAATGCGGTTTAGTGCGCCTGATGAACTTCCGGATGAGGAGTTGGCAAAACAGTATGATGTGATCATATTGTTCTTAGATGAACTTAATGGTGCTAGCCCTGCTACACAGGCGGCGGCATACCAGCTAGTTCTTAACCGTGCTATTGGCAAATACAAGTTGCCCGACAATGTAGTAATTGCGGCGGCTGGTAACCGTGACACTGATAAAGGTGTTACTTATAGAATGCCTAAGCCTTTGGCTAACCGTTTCCTACACTACGAAGTACGTGTTGACTTTTACACATGGCAGGATTGGGCTATTGAGAACCAAATCCATCCTGATGTAGTTGGTTACCTTACTACGTTTAAAAACGACCTTTACAACTTCGATGCTAGCAGTAACGAACGTTCGTTTGCTACTCCGCGAAGCTGGACTTTTGTAAGTGAAACTATCCAAGATGTGGACGGCTTTACTGAAGAAGAGGTAACAGATATGGTTGCCGCAGGTATTGGTGAAGGACTTGCACTCAAGTTCAAAGCACACCGAGAGGTTAGTGGTACACTACCTAACCCAAGTGACATACTTGACGGTAAGGTAAAAGACCTTAAAACAGACAACATCAGTGCTAAGTATTCGTTGACTACTGCACTATGTTATGAGCTAAAAGAAGCTTTCGATAACGATGATGATGGTAACAAGAAGTTTGATAACTTCTTGGAGTTTATCCAAAAGAACTTCGAAAGCGAAATGGTTGTGATGGGAGCCACAGTTGCTTTGAGCAAATATGGTATCCGTCCAAAGTTCAATCAGTTGAAAAACTATAAACCGTTTATTGCTGAATATGGCAAACTGATTGAACAGGCATAGGAAACTATGCTCCTGGGAGTTAATGGGGCTTCGGCCCCATTAACATTAAAGGTTGACAAATAAGTAAGATATGTTACTATAAAGTATATTAAAAATTTGGAGTGAGATATGTCATTAGACACACAAGAACAAGATATGCAAAAAGATATTATCGACCGTATGCTCAATGAGGATGCTGAAGTCGAAGCAGAAAAAACTCCAGAACAGAAAGCACAAGAGTCAGAAGAAGCTAAAGAAAAGCTAGTAACTGCTCGTGTGAAGATGCTTTTTAACCAACCATTCTTTGGTAATATTGCTTGTAGGCTACAGTTGAAAGATGTTACAGATGACGGTTGGTGCCCTACGGCGGCGACAGATGGTCGTCATTTCTTTTACAATAGAAACTTTGTAAACAAACTAAATGTTCAACAGAACGTGTTCTTAGTAGGACACGAAATTGGACATTGTATATACGAACACTTTCTAAGGGTTGGTGACCGTGATAGAAAATATTGGAACATGGCTGGTGACTATAAGATTAACGGCATGTTGGTACGTGAAAAGATTGGTGAAGTAATTGACCAAATAGATATTTGTTTTGATACAAAATATATGGATGACAGTTGGTATACTGAAAATGTATATGACCAACTAATGAAAGAAAAGCCTCCAATAAAAATGACACTTGATGTTCATTTAGATGTTGATGGTGAAGGTGAAGATGGTAAGCCTTGTAACAGTGGTGGCGGAGATGAAAGCGAAGATGGCAAAGGTAAAGGCAAAGGTAAGAAGCCAACTATCTCTAAAGATGATGCTAAAGCTATCTCAGATGAATTGAAGAATGCAGTCATACAGGCGGCACAGAGTGTTGGTGCTGGCAATGTTCCTGCTGAAATTGCTCGAATCGTTGGACAGTTGACAGAGCCTAAAATGGACTGGAGACAGTTTATTCGTGTTACATTAGAAAGTAATCTGAGCAGTGACTTTACTTTTATGAAGCCTAATAGAAAGAGTCAGTTTAACAATGTAGTTTTACCTAGTATGCGAAACGATGACAAGATTGATATTTGTCTTTGTTTAGATGCTAGTGGTAGTATTGGACAAGCTGATGCTACAGACTTTCTAAGTGAAGTAAAAGGCATTATGGATCAGTTTGGTAGCTACAGGATCCGAGTATGGAGTTTTGATACAAAGTGCTATAACTTTGATGAGTTTACAGATGATGATGGTAGAAGCATAGAAGAATATAAACTTGTTGGAGGCGGCGGAACTGACTTCATGTGTAATTGGGAATACATGGAAGAAAATGACATTACACCTAATCAGCTAATTATGTTTACTGATGGTGAACCTTTTAATAAATGGGGAATAGAAGACTACTGTGATACATTGTTCTTGATTAAGAATCGTTACAGTAAGCCTGAGGCTCCGTTCGGACAAACAATATATTATGGTGAAGATACCAATCAGAAATTGGCGGCATAAGTAAACATGCGAATAGTTGAACAAAAATACAGTTTAAGCGAAGAAGATCTTGTACATTTACAAGGCACAGACACAATAGAAAAAATGCTTAAACAAAGATTAGTATGTGAGTTCGACTCAAATCCAGATATAGACCAAATAGATTTTAGTGGAGCAAGAGGCTTTTATCTAATAAAAAATTTAGGACATAAAATGTATCAGTTTTGGTTTGAAGATATCCAAGACTATGATGATTTTAGAGCCAATATTTTGGCATATAAAATGAGTAGTAGTATCAAAGATGATAAATAACTACGTATATAATTCGTTTATAGGAGTTAATAATGGCGAAAAAAGAAGAAACTATTGAAGCAACTGCTACCGAAGTACCAACAAACGGTGCGCCAGCAGAAGATCAAGCACCACAATTAGGTGTTGGTGATTTACAAAATGCGGCGCAGGTTATTGATGCGGCTGTAAGTAGAGGTGCTTTCAGAGCTAATGAAGCGGCACAGGTAGGTGCTGTCTATGAAAAACTTACCTCATTTATCAAAAGTGTAAGTGAAGCACAAAAAACAGATGCTCCTGCATCTGAATAAGGAGACATCCATGCAAAATATGAAACATATAGGTCGAGTGGCGAATACTGGACTAAAATGTGTAGTTGTATTCAGAGAAATCTATGATGAAAATGGAAACGTTACGGATCCTAATAATTGTTTGATTGTTGAAACTGAAAGGCTACCAGATATGGAACATGATGATATGGTAAGAGTAGTTGAAAGTGATACTGCTCAAGACAATCCAGATTTTTATCATGTTGCCCAACGTAATAAGTTTAGTGATGGTACTAACATGCTTGTAAAGTTAAGTCAGATGGGATATCTTAAAAAGTATCCTACAAATCAAATTGAACTTACACCTAATTCAAGCACTGCGGTAAAACTAAGTGATGTAAACACTGTTATTAATAAACAAGCAACTGGTATGTCAGATGCAGATATTGCTAATACAATGGTAGACGATACTGATAGTCCACCACGTAATCATACTAATTTAAGTCAAACACAGACTGTAAATGAAGCTATGAATACAAATGAACAAGCATTAGATGATACCGCACTTGCTCAACAAATGTTGGATCAAGCTAATACTTACGAAGCAGAAGTAAAACGTCTTCGCGAAGAAGCCTATGTAATGGCACCAGACTTGAAACCCAAGCGGGGTCGTCCTAAGGCTACCGCAAATGCCAATACATAAGCGAGATCGTAATTTTCAACAAATAGTAAGTAAACTTGATGTAAAAACTATTCCAGGTGAATATATTCAACAACTTAATTTAATTTGTGAGAACGGTGACCGTATTGCTTTTAGAGAGGAAGATATAAAATCTTTCGAGGGTGGTGATTTGGTTGCTGGTCTTATCAATTATGTTGAAGAAAGTGATATTAAGACTAGGGTAGTAGACGTAGAAATCATAGTGGACTATCTTAGATTAGAACAAGATGTCAAAAAAAGAACGGATCAATTATTAAAAAATGACAACAGTTAAACTAGTATCTTATACAAAACCTACTGAAGAATTTGAACAACATGGACTTATGGATGCACAAGACTTAATTGCTTTTTGTGCTAGAGTAAGCAATCCTTCAGCACAAATAAACAGTGAGACCAGTGAGAAACTTATCAAATACTTGATTAAACATCAGCATTGGTCGCCATTGGAAATGGTAAATGCTTGTTTAGAAATAAACACCACCAGAGACATTGCACACCAAATTGTAAGGCACAGAAGTTTTAGTTTCCAAGAATTCAGTCAACGTTATGCTGATGTAAATGCACTTGGTGATATGTTTGTACATCGAGAAGCTAGAATGCAAGACACAAAAAATAGACAAAACAGTGTCGAACTAGATGAAAATAACAAAGAAGATGTACGTCTGGCTATGATATGGTCAAGTTATCAAAACAAAGTAATTCAAGAAGCAAAGGATGCCTACAAGTGGGCTATTGAAAACGGCATTGCTAAAGAACAAGCTCGTGTTGTTTTGCCTGAAGGCTTAACTAAAACAAGATTGTACATGAATGGTACATTGCGTAGTTGGGTACATTACATTGAATTACGTGGTGGACATGGTACACAAAAAGAACACATGCAAGTAGCTCATGCTTGTGCAGAAGTTATTAGCAGTATCTTTCCATTAATGGAGAAACTCGATGTCTAATTCAGAAAAAGTATCACACATGCTTGCACTAAAAGAAGAAGTAAAAGTGCTAAAAACAATGATTAGACCACATGATACTGGTCATATCCATACCACAATATCTACTTTACAAGATAGAATAAAAACATTGTACAAAGAAGTATATAGTAGAGAAGCCAGAAATTAATAAATACTTGCGTATATATTAAGGAGTACAAAAATGGTTTTACAAGTGGAATCAACATATAAGACTAAAAATAGTAACACATACTCGACTGTAGCCGAGTTTGTTGCAGAACACGGACCTCTTGGTAGAGACAATCTAGATCATATCTTAGAACAAGGTACCGCTGTACTAGTCGGAGACGATAGTATGAAAGTAACAGTCAAGTATAACACAGAAGCTGAATACGACACACATGCGGCAGTAACTTCAGGTGGTGAATATGCTGGTAAAGGTGGTGATGTTACTCGAGAGTCTGTAGTAAAAACTGAGTTATAATGTTTGGTAGTATTCTTATATCAATTTTCATAGGAATCATTTGGAGTCAAATTATAAGTCATTGGGGTGCAAGTATATTACTGCACAGATATTACTGTCATAAACAATTCAAAGTTCCAGTCTGGTTTGAAACTATTGGGCTCGCAATGCTTATGGTTGCTTGCATAAGAACTCCAATTGGATGGATTGCTAGTCATAGAATGCATCATGAACATAGTGACCATGAAGGTGATCCACATGCAGTAAGTCAAGTTGGTTACTGGAGAGTGCTATTAACAACTTGGAATATAGAAAAAATACCAATGAAGTATGCCAGAGACTTGTTTAAAAATCCTCGTTTGGTATTTTGTCATCATCACTGGGGCAAAATTTTGATTGCAGTAAATGTAATCAGCTTGTTAATAAGTCCATATTTTTGGATAGCATTTTGTGCAGTACCTTTCGTTTTTGCTAAAATAGGTTTTGGATTATTGAATACTGTAGGGCATAGAGTTGAGGGCGGAGCAGATGTTCCGTGGTTAAACTTTTTCATTGCTGGTGAAGGATTTCATAGACAGCATCACAAAAACTGGAAACGTATTAGATTACACAAATGGGATACCGGAGGCTGGATAGCAGAAAAACTATTTCATCCAAAGACTGGTCTAATTGCCGTTAAAAATTAATTCATCAATAAACTTCTCAGAACCTGTATATAATATACCCTGCCAATTATCTTTCCACACCAGCTCAATTGTATCTTTATACACTTGCCAATTTTCAAAAACATCTGGTCTTTTGTTTTTTATACGTTCAAAAAATTTAGATCCTTTTTCTCTACTCCAAAAAAAGAACGGGTATTGTTGCTTTAAATGTTCGTAGTGGAATAAGTCTACTTGAAAATCATCTACCATATTGAATTTTTGATTGGTCTGATTGGTTCTATAATTACTAAACAACCAGTACCTACTAAACAGTCTACAAGTGTTATCGGTCATATGTTGAGCACCTGTAACTAGCACTGGCTGATCTTTTTGATAGTCCCATAACACACTAAAAATAGCCATATCCTTTAGTTTTAAGCCCTTGTAAGTGTAGTTCCATGCCAACTTGTCATTTGCACTGTCTTGTTCTAATAGTGGAATAGTTTTGCTGGCTATATCATTAAACTGTTTGCTAGGACTTGTACCATTTACAATTATAGGTACAACTGTATATCCACAAGCTAACTTTTGTTTTGTTACTTCCATATATGAGCAATCCGTCTTTTACCAGAGAATATATTAGCATCAACTACCCAATCCTGATAGTTATACTGTTCTTTATACTTGTACAAGTCTTGTTCAATAGTATTCAAACGCATGTTAGGTAACCATTTACTTGGATGTTGATCTTTACAAGGCTCTTGAATAATAGCATGTTTGCTATTATAATATTCAAATGTTAGATTGTTGAACAACTGCATATGATTGTCTGGATCATATAGTAATACTCCACTCCAGATTACACAGTCAACTGCAAAGTCTACAGGAATATTATCATACATATTTCCCACTGCATAACTTATATTATCATTATTTTGCCAAACTTCGTTGGCAAACTCAATTGGCTGTGGGCTTGTATCAAATCCAAAATAATTGTAATCTTTATATCCCCTTTGATATAATACATCATTGACTGTACCTATTCGACAACCCACATCAACTATGCCTTTTATATTGTTTTCAATTATTATATCTGCTTGTTTTTCAAATATTGGTTTAGCTTCCTGCGTGTCCAAGTAACTCATGCTTCTCAATTTATAGTCTTGTTTTAAAGGTACTTCAACTATCTCTTGTGCATTTTTAGGAAGTCTGGGCCATGGTATACCATTTACTCTGTGTACATTTTTTATTTCATATTTCCATTTGGTATTCCATTTTTCATAGTCAGATATCCAAGTCAGACTATTGTCTTTTACTTCTTTTTTTGTCTTAGATACATGCGTATCAGAATATTCACTTATGCTATCGTATATATGTTTTACGTTTTTAAATGCACCAGGAACTACACAATTCCAACTATCATTTACAACAAAACTTTGTACTACATTTGCACCCATTTTGGTTAGTAGATGTTGAGTCATCTCAAAATGTCTAGCTCCATTAGGAGCTTTTGATGTGGGCGTGAATGTAATTACAAATATAGGCTTGTCAGTTATTGCATAATCTGTTCCTAGTTTAGCATTGAACTTAGACTTGACTACTAACCAATCCATAGCATTTTTAAATCCTGCACTATAGTGACTGGTTGCTTCACTAATAGCAAAAACCAATATGTCAGCATCTAACGCACTATTAAATTGTTCAACACTGTCAGGCACATTACCATCGCTTTTGTTTGAATAACAAACAGGCATATCAAAGTCTGTCATGTCAAATATACTATCAAACAACTTTTCTTCATTGAGTAATTTCAATCCACGAGTCTGTAGACTGTTTTCTGCGTGACTAAAACTTATTCCTACTATTTTCATATCGAGTCTAAATCTGTTCCTTTAATTATGAAAAACATTACAACTAATCTATACTCATCTATAGGTTCTACCATATGCCAATACTCACCATTTTTCAACCAAAATCCTTCTCCTGGACCATATGTTATGCTGTCTATTTTATTTGCAGTATTAGGTTCAACTATACTAGTTGTTGCTTTTCCTATTAACGGCAATAAAAAAGTTGCCTCATATATTTCAGTAGGATCAATATGTGGAGATAGAATTTTACAACTTGGGTACTCTTGTAGTGTACAATAATTAGGACCTTTGTCTCTAAAGTTTCCGTCGAGTGGAACTATTGTGTTCAGATAATTCCATAAGTTATTAGGACATTCACCGTCCCAATATATTTGATCATTACTAAGTAACCAATCTTCTTCTGCAGGTTTACTAAGTTGTAGTTTTCTTGCCCATATTAATGCTTGGTCTAAATCGAAGTCTAGTTTGTAACTAGTACCCCATTGTTTTTTAGTTCCATAATCTCTTGTAGTCACTTGCTACTCTCCAAAGCAATCTAGGACCCATCACGGGTGTACGTCTATGCAAGCTGGTAAACTGATCCATAAACAACATATCACCATACTGGAAAATATGATGTGTTTGATACTTACTTTTGAATATCTTTGGAATAAGTTTTTCAATTATAGGCTCGTGGTCTACTTTCTTTTTACCTTCCCATGCACCACATATAAAGTGATAGGGAAAGTAAAAGTACTTTAGATCATTGTGAGGATGTACGCCTATTAGATTTCTGATACTGCCTCTGTTTTTGTTCATAAACTCCAGTTCAGGATCGTCATCATCTAAGCTGTACATTGTATGGTTTTTAAATTTAATCTTAATTTTAATACTGTTATAATATTCTTGCTCATCTTCACTCATGTCATAATAAGGTTGGCTAGTGTTGCATATACTAAGAGTAGTATTAGGATCACCTTTAACACAATACAAACCAATTAGTATTTTATCAATAAGATGTCTACTGTTTCCATTGCTATGCCAGCCCAATTCGCCATCGCCAAACATACCAATTTTGTTTCCTTCTGCATCTCTTTCACCACTTACTTTGAATATTTCTGGATGATCTGGATCATTCATAAACAATCCTGGAGCTTCACATTCGCCAATGCGTTTGAATATACTAGTAAGTTGTGCTTCTGTGTATTCTTGTTCAGTGAATATTGCAAGTCCGTCATGTTGAACTTGCTTCATAACATCTCTTAGTTCGTCGTCTGTGTAATCATAAAGTTGTGAGGTCATCTGTACCATCCAAACTAAACATCAAAGCTATTCTTGGTTGGTTACTCATATTAACCACTGCATGTGGATAACCAATGTTAAGAAAGTTTGCTGTTCCATCTTCTAAATTATATGCTTCTAGCTTTCCGTCTCTTTTAAATAAATTAATTACATTTTTTCCACCATAGACTGGACATATACATCTGACTGCATAGCTTACATCATAGTCTACGTGAAAAGGAATAGTTTTTCCTGGAGCAAGTTTTGTTATTCGTACTCTGCTGGCAGGCGCTTTTAATTGTGTTACAATTTCTTCAAAGTAACTGTCTGTATAATGTTCAGTTGGAACATTGTACAAGTGTTCTTCTCTGCGTCTAAGTCGTTTTTTAATACTAGGCTCATATGGAAGTATTTCACTTGGTTTAGTTAGATTAATTTGTTCAAAATTATCATACACATCTGCTACTAACTCCATGTGATTATCACATAGCATTGGGTTTGCTGTTTTTACATCTACAAATTTTTCTGCTAGTGTATCTGTTGCTTCTCTTAATCTTACGAGATCAATGTCAAGATTTAGATTGGCTATTGTTGGTAAATCTTGTTTTTTCATTTTTCCTCCTACAAAACGTAATTATAATGATTACGGACTTCAGCTTTATACCAATTAGCTGTTCTCAGTAATTCCCTGGGTTTATCCTTTAAGACATCGGGTCTTCTGTGAATTGTTGTTGTTTGATCCATCAACATAATATCTCCAGGTTTCCATGGATGCTTGTACGTGTACTTATCTGAACAAATCCAAGCGTTCCATATCTCATCATATATCTCTTTGCTATTGTCTAATATTTTTCCATCTTGTATAAAACTTGTAATTTCATAAGGTTGGAAAAATAATCCTTCAGTGCCAAGTGGATGGTCAGGCACAAGCCTATGTTTATCAACTACACCTCTCCATTCGTTAAACTTGGACTTAACATCTTCTTCAATATTTGTACAGAGTTGAACTTTGCTTTTGTCTCTATTTTGCTTTATTCCTTTCATTACAGTGTCCGTATACTTAATATCCCAGTCAGGTTTCCATGGCTGATTCAAAGGTGTTGTATCAGTAGCATGCCAAAGTGTACTGTGTAATGTTTTATAAAAATTTTGTGTGTCTTTGCTTAGTGTATGCCAATAAGGAATACTAGTACATATCCATGTTTCCGTATGGTATGTTATAGTTTTTCCATATATTCCAACTATTTCTTGTGCGTCACAATGCGGAACAAGATTGCTGTGCCAGTCTAGTTCATCATCACCAAATAGTCCTTTGCTTCCATCTTCTGCCAGTGCTTCTGTTGATACACGCCAAAAATATTCACTATGTTCTTTGTCTGTACACCAGATGTCTGGGCTTACATGATAGCCAAACTCTAATGCCCATTGTGCATATTCTTCTGGTGAAGCACCACTGTTAAGTATCATTAAATATCCATGTTCGGCACACCAACGGCTGGCTTGAATAGGATCAATTGCTTCTAGTTTTTTATCTTTTATAATCACTTGAAATGGTCCTCGGTAATAATATAGTCCTTGTATTTTTCAATACTTCTGTCTAATAGTTCATGCCACTTTTGTATATTTAACGTTCCCATTGGCATTAATTGTATTCTCTGGCTAGGATGATAACCAGCATCTGCTCCATGTTCATGCACATTTCCGTCATACGCCATTGTGTTTGTTTCTGGTGGCAATTGAGGATATATTCGTGTTTGTGCATGATCTTTGGTAAAATACAAATGCTCCTTGCGCCAATCTGTAACTCGGCTCCAACGCACTCTTAGTTGGCTAGGTTCTTGTGGCACTAATTTTTTACGAGCTCCTTCATATTCATCATAATGCGGACCAACTCCGTGATCATCTCTTCCTACAAACGCAAGCCAACGTATATTATCATATGGCAGTGCTTCAACAAAGTCTACTATCTGAGGGAATTCATCACGCATAAAGTCAAACCATTCTCCTTTGACATCAGCGTAGTATTCACCATTTTTAAAACACATCAATGCTCTATAGTCGTGGTCATTAAAAGTGCTGTGTCTACTGCTGTTCATGTCTTCTGGTTTTTTATCAAACCAAGGTTGTGCTAAACCTTCATTTTTCTTTTGTACAATATCCTGCCAAACATTCCAGAATTTATCAAGATCTAAATCTACGTAGGGTAAATCTAAAGGTGTCCAAACTACCCCTTTATAACCTGTGTACTCAGAGTTATAATTTACTTTATGATGCTCAGGATGACTTGGATCCTGCCTAGCAACATATTTGCTAACGTCACTTCCTGGAAGTCTTTGTTCGCTGTTTAAGACTTTTCTATAATTGTCCATTTCTCGTCCCATTCTTCATATAAATGCAACCATTCACACATAGTTCTTACGTCTGTGTGTTCTGTAATCATATTTTTCTTTTCATAAGGTTGCGATAAATCATTGTAAATTGTTTCAGATTCTGTTTTGACATACTCAAAATTGTCGGGCACACACTTGTCCCACCCACGATTGAAAGCAATATGTCCTCTATAATCTGTGTTAAATTGTTTTAATAAATCCCGCATCATATCACTATGTCTAGCACCATTTGTATAACTTGGAGAAAATGTAATACTATACATAGGCTTATGACTAATGCTATAGGGAATATCTAATCTTTTGTCAAAGTTAGTTTTTACAACTAACCAATCCATTGCGTTCTTGAATGTGCCGCAATATCCGCCCATCATTTCACTTACTGCAAAAACATATGCATCAGCATCTATAAGTGCTTTATCAAATTTAATCACGCTTTCCGGCACACTGCCGTCAGCTACATTAGAATTTAAAACAGGAATATCAAAATCTATCAAATTAACATATTTGTGAAATCCTATAAATTTATCCATTAACTGCAATCCACGAGCTTGCATACTTTTAGGACTATTGCTGAAATTTACTGCTACTATTTTATTCACCGATTTCTCTATTCATTAAGTAAGATAAGTCAAGTCTAGCAACGTCTTTTACTCTGCGTCTTACTTTATATTCTTCGCTGTTACTATTGGCAATAAAGAAACAATCACTTGGTGTTAACGAATATTCTTTGCAAATTTGATATTGTTTTTCTTTATACATATTGTATATATCATCTATTTTAAAGTTTGCCATTACAGCAAGACATATCTCTACACTTGTATAATTCCAAGCTTCAACACGTTTCATAATACTAAGGCTTTTGTGTGGCTGTTTTGTAAAAACTAAACCACTGCGTTGTCCTATCAATCCCCAGCCTTTGCTAAAACTAAACCATACTTGTTCAGTGTTTACAGGCGGAACGATTGTTCGTATAGCAGTTGAACCTACATATGCACAATCCAGTATAACATCATTTTGAATTTTGTCAATATCAATTATGTTGCCGGTAGCACATGCAGGATTGCTAATGTAAAGCAAAGTATCAGGTTGTATTACTTCTACACTGGATCCATTGCCTCCTATCATTTTAGCATACTCATAGTCGCCTTTTAAGTATTGCCAAGGTCTTGTTTCAGTTGCTATCCATTGGTTGAGTGCATCAGTTACTCCGTTAACAAAGTAGCAGTGTGTAAACTCTGTAAGGTCAATTATATCTTTAACCCATTCTCTATATTGCTGTTCTAATAGATCCAAACGTTTTTTTGCAATTCCGTTTCCTCTTGTATAATTTACTGGAGTAATTGTTTTTAACAAACTTTGTACTTCGGGTATTTGCGGTGCTTGTACCCAAGGATTCTTTTTCATAATACTTTTATAAAGTTTATTCATCTACACCTACTGTAAAAATACTAATACCAATTTTTCTTTCAATGCCTTTACTTTTAAAATCACTGCTACAGTGTAATGCTAAACTATCAAAACACAATGCGTCTCCAACACGCCATGGCAATGCTTTATTAATACTAAGTCCGTTAAGCCAATTTTCTCTGAGATGTGTCAGATATGTGTCTTTAAAATTACTATCAATTGTAGAATGTAGTTTAATATTTTCTACATTATTGTAAGTTGATAAAAATGTATTGTAGTGAATATTCCAATCGCTGGTATCTTCCCCATTAACAAATTTTGCAGGTCCTCCATAGTAATACTGATCAAAAATTACAAGTTTAACATCATCACTATTACCATAAATTTTTAAAGGAATAGTAAATGCTTTGTAACAATTTGGATATTCAAACTCATCATCATTGTGCAGTATATGAGGATCAGTTACATCAAAGTAATGCATATATCTTATTTTGCAAGGATCGATTGTACTTTGTAATTTACTAAGCAATGGATAAAAGATATAATCCATTGGGTTTACTTTAAGCACACGCGGGCCAGTGCTTTTTTGCAATACGTCATGTTGATTTGCAAAATAATAATCTAACAATCCATCTATTGGAATATTTGTTATACTAAAAGGATCACCTTGTCCTTGTTTAATTTTGTCTATTTGTTGTTGTGTACGCATTAGTAAAACTTTAAACAGCTCATAAGTCGCATGACATTTTCCCAAGTCTTAGGAACATTAAGTATTAAATGTAAACTATCGTCACACCAACTGTGAGTTCTATGTACTTGTCTTGTGTCAACGTAATATGTTTGATTGGCTACAACTGTTCTTCGTTTCTCTCCTAGCCACCATTCGTAACTGTGCATGTCACTGCTGTTACCTAAAAATGTTATAATTCTAAAACAATCCCTTGCAAGATAAGGGCTATCTCTGTGTGGAGGGAACCAGCCTCCGGCGTTTGCTCTGATAATCATTGTGCGTCCTAGCTCTCCCCAATAATCTAGTAGCGGGTGTATACTGGTTAAGTCTCGATATGCTTGAGTTGGATATTTAAAGTCTTTTTCATATAGCATACGACCTGCACGTTTAATTGCTTCTGGTCTACTCAAACTGTCTGTTGGTTTATCACCTTCTAAGCCTACTAGTAGTAATCCTTCTCTGTCATTGCTAATACCTTCTCGTCTGAGATAAGGTACAAATTTTTGTTGTTTAATTTGCATTGAAAACAATCCAGTATCGAATGGCATATGTAATGCTTCAAAGTCTCCAAGTGCTTGCAGTTGCAGTTCACATTTAATATCTTCTGCTGTGGGTTCTAAACTTTCTGGATTTTCTTTCCAATAGCTGTAGTAATCACTTTGACTTCTATTTGCTTTGGGTGTCAAGTTTAATGTGTTGCCGTCTTTGTCAGTTTTCTTTAGGTCCATTTTTTTATCCTTTAATAATATCTGTATACAGCGGGCGAGGGTAAGTATCTAATACATTATCCGGAGCAAAAGGAATTGGTTTAACTTTATCTATTCTGGGATCAAAATAATCATGTCTTACACTGGTATCTTTTCCGTAACCAATTCCCATAATAAATCTAAAATCTAGTGCTCTACTATCTTCTGCTAGTTTAAAGATTTCAGTTGCTCTTTGATAGTTGTTACATATGTTTTGACACATGCCGCTTTGAATTCCTCTATTAGCTAGTGCTAACATTATATATGCTACAAAAATTCCTATTTCTAAATTTTCACTTTGTGTCTGATCACCATGTGGATCATTTGTTCTCTGATTACCTAACCCATGTCCATCAAATGTTCCTCTATAACTATTCTTTTCATATCTTATTTCAGTATCAGCACAGTATCTTGCATTGAATCCTAATAGCCATGGAGCAAGTACTTGTGGATTGCCTGGGTCTACTTCAGCTTCTAAGTCTTGATTTCTGTGACAGATAGTCATTATTTCTTTGCGTATGTTGACATCGTCGTTTCTTAACAATCTAACTTGATACGGAAATTGTAAATTTTTACTAGGAACATGTTGATAAACTTCCTTTAATACTTCATCAATTATTGATCTGTCGGGTATCCTATCTTCATCCCATGCAAAAGTAGTATGTCTCGATTGAATTATTTGTAACCATTCCATTACAATATTTTCCTTTTTGGTATTTTACTATCAGCACTAGATACACAACTTTCAGTAATACAAGGACGAGGGCCGTTGAATAATTTAAATCCTGTTTCTATGTTACCAATTGGATTGTCATGGCAACTATAGCTACGTTTAATACTTCCGTCAGGCTCTCTTATAATTATGCCACTGTATCCTGCATTACAACTCCATCCTTTGAACTTGTTAAAATTAAACGCATTAAACCGTTCTGCTTGATCCATGTACCATTTTTTACCTTTATTGTCAGTGAACTCTACCTGCATGTGCCATGGTACACTTTTATCATTTTCTCCGATAGTCTGTGGTGGCAGTTCGAAACTAGGTTTTGGACGATCATTCCATTGTCGCTTTAACTCAGTATACGCCATTTGTGGCATACCGTTGTATAAACGATCTTTCATATCCCTAGTGTATCCATCAACCACTTTTGACGCAGACGGATCCGACTGAGGCTTGAGGGTGACATTGATTCCTTGTTCATGGAAGAACAGTGCATTGTCCCAATCTTTTTCAAACCATTCTGGAACCATAACCATATTGATTGTAATTTGAACATCATATTCCTGACACAAGATCAGCTTATCAGCAAAGTCCTGCATTTTTTCTTTAGTATTTAAGTGTTCTGTATGCAAGCTGGCTGTGATGCTAGCTCTGTGAAATGGTTTAACTCGTTCTACATACTGTTCAAACCATTTCATAGGCCTCGAACAGTTTGATGTCATGTGGACACTAGTATAATTAGTGTTGTGGACATCAGAAGCCAAATGCCCAAGGATGTCCAGGTATCCTGGGTGGAAAGTTGGCTCACCGCCAGATAAGCTAAAATGAAAGCTGTTAAAATTATTAGCACGAGCTTGCCTTTTTATTTCGTCGATTGTTTTGAAACATAGTTCTGTTGGTCTGTGATCTTTTCTGTCGCTTCTTGCATAGGGCCAGCAGTAGCTACATCTGTAGTTACAGAATCTACCGAGGAGCCAGCTAACAGTAAACAAGTCTCTATATAAGAGTGTCCTTTGACCGACTTGAACAATGTCATCATACGGGATTTTGGTAAAGTCATATTCGCTCCATTTTAAATCTTCATTGGATTTCACCATTTAGTCTCTTTTCCAAATATTCTATAACATGCGGTAACATAGGATCTTTTGTTTTCAAGTATAGCTCTTTCGCACCCTGTAGTTCGTATTCTAAAAATTCTTTTACAGTCCAAACATCATATTGTGTCATAGTGTTAAACCTTTTGTTTCTTTAAATATATCTTGGGCTAGTGTTTTATGTGTAATTTCACCAGGATGATCATTATCCAATGCAAGTGGATTATTTTTAATTAATTGCAAATAGTCTATTTCCAATATCTTTGTATCAAAGAACTTATAATCCTTCCTTAGATAATTATGCACTAAAATATGATAATTTCTAATTTTTTTACTATTTAAAAATAAGTTTGCGTAGTGAATGCAATAATGTTGATTCAATGACATATCATTATCATCATGTACATGACTAAAAAATGCTGTAGATGCTCGTTGTTTTTCATTTAAATATTTTTCTGTAGCAAAATTACTAGGATTGGCATGCCATACTCCTAGACGTATAATATAATCTTTCTTAATTACACAAAATCTATCCGTAAAAGTCCAACATATTACAACAATGTCATCAGTGTTATAGTCATAATTTAACACATGATGTGCTATCTCTTTATTACTTGATCCTTTATAAGACATATTTACAACTGGAATATTTGCTAAGTCGCCGAGAATCTGAGGCCATGCAAGTTTGCTAGGTTGTTCATTGTCGGGATGAATATCACTAAGTCCTTGCCCATATGTGGCGCTACAACCAAATGCAACTAATTTACTCATTTAATATCCTTTACTTTAGATAAAAATAATTCAGCACCATTGCCTACATTGGCATTCCAATCTTTCATTGCATTTTCATCAGCCATATCACTAACATATTTCCAACTTTTAAAAGGTATTCCGTATTGTTTTGCTACATATGCTAGTGCCCAGCCTTCCATGTCAACACAATCTATATCAGCTTGTGTAAACCAAGGATCATATTCCATTACAAAACTATCACCTGTTCCACAGCGTATACCACCATTACCAGTTTTAATATCACCTATTAGTGGATCACTAAAAGGAATACTACCTCTAGGGGCTTGTGGTTCTGCACACATGTCTCTTTGTACAAAAGCACCAACTTGATTTAAACCTGTGACTTTTGGATTTAATCCTCCAGCTGTGCCATAGTTTACAATTAAGTCTGGTTTATGAAAATGACATAAACTTTTTGCAAGAGCAGTAGCCGCTTGTACTTTTCCAACTCCAGTATAAACTATATTAAAACCATTTGGAGGTTCTGGCAGTTCTGCTTGTAATGCTACGCATAATGTTATCATGTTTGTCTTTCCTGCATAGGGTCAATACTTAACTCATTTATATTAACATGTTTTGGCTGTTCAATCAACCATTTAATATAATCGGCGGCTTCATCTTCTAACATACATTTTCTGTCCGGATGTTTATGTTGATTATTTGCTAGCGTACCAAAACTTATTAAACTTATTTTAGGACCACTATGCCATACTCCAACCAAACCCAAACTGTTGCAATAGTCTCTGAGTGCTTTCTTTTCAGCACTATACAACCATGCTTGACCTTTCTTGGTACGGTCAGTGGTACTGCCAATACATACTATATGTGCTTCCTTTTTGGCGTTATACACTGCTTTGTATACTAAATCCAGTAGGACAGTTTGACTAAAGCGCCATAATGCACTATTAATTATAATAACATCATGTTTAGTACATTGATTTGCAAACTCGAACATATGGTCGGTGTTTGTTAAATCATACCCTGTTGTACGACTGCAAAAAACTGCATTAGGATATACTTTGTGTAGTGCTTTTGCCAAGCCAAAAGTTTTGTTTCCAGTAATAATCATGCAAATATCTCCATATCATTTAAATGCCTTGGCAGTATGTTTTTAAGTTGTTCAAGTTCAGTGCTTTTTGGTGAACACAATCCACAACCACATAATTTATTAGGACCTAGCGGACATTGTATTATTGGCATTGTTTTTGTTTCTAACTTATCTTTGAGCCATGTTATTATTTTATCACTTTCAGTAATACTGCCAATGGCTCCTCTTGTTCCATCAAAACGTGCTTGACAAGTTTGATGATGGAATATTTGATCCGTTTGTTGTTCTATATGTAAGAAAAACCAATTAACACTACACTGCCAATTTTGAAATCTTTGGTAATCTAAGAATTTTGTTTTTGTCCAACATCCATTTTTGCCACCAGTTTCCATTATTCTTCCACCACAGCATGGTCTACCCAAAGTTTCTGATTTATTTTTTGGACTTTTATATGTAGCATAGTCTTTGACTGCTCTTACATCTTTTTTAATAGGTTCAAATTTTTCTACAGTTTTTTGTACTTCGACTGTATTATTTACTATGGTTTCTTGCAATTTGACATCACGTTGTATTTCATATTCCTCTACTTTTAAATTTTTAATCTTTTTATCACTGCTTTTCCAATAATCTTTCATCCATTGTAATTGTTCATCAGTGTATATGTGAGCGGCAGTATCTCCTTGTTCGTCACCAATCATACGAGGAACAAAAACTATGCTATCTTCAGTGAGTTGTCTACACAATTCAATACACTCATCAAAATATTGTGCATGAAACATTACATTTATTTTCATGTTAAAGTCATTGTCCTTTAAAAAATAAATGTTTCTTATAACCTGTTTTTTTAAATTTTTATGTGCTTCAACATGATAACTTATTGTACAGTTATCATATACTTGTAATATACTCTGTGCCATCTTTTCGCCAAATGCACCATTGCTGGTTAATCCTAGTTTTAGTTTAAATTTATCTTTGTATTCTTTAGTATACAATTCACGTAACCATTGTCCAAATTCTATAAACTTAGGATTTACTGTTGGTTCACCTCCTGTAAAACTTACATTTAGTTGATCTTTGGTTTTGTATTTGCAAAGTAATTCACTATAATCAAATAAAAACTTACCAACACTTTGAAGTTCTTGTAAACTAGCATGCGGGCTAAAGTTATCATGTCTATGTGAAGGACAATAAGTGCAATCATAATTGCACCTTCTACCAGTGTCCCAGGTGACTACCAGTGGACCATCTTTATGATCGAACAAGTTAACTGTTTCAAAATCTCTTGACTCAGCTTGGCCCATTATAATTCTTCCTTAATAAAAATATCTCTTTTGTTTTGTTTACATACCTGTTCACATCTAGGTATTCTAACATCACTGGTCCAACTATTTTTGATATCAGTCCAAACTTTACCATTTATTGCTTGGTCAACTGTTACACTCTTTAGATTTATATCTACTAGATAATCTTGTTCTATTAGTATATCTTCAAATCTATCTTTTCGTTTATTACTAATAGGATACTCTAACATCTTTGCATTCAAATGACAACAAGGAATAACATTGCCCATGTGATTTACAAATATTCTTTTTTGATTTCCGTACTTACAACTGATACTTGGATTTTCTTCTTGTTCCACTTTTTTATGCTTAACACCACCAGTATCTTTTCTATGACTGATAATAGTTTTAAATTCTACAAAGCCTTCGTCTTTGGCTATTTGTTTTGCAGTCTCTAACTGATGCTCATTGTGTTCAAAACTAATAAACTGCCAGTTAGCTCTACCTCCTGCGGCAATAAATGCTCTATAATTTTGCTGTACTTTTTTAAAACTTGAGCCTTCTCTATAAACTTCGCTTAGTTCATCACTACCATCAATTCCCCAGACTACTTTGTGACTACTAGGTAAAATTTTAGCTAGCTGTTCCCACCACTTAGTGGTTCTTAGACTACCGTTTGTAGCAATATTGATATGTGCGTTCCAATCTGCAAAATGTTCAATGATTTTATGAAACTGCGGGTGACTGCACGGCTCATCTACACTTCCACAAAAATTAATAATCTTAATATTAGGAAACATTTCTTTTTGAAACTTTTCTTTAAGTGTGTCGAGATCCAAATAGGTTTTGTTTAATATTTGATCAGCATGTTCACTCATCACACGAAAACAACCTTTGCAACGAATGTTACAAAAACTTGTAAGTTCAATATCAATCCATTCTAATGTATCAATTGACCACATTCGTCAAAGCCCAATCACGTTCAGCACACCAGAAACAACCTTCAGACAAATCATCTATAATGTCACAGCAAGTTACCAATGGTGTGGTTCCATGGATATAATTTTTCAAAGTTGGAAAATCTTTTCTCCAACTGGTTGAGTCATATTCATGTTCACAACTTCTAGTTATGTCAAGTAGTTCAGTCCAATTATTATTGTAGTACTGTTTTACAATAAACGTTTTATCCAATAGTGTAAATGGAGTAATATGTTCTACATTAACTTGAGGACACTTCTGTTGAGATAAAAGTTTTTCTTTTGTCCAATTGCGTTTATCTAATGCTGTAGGATGACTGAAGTTTTCATCTTGTGGATTACTAGTTGTAAAACCATACGTAATATCTAAGTCATAAGTGTGCATTGCATATCTATTGAAACTTTGTACACAAACTGTATCTCCAGGAGCACCAACTTGTTCAATGTTGCCAATTACACCATGCTCAAGTTCTGGAGGAATAAAGTTTTCTATTCTTCTAATAATAATGTTGGGGAACATAGCAACAAGTTTATTGTACACATCTATGCTTACTGGTTGTTGCCACGGTCTGGTCTTCCAACATCTGTTGTGTGTTATAACTGTAATTTTTGTATCGCATTCAAGCTCGGTGATTAACTTACATAATAATGCTGTGCCACATGCACTGTCAGCACCGCCTGATAAGTTTACACCAATATTTTTAATAGTAGGATCAAATAGAAAATACTCATTATCTATTACGTGTAATATATCTTCGTCTACATTAAAATGTGTATAAGATAGATTATTTAAACTATCATTCATTGAATATATCCTTCATCTCTGGAAATGTTTTTGCAAAACTTAATGAACGTTGTCTATCACATAAGGAAAGAAACTCTTTCATTTCAGGCAAACGTACACTCCAATCTTCGCTTTCCATAAAATTAAGTATACCTTCTAATCTTTTAATACCATACTCTGCACTGCGCCAAGTACTATAATCTACTTTACCTTTATGCCAACTTGGAACTCCTAGTTCCCAATTTTGCTTCCACCAAGGATACCATGCTTCGTATTTTGCTCTACACTTTGCTTTAAAGTCTACAGGTAAACTTTTAACATTGAGATGTCCGGGCCAATATACAAAATGCTGACTAATGCCGCCAGCACCAAATGGCCACATATTAAGTTTCTTAAAACCTTGTTCTAATTTCCATTGTATAAAGTCTGGCAAGTAATATACATTAAGTGCTTGTACTGCACAGGCAATTGTTACTTCTACATTGTCGCTAGTATCGTTATCTAATATATGAAATACTTCTTCCTGACGTTTCCATTCGCTTGGATAACGAATATAGTCATTCATTTGTTTAATGCTGTCTACCGAATAGTGAAAACGCACAAGTTTGAATTCTCTCCATAGATCAAATAAATCCTCTCGCCATTCAACTCCATTTGAGTTATAACGTAATTCCAAATCTTTTGCATAGCCCATTTTAATTGCATGTTCAAGTATTTCATAGTGTTCCTCAATAATTAAACTCTCTCCACCTGCAAAGTATATCTGTTGCATTGTGGGCATTTGTTCGTAAAACTGTTTCCAAAAAGTTGGATTTTGTTTGTGCCAGTTGTAGCTACTACCATTGGTACTGCCTTTGTTATCCCATGACATGGTGTGTTTCAATGATTCGTTTTGTACTTGTGGAAAGATTTTTTTATAATCTTTAATCCAGCCACTACTATCATGTGGGCTACACATAACGCAAGCCAACTGACATTTAGTACCAAAACGTAAATCAATATATGCTAGATTAGGCGGCACTTCTCCGTCAGGTTGTGTGTCAGCTACTATCTTATCTAAGTCAACACGTTGGCTCCAATAATTTGTTTCCCACATGCGTTTACTTCTATGTCCTGCCGCTTCTTCTTTGTAGCATTTTAAACAACTAGGTGGTTTCTCTCCATTGAGCATCTGCACTCGCACATTTTTCATATAGTCGCTGTTCCATGCTGTTTCAAAGTCGCTTACATTTAAGTTGTTAGGTCGACCTTCTTCATCTTTGAGGATACCAACTTGTCCACCGTGTTCTTTGTCATTGGTAGGACCTACACTACTTGCATTTGCAGTGCAACATACACGCATACTACCGTCTGGTCTTGTACTAAGGTGAACCCAAGGTAACAAGCAAAATGTATCGCTGGGGGATTTCATACAAATATTTATATGCTACTATAAATATCAATATGATTCACGAAACATACTGTAGCTATCCGTTTGACTCTTTAGCAGTTAAGAAATGGCAAGACGGACTAGCAAAAAGAGTTACTCCTTGCTGTAATATGAAAAACGGCAGGGCTGATGACAAGGATCCTATGCGTGTTAAAAACCTAATAGGTAATGGTGCAACCTTATTAGATGTATTTCACAGCAAACAGTTTGATGAACTCAGAGACAATTTATTAAATGGTGTTAAGCATAATGCTTGTGAATATTGTTGGAGGTTAGAAAGCAAAACTGGAAAAAGTCCAAGGACTGTAGAAATATCTAAACTAAAACAAGCAATAACTACACCCAAACTTAATAAGTTTGACACAATGTTAGATGAAAATTGTAATCTTAGATGTAGAATGTGTACTCCTGCTTGTAGCAATAGTCTGAGAAAAGATGTTACACTTATTAAACAATCCAATCTCACTATGCCAGAATACATGGCACCTGCTGTTGGAACTAGGGAAGACCAAGATCCCAATGGTGTAATGAGCTTTAATTCTCCAGATGACACTAACCAAAAACAGTTGGTTGAACTTTGCAATACTCATCTTGAAGAATTAAAGTTTACAGGAGGAGAACCAACCACCAGTGCAACATTTTGGAAGATAGTAGACAACATTGAACGTCCTCAGGACATGATACTTAATGTAACAACAAATGGTACAAAATTCAATGACAAGTTTATAAATGCAATCAAAAAATTTAAATTCAATAAAATTACTGTGAGTATAGACGGTACACACAAAACATATGAATATATACGCTATCCATTCAATTGGCGCAAGCTAGAGCAAAATATAGAACGCTTGTGCAATAAAATGGAAGAGGGTAGATTGGATCTAATGTTTTGTAGTGTGCTTACAATATATAACATATTGAATATAAGAAACTTAATTGATTGGATACATCATCATAATATGGATACTGTACACCCAATACATTTTAACTGCATAGTAGATCCTCATCCTGTTGATAGTTGTTTAGATGTAAAATGGGCTAGTAAAGAACTGTTGGATATAGCACATAAAAATATACAAGTTGCATTAGAAGAATCTGACAAACATACAGTACTGCATATAACAAGATTGCGAGACTATCTCAAATGGTGTTTAGAAGCTGAACATGATCCAGAATATCGCAATCAACGTAGACAAAGACTGCTAATGGACACCACTACATTTGATAAAATACGCAATCAAAACTATGAAAATATTTTAAATCCACCAGTAGTAGATTTTATTAAGAGTATTTGATTTCATTTTGATATGCACGATTTTTCGCACAAGTTCTAATACAACGACTTATATGTAAATTGTGTTCAGGATCCCAACTATCTTTTAATGCTTGTTCATAGTATTCTGTTGCTAGTATTTCATTGATAGAATAATCATTTAAATTATTCCAATTATTTGGGTATATATTATATTTTTCTTTTATTTTGTCTTTGTCATTGAAATTACTGTCGTATAAAAAACAGCAGGGCCATAGTGTACTGTCAGAACCTATGAATATTTCTGAACCGTGATAATATTTGCAATCTATGCTTGAAATAATGTTATGAATTTGTTCTTGACTTTTGTTTTGGTCTTGTATGAATTCGTCTAATTTTTTTACTATTGCTACTTTACTGTGTTGTTTAGCACCAGTAGTAGTGATAACTTTTTCTACTTTGTTATTTTTCTTTCCAATTTTTGCTATCCAATTATGATAGCTATTACGCATTCCAGTTCTGGTAGCAAACTCGAATCCTAGTTGTTGTGCAAGTTGCTGTGCTTGTTCTAGTTCATGTTCGTTGTGATCAAATACAATGTATATCCATGTGGCTTGGCCGCCAGCATCACTGTATGCTTGCATATTGCGTTTAATAATCTTATAGTTTGTGTTTACTCTGTAGATATGATTTGTTTCTGTGCCGTCGACGCAAAAATGCACATCAATACCCAGTGTTCCTAGTTCTCGCCACCAGTCAGCACTGTTGCGTCCTCCGTTTGTACTATACTGAATCTTAGCACCATTGTCAACCAAATACTTTGTAATCTCCATACATTCAGGATTAACGATAGGATCACCTAGCACACCACAAAACTTAAACTTTATGCCTTGTGGATCGGGGAACCATGTTTGTATTTGTTCTAGTGTGAGATTAGTGGGCTTTACTAAATCTATATTTTGTGTTCTAGCACACCCAGGACAAGCCGCATTACAATCACTGCTTATCTCTAGTTCAACTCTTTGTATCATTGAAACTGTGCTCCAAATGGATCAAACTCTGTGCCACACTTCATACTACACACACCCAACTTGCCGTTTTTTACACCTTGTATACTCCAACTTGATTGTATATCTTGTAATAGCGTACCGTTGATTACAGTTTCGAGGTCATGTTCAATTACATTAATACCTTGTTTGCCTCCTGCTCTATCAATGAAATCCCATACTTGTTCTACTCTATAGTCCTGATGCCACCATTTGTACATGCGTCCTGCTGTCCAACAGCATGGCATTAATAATCCTTCTGCTGTAATAAAAATATTACGTTGTTCAGCTACTTTACATTTGATATCACAATTGTCATAGTATTCACGCATTGAACCATATGTTTTTTCTATTTCATTTTGTTTTTGTAGTGCAAGATTTTGATTACTTGATTGTTTTGGTTTTTCTATTAGCTGTGTTTCAGCACCTTTGCGATTTTTAGCCTGATGTGCGTCTTTTTGTACTTGTCCACTTGCTACAATAAACCTACCGCTTTTCTTTTTTATAAATTTTTCACAGCCCCACTGGTTAGCAAGTTCTTCTGCTTCTTCAACTTGATGTTCGTTATGTTGAAATATTAAGTAGTCCCAACGAGCTCTACCGCCTGCGTCGATAAATGCTCGCATGTTACGTTCTACATTATTCCAAACAACATTTTGTCTATACAAATGATTTGTATCACGCAAACCATCAACACTAAAAATTACTGTGCCTTTTCGTCCTATTACACCTGCAAGTTCACGCCACCAGTCAGTACTCTTAGCTCCTGCATTTGTATTCATGCTTAACCACATCTTATCGTTGTGTTGTCTAAAGTAACGAAATACTTCTAATGTATCACGTGCAACTATAGGATCACCCAAGTTGCCACACATATACATTGTGTTTAGTTGTTGGATAAATGCGGGTGTAAAGATACGTTGACAGTCGTGTAAACTAAGTTCACTATTATCTATATGGCGGTTGTCTACACCACCATTTTCATTCCTATCACACATAGGGCAAGCGGCTTGGCACTTTTGCGTAATTTCCAAGTGTACTTGTTTTATCTCATTGTAGTTGTACATAGTTAAACTTTTGTATCTTACCCATTAAATTAATCTGTGTCATGTAATATTTTTCAGTAAAATCAAAAGCCCAACTTTCATTAGGTATAGTGTCTATTAGTTCATAACTTTCAGGATCAAGTATTTTAATACTTTTATCTTTGGTTATTACCATGTTATGTAAACTAACATCGGTATTGATAAAATACTGGTCTTCCCTTATACATTTGCTGTACTCCATACTTTGGGCCCAACTGTAGTTGATTGCATACAAAATATCACACAATATATTTTTATTTACTAAATGAAAATAATCGGGATCTTTAAGTAGATCTTCAACGGTAGCTATAAAATCTAGTTTCTCCATGCGAATAGTACTACCAACATCATCTATGCCAAATACTTCAACTAGAAATCTATTCGCTCTACACAATTCATGGTAATGCATAAGCCATTCTTTGGGTTCGTCCACTGGTTTGTGTTTTAACGTTTTGACAACATTGTTGTCGTTTATTTTTATTATACTCTTAAATGTTTCCAATTTATACTAATCTTCCAAATCCCCATTGTCGTTCTCTGCAAAACCAACAATCTTCACAGTGTTTTTCAAATGTATAAACTTCATCATCTTCACAACTTCTGGTCAACGGAAATATATCTTCTAGTACACCCAATCTAATATAGTGTTCTGCTACACCTTTTTTATCCACATTAATCAAAGGTCTAAAAGTATTGTCTTTCTTTTCCAATCCTTTACTTCTATCCATATCATTGGTACCAAAACTACCAGGTAACGCATGTGTGCCGTCGTATAATTCTGGAGCATCTTCTGCTGTTGGATTAGCAGTCAAACCTGAGAAATGCTTTTGCAAGCCTTGACTTGCATAAACATCATTGACAAGATCTGCTTGTTGATTGATATAGTTTTCAACTGTAGAGCTATCAATGGTTCTATACTGATGTGTTGCAAATTTAATGCCTGTCATTGATTCAACTTTGCGTAATACTTTGTCTGCAAATATCTGTTGAAATGGTTTGGTACTTGCTACCGCAGTAATAGGATGAATGGTGATATCAGGTCTTTCTTCTGTGACATACTTTGCGACCATGTAACAAACTATTGCACTGTCAGCACCTCCACTGATTTTTAATCCCAGAGTTTTCATATTCTCCGGGAGGTCAATCTCCCAATTATCTTGTGAGTTTTCCAATAACATTTATTTCTCCATTATCAACTTTATACATTAATAAAATAAATCCAAATTAGTGTTGGTATAATTATAGCAAACTGTGGCATAAAATTTAATAGTAATGCTTTTTCATTCCACCTATAACCAACATAACACCAGCCTGTTGCTCCTAACAACTGTACATAGGCATTCCAAGGAGTCACACCTAAAGTGTGCAATAACATTGCAATTAGGATTGTGATAGCACTTGCGTATTTAATATACCAAACATGATCTCTATTCATCTAATATCAACTTTATATCTTTGCCTGGCCCACACTTGCTAGGTAAGTCGCCGTATTGTTCTACATACCATTCAATAACTGCACTATACCAAAGTTGACTATTATGATGTGCTTTTTTGTTGAACTGGTGTATGTTATTGTTTGAAGCTTGCATAGTTGATAGTGCTTTTGCGGCTTCAATTTGTAACTCACGTAAAGAAAGGGTATCTAGCATTTTTACTTTTCACCAATCAGCATATACCTATTATATTTCCAAGTTTCAATTTCACCTTCGAATAATATTTCTTTCATAGGATATTTTTCTTTTGCTTGTTCAATTCCAGTAACACAATTTATATGTTGTTCTTGTTCAAAAAAATCATTTGTTTGCAGACATACTAGCATGCCTTGAGGTAAATTATTATACCAATCTTCATTCATATGTTCACAACTTGTGTTTATAACTAAATTTGGTTTTACATTTACATTTATTGCTTGATTCAGCTTATTTTTAATTTGGATATCAAAACTATCATTATTGTCATATCTAATTTCATCAACGTTTTTATGCACACTTTTAAACTGCCATTTATTCTGATACTGTTCATAATTAAAATCATCTGCAATTTCTATACAGTCTGGATCAACTTCTAAATTGTAATAGTGTGAAACTCTAAAGTTATTGAAAATACTTTTAGCTACAGTTGCATACCATCCTCCATATTGTACAATTATGCCTAGATATGTTTCAGGAAAAACTTCTTTTAGTTGTTCGACCATCCAACATTTACTTTTCATTTGTCCTCTACTAAAGTGTTCATTTAGATTAGCAAGCCTTTGCCACTTTATACTCCAACTACTAATTTTTCTAATATAATCATCATTAATACAATAAGAAATATATCGCAAAACTTTTCGATGATTAACATATTCATATCCAGTATAGTTGCTTAATAGAATATTTAAAAACTCATCAGTCAACTCAATTCGACCTCTGTCAATTTCACTGTTTAACATTTCTTTGATATTCCATATGTTGCCATGTAGAATTGCATTGTAAATTTTTTTATATATTTCGAGTTCTGGATGATTGATATAGGTCAAATATTCATCTAAGCCATGCATCCAATGTAAGTTTTCTACGTATTGTTTTCCTTCTACATGTGAACCTGTGTTATGAAGAGTCATCAAATACCTCCTTTAGCCAATCAAAGTCGTTGATATTATTTAAAATATGTTTTTTATCTTTGTATTCGTATCCAAAATCAGCACCTTGTTTTGCTCCTAATATAGCATATTCACCAAACTCTCTATCTGCTCCTTTGGTCTGCCAAACTTTGAGTCTATATTCATTATCTAAGTTGTCACCGTGTGGAATAATAGCACTGGCTAGTTTTGTACATTCTCTGAACGCACTACGCCAAGCGTTAAATGGATCAGTGTTAAATGCTGTAATATTACTTATCTGAAACTTAGGTACAAAAGGACATCCTATTGTAGTTGTCATGTCTACACTCCAGTCCTGTGCTTCTCTCATTGCTTTGCGTTGAAACAGTTTAGCGCCACCATATCCATATAATAAGTCATTAACAGGATTACGACTACGCCATACATATACACATTCACTTTCATATACGCCGGGCCACTGTTCTTTATTTTTATCTGGTTTGAATCTAAAGCTAAACTCTTCGTCAATGATAGCATCAGCATCAATTACATAAAAATGACTGGTCTCTGCTATTTCAGCCGCGGCTTTGTGAGCTTCAAATATTCCTTTTACACCTTGTATACGTTTAGCATGGGGTGCAAACAGTTGTAGTAGTTCAAAATTATCATCAGCATATGGTTCGTGATAGCTGATCTGAATAACGTCTAACATATAATTCCTATTCGTATATAAATGGGTCTCGTTTTTTTATTTCTTCTAATCGTTTTTGTAATGCTTTTTTCTCTTTATACCTAATCCAAGGCCATAATATAAAATTTATTATTCTGGTAAACATACTTCCACTCCATATTGTTTAGTCCAACGCTCTGCATCTTTTCTTGTGTTAACCAATGGTTCACCTTTTATGTTTAAACTAGTATTGAGTAACATAGGACAACCTGTAAGTTCATACCAACGTTCTAACAGCTTTCTAAATCCTGTATTATCTGTTTTAGATACTGTTTGAACTCTTGAGGTGTTATCGTAGTGGACGATTGCTGGAAACTTAACAGGTTGTTTACATTCTGCTGTATACTGCATGTATGGACCTGTTGGTCCTTTGAAGTAATCGCTTGCGTGTTCTTCAAGGATTGCTGGCGCAAATGGTCTGAATGATTCACGTTGTTTAATGCTGTTAACACGGTCTTTGACATCATCTCCACGGGGATCAGCAAGAATACTACGGTTGCCAAGAGCCCGAGGACCAAACTCAGCCCGTCCTGCCGCAACTGCGGTAATTTTTTTGGTTTGTAGTTGCCGTATAATTTTATCAACTGGATATTCTCCTTTAATGTTATGTCCTAGGTATGGCCCGGGCCAATCTATATGTTCACTTTTGTGTGCTAGTACACATCCTACTGCACTGCCTGCATCACCTGGATTAGGCATTATCCATACATTTTCAAAATGTGTATGAGCAATTGGATTCGCTACACAATTTAACACACAACCTCCTGTAAGCACTAGATTCTTTTTACGACCATTTGTAAGATAGGCAGTGTGTCTGATTAAGCCTAAAAATATTTCTTCGTATATACGCTGTACAGCGGCGGCTATATCTGCATAGTCTTGTACACTGGTTAATAATGGTTGCCAGTTCATGCAACCTCTGTGGCAATTGCGTAAGAATACAGTTTTACCATCTGTCATTGTGGGCATTTTTAAGATAAAATCATCTTTAATTAATTCATAATATCTATTAGGGTCTCCTACAGCCGCCATACCCATTAATATGTATTCATGTTCCTGTGGCTTTAGACCTATACGCTGTGTCATACCACTGTACCATATGCCTACGCTGTTAGGATAACTTTGACTCCATAGTTTCTTTAACTGATTGCCTTCGCCTGTCCATATGCTTATTGTTTCCCATTCACCTATACTGTCTATGCACAGTATTACAGCATCATCAAACGGACTGGTAAAATAACCTCCGGCGGCATGACTGTGATGATGCGTTGTTGTGCGTACACGTGGAGGATTAGTATACAATTTACCAAGCATACTTCTAGGCGAAGATTTTGTAAGTAAATTATACTGTCCAGCGTACAACTGTCTTGTTTTCTTTAACCAAGGTCTTTCATAAAAGAAAATTTCATCAGGCTCGCCATGATACAATGCATCTACAAGTATACCACGATTCAAATGCTTGTCATTTTTTATTCTACTGTAGCGTTCTGCATGAGAGGCAAATACAAGTCGCTTGTTATCAAAAACTGCCAAACTTGCATCATGTGCCATGCCTGACCAACCCCATGTAATCATTTATTCTTCTTTTCCATATATCGTTTTACAACTGGCATTAATTGTTGATGTGTATCATTAAACCATTCAGACACATGATAATCTACACGCCTAGGCTTTTGTATTTTTTTATCAACAGTGTCCATCCACACAATATAATCAGGATCCAGTTGATCTATGCTTGATTGTAGTTTACATCTTTTATCAACTACTACCATCTTACCTGTGCTAAGAATGCCATCTATATATGCACGTAGATCCCCATCATAACTATCTTTGTTTACATATGTCGCGCCTATAAGTTCAGCAAATGGTTTAGCTAGTGTTGTTTTTCCTGATCCTTCTTCGCCGCAAATTAATATAATCATATTGTAAAAATATTCCCTGGATTTGCATTGTCCAATAATTGTTGTGTACGTTCAGTTTTAAGTCCAGTCATTTGTAGCACTGCTCTAGGACTACTACTTGCATTAGCTGTACAGTGTGGGACATTACTCCAATCAAAAACATGTACTTCGCCTGCTTGCCATTTATCATACATACAGTTGCCATATGTGTAGAAGTGACCTGGTTGCCAATCATCTAACATAATAGTAATACGCACAATACGCTCTGGATCGTTTGGACATCTATCCCAAAGTTTGTCAATGTGCATGTTAAACATTTGTCCGGTCATCTGTACGTGTGCTTGCCATTTAACTAAACTAACACCGTCACTAGTTAGTTTAAAGTAGTCCATCATTTTATACAGTGTAGGATATTCAACTGACCAATCTGCAAAACTGTTTTTGTTCGTAAGCATTAATCCTTTAGGATCTCCGCCTGCTTGTTGAATATCATATTCTTCCTGTGTAAGCATTTCTGGATCTTTTTTCTTTTGTGCAAAATGTTTACGTGTTGCCCAATTTACCGGATGACATGCACTTACAAGTCTATCACGTTCCTCTTTCCAATCGCCTTCGAATCTGCCTATTACATCAAACCAATCACCAGGTTGGTCTTGTATTGTATCGTCAAAATGATATTCACTGTGTGCTACAGTCCAGTCCCAACTACTAGGATAATCATTGGGATCAGCTAGTGTTTTATTCCAATTAGTTTGATGTTTCATTTATATAGTATCCTTTTCTATATGAGGTACACTACCATCTATCATATGCCCTACATTATTTCTTCGTCTGTCTAACCAACTATGCTCTACGTAGTGTACATACTTTGCATTTGGATCTTTGTTAAGTATATAGTGCAAACGTTCATTAGTATAATCTACAGGAATATCTAGTACGCTGTCAAGACTTTTAACATACTGATGTCTAAACATGTAAAGCAATTCAACACTTAAAAACGTATGTCGATACTCAATAATATCTTCAATCTTATTTAAGTAGTTATGCAAACTCTCAACACCACGTTTACGTAATTGGTTTTGTGCAGTAATGTTTTGGTCTCTACCTATAATACCAACTTGCAAATTACCTTTTTCATTAAGCCTACGCAATACTTCTTTATAGTTAGGATATTTTGTGTGTCTTACACCGTCTTTGTCTTTATCAACATAAGGACCACTAACACTTAGAACATAGTTTTCATGTTCTGTCCAGTCATAGTTGTCAATGTTTTCAGGTGTATTCCAAATATCTTTGAACGGAGCATTGTCGTGGTTAATCCAATACTCACGCAGTAGTTGGTCCCAGCCATGCACATTGCTGTGCATAGATAAGACCTTACTAAACACATGATTGCCAGTACCTTGCGGACCACTGATTACTAAAATGTTTGCCATTATTTTACTAACTCTGATTTGTATACTGCTTTGATACCAAATGCTTCAGTGTTAAATTGTACCAGTGTTTTTAGTGCATCAGATGTAACAAACGTCATCAATGTATCAACTTGTGCATTGCCGGCATCACCAAGCATCCATTCGTACTTGCCGACTTTCTTTTGAATCTTTTTGATTGACTCAGGATTATTTGCTACTTTTTCTAAAACCGCAATTAGTTTTGCTTTGTTTGGATTGTCTTTGTTTACCCAAATTGCTTTTTGTAAACCATCACGAAATGATTTTGCAAGTTTATATGCATCATATAAAACGCTGTCTGGTTGTTCACCGTGAAGTTCGACAAATAATTCTTCCATTTGAATTCCTGGATAATTTGGATCATCTGCATGTGAACCGTCTGGTTGTAAGATACCATGATGGAACCATAAACGTGCTTCGCCTTTATCAATAACTGGCTGTACATGTTTTTTGAAACTTGCAGGATTTTCTCTAGTACCATGTAATTCGCCACGCTTAAATGCTAAACGTCTTTCATTACCTTTCATACCTTTAATCCAATTTACTTTTTCTTTGAAGCAAGAAACGTATGCTTCAATAGTTGGCAAGTTACCACACTTTAGTAGTGTCATAGCAATTCCCTCAGGAATCTTACCGCCGCCTCCGCTAAATGAAGTAGGTGTTTTGCCGTATGGGTCGTGGTCGCCAAATACTGCGGTAATAATATTTAGATTCATAAGACCAATACTATCATAATCTTTATAGTTGTAGTCAACTTTTTCGTTAAGAAAACTAATTCCGTTTCCTCCATTACTGACCATAAGTGTTTTATCATCGAATCTAAATTCATTATGAAATTTGTTGAAGCCTGGAATATCTCTTGCACCTTTGATATGCTTGAGGATAATCTTCTCTCCATCTAAATATTTTTCCATCTCTGTGGCAACAATTTGTGCCCATTGGCTTGTTCCGCCTCCCGGCTTTTGTGGGACAACCATTGTATAATCAGCCAATGCTGATGTTGTAAATCCTAGTAATGCTACTAGTGTTAGTAAACTTTTATGCATAGTCTATCCTTCCTTTTCTTAATATGCTGTATAAAAACACACCAATAGTAATTACTATTAGTGTCATGAATATTGGTCTCGTAACCAATGTGTCTACAGTGTAAAGCCCTGTAATCTGAAGTGTAAGTCCTTCAACTTTTTCTGCTAGGATGTATCCTATTAAACATGCAGGTCGACTAAATTTAAAATGTCGCATAGTAAATCCTATACAAGAAAATATTGCTAACATTGCTAAGTCTTCCCAGCCACCTGTGTATTGCATTGATGTAAAAATTATTAATGCAAGTAATACAGGAAAGTAATACTTGTATGGCACTGCGGCTAGTCTACTAATCGGTTTAATTAGTAACATACAAATTAGTGCAACAATTACAGTTGCTCCTAAAAAGCCAAATGTCATAGCTGTGAACAATTGAGTATCATCTGCTATATCGGGTGTGCCTAGTTCAATATTTAGATACATAAACAAACTCATAAGTATGGCGGCAAATTTTGCTCCGGGTATTCCAAATATAACAGTAGTAATCATGCTTGTTGCTTTTTGTGCATTGTTTGCGCCTTCTGGTCCTATAACACCTTTGATGTTACCGTTACCAAACTTTTCTTTTGGATTGGCGGCTACTGCTTGACCATATGCCATCCAGTCTGCCATTTGTCCTCCAAGTCCTGGAAGTAACCCAATGAATGCACCAATAAATCCTCCACGCAATGCAAGCCATCTATTATCCCAACTTGCTTTTATTCCTGCCCATAGTTCTCCTTTACGGATTTGACTATCAGCAGTACTATGTTTTAAAAACAAACCTCTTGTAAGTTCTGGTATAGCAAACAAACCTGCGGCGACTGCCATAATCTGTATGCCATCTTCTAGATAAAACCATCCCATTGTCATTCTTGGTTCATTGTTATCTGGATTAACACCCACCATTCCTATTAGTATTCCGAATGCAATAGCCAATATACTACGTAGCCAATATTGATTACTTAAAAATCCTACAGTTGCTAGTGCAAGTAATGTAAAAGCCCAGAGCTCTGGAATACCAAATATGTATATTAGGTTAGTATACCACGGAAGTAATAAAAATACTAAACAACCCCATAGCAATCCATTTACAGTACTAGTTGTAACTGCGGCACTAATAGCATATCCTGCTCTGCCACGTTGTGCTAGGGGAAATCCATCTACCATAGTAGCCGCGGCACTATTTGCACCAGGAATACCCAATAGGATTGCAGTAAAACTATCTCCAGTTGTACTTGCGGCTACAACAGCCATTATAAAAATAACACCCAAATAAGGGTCATATGCAAAGTAACTAATAAATCCAAATAGTGCAATTAGTCCTGTGCTTGCTCCTGCACTAGGAATAATTCCTATTATTAATCCATATAGTATACCTGCAAATAATATTGCAATTGATTCTAGCATTATAATTTCCCCATAGCGAAGCCACAGCCGAGTAGACTGCGGAATAAAAAATTTAATGAAAATTTATTACTGAACTTCTGCTATAGAGCGTTAGTAATAATGTACATGCTTATTTAGTACGCCAAACAAAGTACAATCTATTTTTGTGCGTGTCTGTCCTAATATCTAGAATGTCAACATTAAGTTGTTCAGCACAATTTACAATAAAATTGCTATCCCAAGGGTAAAAATAAATCCAATTACTTTCATCTGGTTCGTGTGGTAGTCCAGGGTTTGCTCTAAAGAACATTACTGCACCCGGATTACACAAACTAACTGCATGTTCTAATTCTGCAAATATTTTATCAGTACTACCAAAGTTAATTGAACCTAGTGCTAGTGTGACGTCAAACTTTTCTTCAGGATGATAGTCCAATAGTTTAACTTGATAGTCAGCTTTTTTGTTGTAAGGATCTATTCCAACAATATTATGTATTTTATTTTTAAATTCATGATATCCGCAACCAATGTCAAGCACACGTCTTGGCTTGAGATTGTTTACTTCATCTATTAGTGTAAGTCCACTATACTTGAACTTTTTCATATGACCTTGCCATACTTCGCCAAAATAACGAGCAAGTACTTTATCGTCTATTCTATCTACCAGTTCACCTATGTTATGATAATCAACATCTTGTAGCTCAACATCAAATGTACCTTGTATTGCTTGTCTAAGAGTTTCAGGGTTGCGTAACAATTGAGGGCTAGTGTGTATAACTTGTTCAAGTTTGTGTAAAATTTTATGATTCATATATTATACTCAGCTAAAAATACATCATTATGATTATGATGTTGTACCCATTGTAACATATTTTTCTGGGCAAAGTCAAGTATTAATTTATTTTGTTGTGCAATTTGTTTTCGCATGCCATCTTCATCAACATACCAATCATAGTTGGGATATGTAATACCGAACCCACCAGCTCTTAACCACCAATCTAAGCTCGCATCATTTGGTCTGTACACCAGTTTAATAGTTGCGTTAGGATATTGATCAATGATCTGATCAAAGTAGTAGGGCCATTCGTGGCTCATTAGTAATTTAATACCTGTGCCATTAAATGGTGCTAGTAAGTTTTCTATATTGAGATCAACAGGAAACTCCATTCCTGTACCAAAGTAACTCTCTTTGTGTCCACTAAATTCGTTATGCTCATAAACTCTGTGTGGTGCTCTGTCACTAATATCATATTCAGGATCTTGTTTTATTTCTCTGGCAATACCACTCCATTTACTGCCAGGAACACCAGTAAAAAATATTAGATTATTCAATTAAATCAGCTTTCTTAATGCTGTTTTTTTCCATACTATGAAATTCTTCATAATCAACATCTTTAAAAAAACAATGTTCGTGTAACCATGAATCACTTACAGTACCGATAGCAATTGGAGCTATCCATCTATCATCATATCCTATGCCATATGATTCTATCCAAGGTTTAATAAAATTATTAGTTAAATGACTTTGATATGGTTTGATTTCAAATCCACCTTTAGTAGTATTGTAGGTATTGCATATGTCCCATTCTATAGGATTATCATTGTCGTACCATGCTTTTGTATAATCCTTGCCTAATATATTTTTTAAATCATACACATTAAATTCAGGACTACTACTATACATCGTAGGATCGTCATGTCTTATTCTTTCAAAATTAAAATCACAACGTTCAACGTCTGTACAACCATCTGCCATCTTAGAATTCCAATCTAAATTAGGAGTAGTTAAAAATTTATATTGTGGGTGGTGTGTTTGTATGTAAGAATTAAAATGCTTAAAGGAATTTGTTGGGCTAATACAATCATCTTCAATTTTATGTACATATGAGTTAATTAACGCTAAATGAGGAATAGCATGTTGCTCCCAATGATGGATACTTCCTATCTCCTCTTGCGGTATACTATATGCATCTAGTAAACTTGGATCTAAGTAACGTACTAGATAATATTTCAAGCCTGTATTTAAATTATCCATAGCGTATTTTAAATTTATTTTTTGATCGTTATCTAAGTTAAAAGTATCACTACAACTGGTTAGCATATGTGTTGTAAAGCCTCTGTGTATTCGATTGCAGTCTTCATTTGTGGGTTCATCGGGCATGTAGCCTCTGCTCCAACTGTATCCAGCTTTTTTCAAATTATCAATAGATTCGTTGACTACTTTGACATAGTCCAATCTGATTTGTGTTGAGGTATCATAACGATTTGTTTGGATAAAATTCCAATGTTCTTCGGGCACAACTGCATATCCTTGTCGAACGATTTTGTCTTGACGTACGCCTAATAATTTATTATTACGTGTAAATGCAAACTTCCAAAAGTCCATAAACAAACCATCTCTTAGTTGTACTTCTCCATCAATACCAGATTGTAATTCAAAAACTATTTTACTCATTGGCTACCTCCTCTATATTCTTATTATTCAAACCTATTGCATTATTTTTAAAACTCATATCACCACCTGTGCCAAACGGTATTTCATATTTTTCAACTGCTGTATCATCTTTTAAACTTTTATGTTCAAACCTATGAGTTAGGCTACTATTAATTATGCCAGTTTTATCTACTGTCCACTTAACACTACTCCAATAATTATTTGTTACAAAAGTTCCAAACTCAGGAAGATCTATTTCAGGACTACACTTCATTTCAAAACTGTGTGCACCAAATGCTTTGTACAGTAACCAAGCAAATACAGTATATTCATTTGCGAGTGTACAACTTAAATTTTTACTCAGTGAAGTTTTATCTATAAAATAATTAAATGTTTCTTGTGTCTGTTCAATTCGTTCATTATATTCATTTGTAAGTGGAGTAAATTTGTATGAATCTTGCAAAGAAGGTCTTCTCTGTGTGTTAATTACAGTTCCGTCAGCATTATCCTTCATTAAGTTTAACCATATGTTTGTAAACTTTAATCTAATAAATCTATGCAAAATTGTATTCGCATAGTCTTTAGTAAACCAATTACTCAAAAATCTATTGTCTCCGATCTTTTCTTTCCAAGCAATATCAAACGATTGCCAATTCAATTGCATCTCACTAAAAGGAGCGTCACCACAAGTATACCCAGGGCTTATAGCAAACATATCTTTTCTTGTATTCCACAACAAAGCCATACTGTGCATAAATTCTTGCCTACCTTCTGTGGGGAATCCAACGATCCAATTACAGTGATTTTGCATACCAGCTTGTTTTCCATCTTTAAGATTTGCTTCTATTTCCCATACTTCCACTTTCTTTTTCATTGCATCCAAGACAACCTGACTTCCACTTTCAACACCAAAACTTAAAGTAGCACAGCCTGTTTCTCTGATATCTTTAAACATTTGTAAATCCATACGACCGTCATTACGTGCATAGCTGTTCCAACGTATTTCTAATTTTTCATCTTTTAGTAGTTGTATAAGTTTTTTAAATTCTTTAAAGTTTCCATTTGCAAGGCTATCAACAAACCAAAATCTTCTCACACCATACTTGTTAATCTGATGCTTCATTTCTTCAATTGTACGTTCTGCACTAGTGCTTCTAAATTTCCAAAAATGAGTTTCAGCACAAAAAGTACACTTTGCTACACACCCTCTACTGGTTTCTATACTGGTTCCGTCTGGGTGTTCATACAAACTGAGATCATAATCAGTATAATCTGGAAAAGGTAATTCTTCGAGGCTAAGCCTAGATTTAAAGCCTCCCATAATTAACGGTTTAGTATTGTTAGAAGTTGGATAACTATTTAAATTTTCTAGTATTGTAAGTAATTCTTGTTCACCTTCTCCTGTAACTCTAAAGTCAATCATACACGGATCATATTGGAATAAATCTTCTACTGTATCTTCAAACCAATCATTGAAAGCTTCAGGGCCACCTACTGCAATTTTTTTATGAGGTGCTTTTTCTTTTATTTCTTTTATCATATACAAAGTAGCAAGAATACTTGTTTGATAAACACTAAATCCTATTAGTTCAGTATCATCATTTAAAATATTTTTTACTGCTTTATCCAATACAGGTTTAATCTTTGGATGAACGTCAGTATAATATGTGGGTAACTCCCAACTGTAATAGTAGATACTATTCCACCAATTTGTATAATTGTTTTTGAGTACATGATGGTAAGCAGAAATATTTACATCATGTACAACCACTCTATGTCCATAGTGTCGTAATAGTCCTGTCAGTCTTGCTGTACCATAGGGAGGAAAAATTATTCCCCAACTTGGTGCAACTACCATACTGATTCCAACTCCTGTAGGCGGATTTGGTGTAATTTCTGACCAATAATTATAACCTCTAGGATGTAGAACTTCTACTGTAGAAGTTGGTTGTTGTCGATCTACAAGACTAGGACCCAAATGACTATTATCGTGTTTAATGAGTTCACGTAGAACACTGTCTCTGTCTCCGTCACCAAAGTCGTATTTGTCATCTGCTACCATTTTGAATAGTATTCTCCTAGCTTTGGATGAACATTTAAGATGCTTTGATGTCTGACATTGTCTAGAGCTTCAGTTCGTTGTACCCATCGTTTTCTTAATATATCAGTATAATCACTATCATCAACTGTGATCAATCGTTCAATAATATGATCTATCCGAGATTCATTTCCTAACAAGTTATTATATTTAACAAGTATATCTGCACGTTCTTGTCTGTCAGATTTTTCTGCAAGATCAATACTTAGGTCATCAGGATAATTTACTAAATTAAAAATAAGTTTTCCATTCTCACTTTTATTTTCTTGCCAAAATTCAATAATTTTTTCTATGTTCCATAAGTTATACAATTGAACAGTTGACATTATGTGTATTTCAGTGTTTGCCATATCTCTGTATTTTTTGTATGCTTCACTCAATGTATTCCAATCTGCTCCGCTTCTTATGTAATCATTTGTATAACCAACACCACACATACTAAACTGTATAACTTTTTTAAAGTGTTCTAATAGCTTGTATGTCTTTCCTTGTAATCTTGTTCCATTTGTTGTAATATCTAAAAATACATTTGTGTTATTACTTTCTATCATCCAACGTAATAATTTTAATACACCTGGCATAAACAATGGTTCACCACCAGCTAGTTTTAGTGTATGCGTATGAGGTATAAGTTTTTTAACACTTTCAAATGATATTGGATCATTTAACCAATCTTTTATATCTCTAGGATTATCGCCTACTAGTTCAGCAAGTTCTGGATTATCTACAAGTTCTTCTGCAATAGCACTGCTGACATCACTGAAACACATTCTGCATTTTAAATTACACAATCTGCCTGGTCTTAAATCTAAGTACACTGGTACTTCTAAGTTATTACCATTTACAACATCAATTTCTATATCAGGAAAATTGTCTACCCATATTTTGTTGTGTACAACTCTATCACTGCTATCACCTTGATTATAACAAAGCGTACAACGTGATTCTTTTTTGTTGTCTAACATTGTTTGCCTGATCTTTTGCATCTTCTCACTGGTCCAATGAACAGTCAGGTCAGAAACATGCTCACTAACTGGATTGTCCCAGTCGGCTACACAGCATAGATTTACTGCACCATTGGTAGCTACATACTGATGTACAAAAGGAAGTATGCAGAATTTATCTTTTTTTACCAACTGATGCAAGGGTAGCTGATTTTTTCCTTGATTCTTTTTCTTTAACATCTCTAAAAACCTGTAATAATTCTGGACAAACGTCTGAGAATTTTTCATTTCTTATATTATCTAATTGACCTGTAATTTGAAAAAACTTATCCCAATGTTGTGTATTTGCTTCTTTCTTCCACATATGATCTAACACTGCATTTAAATGTTTTTTGGTTGCTTGCCGCCAAAAACGATTATCATTTTCAGGCCATTTTTTATCTATGGCTTGTTTGAACTGAATATAACGTTGTTCAATAAACTGTTTAACTTCATTGGGTAGATTTTGTATATTCATCCAATCTGGGCCATAAAGCATACTAATATTAAACCAGTCTTGTAAACGTGCAAAATTTTGTTCTTTATGCCACCATACAAAGTCTAAGACATGCAATACATTGTATATGCTTAATGTCAAAGCAACAGAAGCACTTACTCTATCAAATCCATCTTCTTTATCAATCCTATTCATTCCTCGCAGTGCTTTGTTCCATTTGCCTGGATATCGCATGTATTCAAAATGTTCATACATACCGTCTAAGCTCATTCCTATTCCCACATGTCTAAAATGTTTCCATTGATCAAAAACTTTCATTGGCACACCTGCCATATTTGTATTGTATTCTAAATGCACCTTATGTGCAAGACCTTTTTCAATGATTATGTCTAACAGTTGTCTATGTTTTAAATTGATTGTTGGTTCTCCACCTGTAAAATAGTATCTATCAATATTTTCAATGTTGTCAATAATGTGTGTAAAGAGTCCACTGTCTTCCCACCAATTGTTTATTTCTGGTACATCATATTTTCCGTTTTTGTCTTTTTCAATATACATCATTGCGTGATCTCTATAGGAAAATCCGCCTGGTTTTTTGTCAGGTTCCCATTCTTCTGTCAACTTGTAAAAGTCTTCGTACCATAGGTTACTATCTGTTGGACCACAGCTACGGCATGCTAGATTACATTTGTTTCCAAAACGAAGATCTAGGTATTGTAAAGGAAATTGTTTACTATCAATTGTTCCATCGGGTTTGGTATTGACAAGTGCTCTTTCAAATAAACTAGGATATTTGTCCTTGGTACCTACACGTCTACTATTCACGCCCGTTGCTTCTTGCATTGTACAAAGTTTACAAATACTAGGATCAATACCTTTTAGCATTGCACTACGTATTTCTTTTAGTGCTGGATGATTTCTATATGCTTCTGGATCATCACTGCCGGTATATGCTTCTTTAACATTGCTGTCAGAATTTTCCTTGTACAAAGTACCGTACTTGGGTTCTATATCATTCTGTGTCATTTGACAACACATTCTTACACTACCATCTGCATTTGTAGCAATATGATTCCAAGGAATAGTGCAAAAAACTTTCCAACGTTGGTCTTTGGCTTCATATTCTCTGAGAATTTTTTTTTGTTTTAAAACTGTATCGTCTTTTTCTTCTAATCTATCTTTAAGTATAGATCTAATTTTATCATTTAGGTTTGGTAGAAAATAAATTGATTCAAGAACTAGTTGATCCTGGTCATAAGTTGCTACAGTTTCTAAAACATCTAAGGGACAATCTGGATCTTCGACCATGGTACAACGTTCCTGCATTGTACGAAATATAGCAGGATCTAAACTAAATTTATCATGTTTTTGTTCTTCTGTAGTTTCCAAAATATCTCTTCCTAACTATTTAACAACAGTTTTTTATTGCCATCTATCCATTTTTGTAAATCAGAATCAAAATTTATTTTATCTAAATCTGGAAAAATTGGTACAAGTTGATCACTTATAGTGCTTGTAGTCAAATTTTTAATATCTATTATATATGAATTTTGAAAGTGTCCTGCGTACTTCATCACATCTGTGTTTATTAAAGTGGCATGAAAATCTTTGAAAAAATCTTGTTCTGTTTGCGTTATATTTATTTTTTTTAATTTTTGATAACATAACCTTGTCCAATATCTATAGTTACAATTTACAACTAAGCAAATACAATTAAAACTTTTAGGCCAATAATCAAATACATCAACTGTATAGTGATCCTTGTATAGATTGAGTTTTGTTGGATCATCTTCTCCTTTATAGTGTTCTGTATAATAATTTTTATTTTCTAATCCTACCTTACTATAAGTTACTTTGGATACACTGGACCATCTATTATTATTAATTTTCTTCTCAGTATCTTCATGGTGTAGACTAACCGTTAATCGATTGAACTGCGGAACATGTTTTGTAAGTATTCCACTCAAATACTCTCCACCAGTACCAGGGTGATACAACAATACATAATCATTGTTGTTGGAAAAAGGAAATTTCATTCTCACTGTATCCTACTAGTTTACTTGCATCATCTAAGGCCCTGATAGGCACTAAACTTATTGCACCAATTTGTCTATTATTTGCACCCAAAGTATCTAGTCCCAACTCAATTATTTTTTCTTTGAACTCACTTGCTCTATCCAAATAACCAGGAGGAGTCATCAATTTAATTTCTAACCAATGATCTTTGTTTACTTGCTTATGGTGATTTATGATAGCTTCACAGTTTTCTATAAATCTTTGTTCGTTACCAGGAAATTTATCCATGCTTCCAAAGTGTGCAGACATATTAATACTATTAATATATTTTACAGCTTCGCTCCAAAACTTTTTGCTACGGCTTCCATTTGTTGTTACTAATACCCATTGTTTTTTGTAATTTAGATGTTTGAGTATATCCATAAATTGTGGATGCATACTGGGTTCACCACCACCAAAGTTCCAGCGTATTTCATCTCCTTCTGCCCAGTGATCCACTGCTTTATCAATTGTTTGAATAATTTTTTCATAAGCATGATGTGGTTCCACATTGTTGTGTACACTGGGCCAACAATAATCACAATCGTAATTACAACGTCTAGTAATATCCCAAAGTATTTGATGTACAATAGGAAAGTTCATTTCCATTCCGTGAGGATTTTCAATTTGGTTATTTGTGTTGAAGCCATGTTTTTGTCCCTCAAAACCAAGATTAGTTACAAAAAGTTTTCCAACACTGGATACAGTTTTTGCTTTGCTTAATATTACATCTGCTCCACAGCCACAGCTTGTATAAGGACATTTTAACCATGTGTCAGGAGCTTCCCAATCTGTATAGATACTACCAAGTAATCCCCAGTCTTTGTCTTCAACAGTTGTTTTATAACTCCAGTTCTCAGGTGACTTAAGAAACTGCTTGTATAACTGATTGTTTCGATCACCAACATGTAGATACTTGTCAGGACTAAAGAACTCTGCTTCAAGCCTTGCTATCTCTGCCATTAACTTGTGTTGCTGTTCGCTATCTTTATGATTATACTTGGGCATAGGCCACCCATTTACTGTATTTTCATTAAGCCATTTTTTACGAAGTTCGCAATTAGGATCATCAGTGCCTATTATTGATTCACGATACTCTTTCCAAGCATCTTCCAAATGTTGTTCATGATTTTGTTTAGTTTGTTTGTGAAAGTCGTTAATACGTTTAGTATGTACTTTACCATAGAAGTTTGAACTTGCACAATTAGCAACCCATACATTGCCGTCATAATCTATATAAAGATTACGTGCACCTGCACTACAATGCCAGTCTTTCCAATGATTCAGCCCCTGTGCAATAATTTCATCAACTGAAAATAATTTGTAATTTGCATGATTATCATACAGTCTAAGTTGTTTATTATCTGTTGGTTGTTCCATTATTTTACTACTTCTTCAGGAAAGAAAATTGCATCTTTACAGAACTCTTGTGCATGTTGATGTTGTTTGTACCCTAAATTATTTAAAATCTTTACTATAAGGTGATCATTTCCATCTGTCACAATAGTTGGACGATATTTAGATATAACTTCTTTTGCTCCCAAAATTGCTTCTGCATCTGCACCTTCGAGATCAGTTTTTAAAAAATCAATAGGAGTATCTATTATATCATCTATTTTAGTTGTGGTGAGCTTGCACTCACTGATATTTGTTTGCGTTTCGGGATTGCTGAGATTGTGAAATAAGAAACTTTTATATAAAGACCCTAGTGCAGGATCGTCTTCGGGTCTATAAAAAGTTAACTCATCTCCAGTTGATGAATATAAACAGTGAGAAATTAAATTAACATTATCAATGTTATCCAAATGTTTATGAGCATTAGGACTAATTACAGCATCTATACTAGTAACTTGATCAAATATGTCCGCATATACCATACTGTATGTGCCATTGGCGCCGATACCACAATCAACAGCATGTATCCATCTATTGTTAAACTTACCATGTACTATTAGAGGATAATACAATGTTGTGTGTCCAATCTTAAGGTGTTCACTGTAAGCTACTGGATCAACGTTATAATTTATTAGGCTCATTATTTGTTTTCCAATACAACTCTTATTACACCAAAAAGAGGATCTTTTAGCACTGCTTCATTGTATATTGCATTGGTATCTATTTCAAGTTTATCTAAATGCGTATTACTATACATCTGGTCATTTTTTAAATATCGACTTATATCTTGTTTGGTTTGTTCTTTTTGTCCATGCCAAAAGTAATGTACATTTCCAAGTTTTTGCCAACGTTTTTTATTTTTCCATTCATCTATGTTTTGATTTTCGTTTAGACTGATGTACATCCTATTGCATTTGTTCAGTGCTTGTTTGATATTTTTTTCGATATCGTTCCAATGCAAGCTGTTTACAGCAATACCATATTTGTACTCTGGCAATTTTTCCCATGCTTCATCATATTGCCAACCAAAAATGTCTGCTTCATTTGTCCGATCCATTCCAACAATATTTTTAAAAAATAATTTTAGATTGTTCTCACCACATCCTATATCAAGTATGTCATACCAATCATGACATTCAGTAATAAAACTATACAAAGGTTTAATAGTACAAAAAGGCAAGAATTCACTTCTTCTTGCTGTGTGTCTTAGTCTAACTATATATTGCCAAGTTTCATCATATAATTGTATCATTCTTCTATCACATATCTATTTCTTGGTAATAATTTCTTACTCATTATGTCAAAATTACAATGACACATAGATTTATTGCACATCACAGGCTTTGTGGGCCAGCGTATATATTCAGGCATTTTCATATTGCCAAATGCACCGCCTACTCTACACCAACCAATCATTACACTGCCATCAAAGTCAACAACAATTTGTTCTATACCACTCCAACACAACCAGCCTTTCCAGTTGTTAGTTTTGTCATTGATAAATCTGTGGGCACTGCTATTCTGATTAAGTTCGTTTACGTCATCATGCATTTGCATACTGCCGCGATAAATTTTCCATTGCTTTGTGTGCTTTATTTTACTTCCTAAATTATGCCACTGTCTGTCTATATATTCAGTTTGCCAATCTTCATAACTGTATAATGTCTCGCCAAAATCAATAATTAATGGTTGTAGTGCTAAACTGATATTTGGAATTTCAATTACATCTTCAGCAACTTCTTGACAACGAGGCCATATCTCTGGATCATAATGCATCATTACATTTACATGTGTTCTGCATTGTTCACTCATAATTTTAACGACTTCTACAAAATGGTCTGCTTTTCCTTCTTCAGGATGAAAACTTAAACATACATGATCAAAAATGTGCTTATGCTTTTCCCACCACCGTATGGTTCTACTACTATTACTAATAAAACCTATATCATGTCCTATTTCTTTAATGTATTCAGCACCCTTAATAAAATCTCGCCATAAGGTAACTTCACCTCCTGTAAATTCAAAATAAATTTTACGTGGAGAGTAATGTTCTACAACACTATCTATAAAATCTTTAACTACTTGAAAATCGTTCCAACCAAAACTACCATCATGCAATATGCTGGGACAATAACTGCATTTGAAATTGCACATATTGCCTAAGTTCCAATTTACTACTACCCAGTCTTTACATTCAGGATGATGATGGTCCAATCTATTGTAGAAATTCTGTGGACCTAGTGGCATCTATGTATCTTCGACTCCTATATCATCAACGACTTGTGCCTCGGTAATCATTGCACCAAGTCTGTGAGGATTTTTATAAACAGCTTTGAAGAATCGACTTGCAACGGGATCCATATCACTTATTTCTAAGTCTAACACTCCTCGTAACTCACTTCCTAGCCTAACTGTTTCCTCTTTTAGTTTATTTAAGTCCCATGTCGCACCAGTGTTAACACACATCTGATCACCGCCTTCGAATTTGGGAAATAATTCAGTTTGAAAATAATTACTTAACCAATCAAAATCTCTAACGTTTTTCCAGTCCCAATCATGCCTTTGAATATTGGTCATATAGCATCCTAGTCTGGATCCGTATATTGCCCATAGTCCGTTTGTAACATCTTCTCCAATACTCATCCACACCAAAAGTCTTTTATAATTTTCTCTATATATTCTTTTTATATCTTGTGGATCAACAACATCACCGTTTTCCAAACCCATCTTTACACCTTCACGGAAACCTGCTCTCCAGGCTTGTAGTGGTGAACCATTGTTCATTACATCACAGTACACATTGTTCATTTGCACATAATGGATATTCCAACAAAAGTCAACCTGTGCTCTTTTATCACTTTGCGGGGCCGCTTCATGTGTACGCATTTGATTTACTACATCAACGGGCCAACATTTGATACCACCATTTCCATATACTAATCCATTCACTGTATTTTTTCCAGCCCAACTAATTACATCAACTGCTCTAATACGGTCCATGTCAATTTCAATATTGAAAAAATCTTCTCTTACAATATTATCAGCATCTACTGTAATAAACCTATCTGTATCACATAATGCCGCCGCCGCTTTGTGTGCGGCATCACTTCCCCATACACCATGACTACGTTTTGCCCAAGGACATTTGTTAAGCAAATCATTAAAATTTTGTTCAGCGTTAGGTTCATCATAACTAATAAAAACTATATCAAATTCAGTTATAGGTACAAGGTTACTCATTAGTTTTCTCCTAAATTCATATCGAAGGTAATGTTCTTATGTTCTTCTCGTGTCATAATTTTACACGTTTTTAAATCCATATCAGTATTAAGTATAACTTCTTGATTATATCCTACATCATTGAAAGGAATATGCAACATACCATTAAGTATATTTACATTGTTTTCATTTAGTACATACAAAAATATATCTCCATATATTTTTTGTTCTGCTGGTTGCACAAAATTACTTCTAAGATAAAATTTATCTTCCTTGGGAATTATAGTAAAAGTATTTGTAACTTGTTGATCTTGTTCTGTAATATCATGTATTAATCTTCTTTTATCTCTTCTTCTACTAAATTCAGCTCTGACAAAATTTTGTTTTCTTTTGACTCCATAAGTTTTAAATATTTTTTTTGTTAATACAGTGATTTCACCAAGTCCACAGACAGGTCTAAGTTTATGCAAGTCGTATAAAATATAACCACTGCTCACTAATTTTTTTGTATCTATCTCTATTGTGCCAATCAAATAATTAGGATCATTCTGTTTTATAAGAAATAATTGTATGTTATCATACTTTCCTTCGTTGTCTTGATTCACTGAAATATGTTTATGGAATCTTCTACCTGTCATCCTATACAGTGTATCTTCGTTGAAGTTGACTTCCATTTTCCAACTGTTGATGTAAAATATTATATTTACATCTTGATTATTTTTGACTATTGGTAGTTTACTTAGAAAATTTTCAGCAGATCTAATTCTAATGCTTTCAGTTTTTTCCACTAATTTAAATCCATCGGTTAGTTCAATTACAGAATATTTCTGTGGATTAAGATCTCCAGTTAGTATTTTTCTTGCATCCTCAGATGTTGTATATACATATGGATATTTTATTTCTTCTCTAGGTCTATTTGTAACTGTAATTACTTCTTCCGTGAAATCATCAAAATACACACAAAATCTATGCGGAGTATCTTTTTCGTGTTTAGTGCTAACAAGAGGATTATGAACTTCTATAGACATTTATGACTTCATCAGTTAAAAAATTTTCATCGCAGTAATGGATAATACCACTTGTGATAATGTGATTTTCGATTTGTATCTTACCGTTCGAACTAATCCAATAATTCAACATTTCAGTCCATTCTTTTGGTAAATCTTCAGTCCAAACACCTTGACAGTCTGCATGTAAATCAAAATGATTGCCTACTAAAACTCCAATTTCGTCTTTAATATCTAAACAGTGCGTAACTAAATTACACAAAATATTTTTATCAAATGTACCAGGTTTCTTATCAGTAAAAAATCTATTATATGCACTTCTCCAATTTTGCATAATTGGATCTGCCATCTTGAACCATTCTAATGCTAGTTGTGTATCATTTTTCCAATAAATCATATTGTTAAAAAATTTTGGTAAATCATACAAAGACTCAAATTCAAATCTATATGTATTGTCTATAGAATAGTTTCTGTAACTTAATGCATTTTGTGGCACAGCAAAGTCGCCTTTAGAACTCATTATATCCCATAATAAATCTATATCTATGTTGTGTAATAGAGTGTCTGAATCAACATATATTGTTTCATCAAACGGACTACAATGAAACATTTGCCAAATATTCATTCCATGAAAACCATCTACGTGAGCACTATTTCCAAAAGGTAACTCAACAATATAATCAAAAACCAACAAATAGTCTTTAGGCACCAGATCACTTTTGCCTTTGTCAACAACCAAACATGTTAAAGAATCTGGATCACTATGCTTAATACTACTTGCAAGTGCATAACTGTGATATATCCTATCTTTTTCCGTATCTATGCCAAGTGTAATAAATCCTTTAGACACTACTATTCTCCTCAAACATGGTGTTTATATTTTCAATCTGTCTATCAAATGCACGTTTGTTCATAAGATGCATATTTGTGTTTGTATGCCTACACAAAATATTTTTCCATGCTTCAAGTCTATTGTGTTTTAAAAATACAAAATCGTTTAAACTGTTTAGCTTTACAATATCATCCTTTTGATCCATATTAAGCAATGGAGTGCTTTTAAAATCATCCATGAATACTTCATTTTGAAAACCGTTGATCATATGACTAGCAATACTAACACAGAAATCTGTCCTAAATAGTGACTTTGGAAACTGATACAAAAGACTGTAATATTCCCAATTGTCTTTTACATGACTCCAAATATCAAAAAACATTTTACTATGTTCGCTTTGATCAAAGTATACAACTGTACTCCACCAATGATTAATTCCTGCTCTATTAAGCATCATTTCATCTTGATATGGTAGTTCACCTCCAAGATATTCTGCTGTTCTGTGCATAGCTACTGGAGTGTTTGTTTCAAATATATAATCATAAAAATTATTTTGTACAATAAAATCCGTATCAATCAATAGTGTACGTTCAAAAGGTGTATATTCAATTACTTTATGTTTATTTGAATTTTGAAACTGTGCAGTAAATTCTGACCACGGACTGTCGTGATGCACTCTAGGATTACTAATATGTTCATCTTTAGTAATTATTACATAGTCAAAACAATAATCAATTGTCTGTTGACTTAAACTTTGTTTCATCCAGTTTTCAGTTCCTTCGTTGGTTATCAAAGCAACTTGATTATTTTTCATATTTCTTTTGACAAATTTACTTACAACACTTGCAAACTTAGCATAGTCCAATTGTTCATTGTTGTAGGCAAAAATACATACGCCATTGCCATTTTTATCCATTTACCAGTCCATTAAACTTTTTATGTTTCTAGCTTTTACAATTTTATCCATTTGTGTTTTATACTCATTGGTAGATTCAGTATAAGCACTCAAAAGACTTTCTAAAAAATCTGCACAGTCTTCAACATATATGGGCTGTTCTTTGGAATCTAATATTATTGCATTTTGTTTTCCACTATCTATCAAAGTTTTTATAAAGCTAATTGTTGCAGGATTAGCATTAAATACTCCTCTGTTATAGTTAACAGTTTGTAACACATGCATACGCTGTCTTATTGTTCTTTTTTGATTACTTAATGTAATCCGATAATTTGCAAATTCTAATGCTTTTTCGAGTCTATCATCCATGATGAGTTTCTCCTATAATTATATACTACTATAACTTATTTATGTGAGGTTTGTCAACAGTTTTTAGCTATCATCGCCAGTGTTGAAGTTGTTTGTAATTGCTACTGTTGGAGCAGGCGCTACACTAAATGTTGCTCCACCTTGTGTTATTGCGTCTGGCATTAGATAGCTTAGTGTTGGAGTAAGTGTGCCGTCAATAATATTATTATGTGCAGTATCATCTAAAACCAATTTTAGATGCACTTCTGCTCCATTTGCCGCATACTTTCCATATAGTTTAAATTTTAATGATTGATAGCTACTGTACATACTATAAGCACTAACATAAATTGTATTGCTGTATGAGCCACCTATAATAGCAGGATCAGCCCACTGTGGAAATCCACCAGGACCAGTGATGTAACCATAACCATAACCTGATGTACCACTATCACCAACTGTTCTACCAAGTGTTACACCGCTTGATGTAAACAATAGACCTTCATCAGCTGAACCAGCATCACTACCATCACCATAATATTGTGTTAGTTGATAAAAACCTTTTCCAGTGCTTGTGCCAGCTGTAGTACTACTACTCTGGGTTACTGTGTCCCAATCTAAGTTCAGCACACCCATTTCATTTATGACATCGCTCCAGTTGTAATAACCTGCTGTACTACCACCTGTCATTGCTAAATTCACTCTTACTTGTCCACCACTGTTAAAAAAATATCTTGCTTTATTATAACTCGACCATACCCATTTGTGTTCACCAGCAAGTTTTGTATTCCATTGGGTTGTTCTAGTATAAGGCCCTCCAGATGTTGGTGTTGCTACTAACGCACTTGCATTTGTAGCATCAACTGTAAGGTGATTGTTTCCGGTTAATATAGAAGTATCAAATTTGTTTTCTACAACATTTAAATCTTCTGCTCGTATAGATGTATTAGCTGTTACGTTTACTCTTCCTGTAGGTACAGTAAACACCAAACTGCTATCGGTGACATTTACATGGTCAATACTTACATTTGTGCGTTCGACCATAGCTTGTAATCTTGCGGCAGTAATTGTAGTGCCTGTAGCTAGATTGTATGCAATATCAGTTGCACCCCAACCAAACTTGTGTGTATCTATTCTATTACTATCTGTGACCGCCGCAGACTGATAATTATCGCCAAAGACTTTGTTTACTTTTGTCGCCACTGTGTTATAGTGTGTTGCTGTTGCTAACTGTCCCTGGGAGACTGCCATTTACTTTGCTCCTACTACTACTTCTATTGTGCCTGCATCATCAGTATCTTTGGATTCTAATGCTCTACCAATTATAGGTCTGTAATCTGGAGTATCACCTGTATGTGCTTTTGCAGTGCCTGGTGTGTTACTTGAAACCAGTCTTTCTCCTTTGGCTACTTTACCAATAACTTTACATGGAACACGACCTGCTAGTGCTACAAATGGATGTGTAGCATCTGAACCAGCGCCTGCATTCATTTCAAATCCTGGCGAATCACTTACTATACCAAACACATCACTGTCGTGTCCTTCCGTTGTCTGTGTAATTTCTTTATCACCGCCTATTTTTACTACTGTACCTGCAGAATATTCTGCATCTGCTTCATATCTTTCAGCAAGGTCGGCATATTCTGCACTGGTCGCTATACCTCTAAACTTGTAGTTTGCTGTGCTATTCATTTGGATGCCTGCTTGAATAGTTGCAAACTGTGTAGTTAGAGCAGTTGTACCATCTTCTAAAAATTCTGTTGCATGCGGTGTCCAAACTGTAGTATCATCTGTTGTGATTGAAACAATATTGTTGTCAACAATTAATTCAATTGTTTTGTGATAAACACCTGCTGTGTCTTGTCTATTCCTGTACTCTATTCTAGTTGTGCCAGCTGGCGAACCTATTGTGAACCATTGACCATTATCATAAAGTTTTAAAACACTGTTCGTAGTGTCATACCAAAGTTGACCTTCGGTTGGATTGCTTGGAGCACTTGCGTTAGCAAAATTTTCCAACAAGTGTAGTAAGTCTTCATTTAACAGTTCACCAAAGTTAGTATAATTTTTCCCAATTAAACTAAGACTTGTAGTTGTATCAACTGTTCCATCATTTACTACAATTGCTGTTTTACTACTTGTGCTATAATCTACTGTATATGGCATCTCTATTTCCTTTTATAAGTCCGCAAACGAACTTCTTATCCTTAATGTATAAACAACTTGTATTTTTCTATTCGCACTTTTTTGTACGGGGTGGAAAATGACATGTGTTAAAAGTGTATCGTTGGCTGTGTATAATGCTAATTCATCAAACACATATGTACCGTTCATATTAGTTGCTGTATCTGATGCGTCTTGTCCGCTTGGTGTTCCATAGTCTAATGTACATGTTGCGATTACATCACTATGTGTGTTTGGACTTGTATGACTCATCTCTACACTATTATCAGCACTACCTGATATTGTTTCATCTATTGTGGTGCTGTGTGTTTGATTGTACAATGCACCACTTGCACTGTTTGTATTAGTTGCTTTGTAAGTCACTGCACCTAATCCATCTATGCTTGTACCACCATTGCCAAAACGCATTGTCTTAATCTCGTAGGTGCTTGTAGATCCTGATTCGTTTGCTAATAAACTTGCGAGTGCAATACTCATGTTTTCAAAGTTTACAGCATTACGTCTACGAACCATAACTTCACCTGACTCTGGATCCCATATTTTAATGTGTCCTTCAATGCCTATCAGTGGTGTTTCAATTTGTTCTAAACTCATTTGTCTTTTCCAATTTATAATATTTATATCGATCCTTGCCCTGCATTTCTAATAAATGCGTGTTCAGGTGAGATTCCTGCGGCACTTAAACTTATTCCACTATCATTGTATGCAAGTCGTAAGTTATCTCCGTAATCAGAGAACTTTTCTAGTATAGGTATACGTGTTGTTGCGCCACTGTTAACTACAGTTGCTCCACTATCATGTGCTTTTGCACTAGTTCCTAGTGTGCCTCTTGTACAGAACAGTAAGTTATTACCACTTATGGCACTGTATTCTATTCTTTCACTTCCTATATACACTACTCCTGGTACTTCACCTGTTCCATAAACTGTATCAGGATTATCTAACTTGGTTGCATCTGTTACAGGAATAGTTGTATCTAAGCCAGTCACTGCGGCTGTGGTAGTTGTTTTGTTTGTATCTACAATAACATTACTTAGTTGAATATTATTTGGCATATACATACTCATTCTATATGTTCTACTGTCAGATGTCAATTGACTTCCTTCTGTAAATGCATATGGAGAGGACAGTGCATATGATTTCACTAGATCCGCATTATTACCAGTAATAAACATGTTATGCCCGTCGGGTGAAATATGTATACCTGAAGGATTGCCTCCAATAAAATAAAATTCTTCATGTGTTGCTGTTGATATATCCCATGGTGTGGTAAGTTTCCATAAATCTACACCATTACCACGTGTGCCTACTACAAACAATCTTTTACCGTCGGGACTCCATTCTATACCAAATGGTTCTACGTCTATAGCGGTCATAGTCAAATCTTGATTGAATGTTGCTGTTGAAATATCAAATGCACTGCTTAAATTGTATTCATATATCTTGTTATTTTGATCACCTGTAATGTACATTTTAGTGCCATCATCTTTAAAGTCAAGTCCAAAGTTATCACTGTCTACAGTTGTAACAAGTGTTTGGGTAAAACTTGCAGTTGATACATCAAAGCCAGTTGTTAATGCATACTCGTGAACATTACTATTTCCTGTACCAGTAACAAACATTTTTGTACCATCACTATTAAACTTTACTGCGGTTGGATTTGGACATTGTGTAACTGCATAACTGTCTACAAAAGCTACTGTAGAAGTTAAATCAAATCCTGTTGAAAGAGTATATTCATTTACATCATCTCCAGTTGTACCAATAATAAACATTTTTGTTCCGTCAGTGTTAAATGTTATGCCTCTAGGATTGGTTTCTTGAGCATTTACACTATAAGTTGCACCTGCTGTGACTGTGCCTGGTAAGTTTGTTTGTACAGCAATTGCAATGTTTTCTGTAAAATCAGTTGGATACAATTCACCATCACAGTATTGATATCTTGGATTAGCAAATATATCACCATCTGCGATATTATCATAACTTGAATCAAGTGTAGTAAAACTGCTTTCATCAATATTGGTAGCAGTAGTTTCCATATCTGTTGTGAACAATCCGCCATCTAATATTTCGTCCCCATTCCACTCACATAAAGTATGGTCATTGTAAATCATAGTAATAGCAGTCTGTCTAGATACTTCTTCCATTTCTGCCATAGTTGCTTCTATGTGTGTGTTGCTTTCAGTGAGATCTAATAGCTTTGTATGGAATGGTTTAATACTTTCAAAATAATCTTCAACTACACTTATCTGATATCTTTGGTATGTCTCTTTGTTTGTTAGTAATGGATGTTTTACTCTTAGTTTTACATAACTGGTTTTAAATGCAAAATCATCTGTTGTGTTTTGTAAAATTGCACTGTATAATAATTTAAACCACATTCTATTGTACATTACTTTGTGTCTATGCACAAAAATTTCACTTCGTAATAGATCCATTAGTTTGCCTATTACGTCATTTGATCCACTATCGTAAGGTAAAACGCCAAATCCACCTGCATCAAAACCATGTCCAAATTTACTTTCTAACCAAAGTTCTTCACTTAGATTGACAGTGGCTTTTTCCATGCTTACAAGTTTATCTACACCACCTGTAAACAAAAGCATCCTTTGTCTGTTTATTCCATCATTACCTTGATTAGTTTTAATTAAAATATAACTACCATCTGGAATGTTTCCTATAAAATTTAAACGATCAGTATCACTATCAAATGTAAAATCAGCTACAGTGTTTGGATTAAATTCAAATGTTACGTTACCGTCAGAATCTCTTTCAACAAGATTCCAATCAACTAATGTAACGTAATCTTTAATATTGTAGGTTACATTACCTTTTTCAAACGTTGCATGGAAACAGTTTTTCCAATTTACTACTTCGTCAATTAAGTTAACTTCTCCTAGTAGATCATTTACTGTAAAGACAAAATTTTGTCTTGCTTCTGCAACATCTCTAAACAAACTTTGTCTTGGTCTAATCAAATGACCATATCTATTGTACGGATGTAAATTATAATCAGGTAGGTGTTGTCCTCTCCATATTTTTATATCATCTATTTGTGTTGTATCATCAAATGTAAAATCATAAATCTGTTGCCAATTTGTCATTGCTGTATCCAATGCTGGATCACTGCCTTGATTTGATGATTTACGACTGATGTAATATTTTCCGTTTCTTATTACCACTGCATCTACTGAGTAACTTGTACTGTTACTCCAAGTTGAATAAGTTGTATCAAATGTATGATTATTAAAACCAGCTAGACTGTCACGCATTTTAATGTGCAAATATTCTGGAATATAGCAATTAGGATCACCTTCACCTAGTAAAGTCCAATCATTTAATGGCATGCTGTTTGTTGCTGTGTAATTTTTAGTTACCTGTACAACTGTGTTTTTCGTTACAAAGTTACTGACATTGTTTAACAACAATTGATTAGACAACGAAGGTGCCGCCCATGCTATGTCAAATGCACTAGGATTTTTTAGTATCTGTGATATTTGACTTACATTGTATTGTCTAATACCTGCATAGTTAAGTTTATTCTTTACCCAAAAGTAATATACAACTTCGTCACGTCTTGTTTTTGGATTGTAGTATGTTTGTTGTGTCCAATTGTAAACTTTTTCATTATTGACTATTGTAAAGTATGCTTCACCACTGGCTTCTTGCCCATCTATAATAATACCATCTTCTACTGCTTGAGACCAAAATTCAGGAAGCACTGTGGATCTTGTCCACTCGTATACATCTATGCTTGCACCAGGAAATAGTCTCCCCCAATTGGTTTGTTGATATTCAATAATACTTTGTTCGTAGTCTAAATATACGGCAGTGCTTAAATCCCACCAACGTACTCCCACATACTCATCTTTCCAAGCATTTAGATTAGTCATTTCGCCATTTAGTGTATTATAGTTGTAACTACCAATATCATTTATTAGTTTGTAATCTATTTCTTTGTCAATAAATCCAAATATAATACCTTTGGCAGGATCCCATATTTCTAAGTTAGCTATACTGGTCCTGGCTCTTGCATCATAAAGTTTTACTTGTAAGTTTGTTGTTGGTAATGATTGGGCTTGTCCTGTACGAGTTTGAGTAAAGCTACCATTGTGATGTCCATTTGCATCAGTATAGTCACCTGACCAATTATATACTGCACTTTTATCATAACTATCGTCGTCAACAAATATATTAATCTTATTCAAACTGTTATTCTGTCTTACTCCGTTGAAATTATATTTGTGTACACCATTTACTTTTAAGTTGTATACTGTATCTAATTCTGTCTTACTACTAAATCTTACAGGACGCAACGGGTAAATGTTTCCAAGTTTACCTTCTGATTCTATATATTCATCAATGAAAAATTTTGCATTGTTTGCACTATCAACAAATGTAACTTTGTGTATTCCGTCTATGCTTGGTGTAGTTGTACTACCTCTGATTAATACATAATCTCCTGCAACTAAATTGTGTGCTTGTGTAACCGTGCTTGGTGAACGTGCTACTGTAACCTCTGCGTCATCAGCATTTGTTGGTCCGGCACATGCATTGCTAATATACATTCCGAAATCCATAGTTTGATAAACTTGATATCCCTTATTGAAACTGCCAAACTCACTGTCGTCTGCAACCCAAATACTAAAAACATTAGGATCATTTGTCATTTCTTTAAACACTTCAACGCCATTTACTATTGCATTGAATACATTACTGACTACACTAGTTGCCGCTGTATATGTTTGTGCAGTTAAACCTACAGTTGCATTGCTTGTTCCTGCACCAATTACTAGGGTTGAATTATTACTGGTCAACTTTAATCTATTGTTACTGTTACTAGCTGTAACACCACTGATTGTTGTTGTGTTAATTTTATCAACAATGTCATTGATATCTAGTGCAACATTTATTGTTGTTGATGTAGTACCAGCTGGAGTTACACCTGTTGTTAAACCTACAATGCTGTTTGCAGTACCAGTTCCTATAAACAATGAACTTGCACTACAATTAATTTGCAATAAATTATTATTTGCACTATTGACAACTGCTGAAATATTTGATATACCAGCATCATTAATTTGTTGCACCACTTGTGCTAAAGTTAAATTAGGATTAGTCACTGTAGTGCTACTAGTGCTGGTGATTGTTTCTGTCGCACTTTGAAATCCTACATCAGTATTAGCTGTGCCTGCACTAATTACCAATGTAAATTGAACAGCAGGTGTGCTAGTAGTTTTTACAAGTCTTAAAAAGTTACTGCTATTGCTAGCTGTAAGATTTCCAATACCTGCACTGTTTATCTTTTGCACAATATCTGCTAGTGTGTATGTTTTGAATGTAGTACCACTTGTTGTTGTAACCACAGTAGATGTTGCTAATACTACTGTTGGATTTGCTTTAATATATGTTGCAAATGCCGCAATATGAGTTCCGTTGTCAATTGCGTTTTGTGTTGCTGTAATATCTGAACTTGCTACTACGCTTGTACCAGCCAGCACATCTATCGCAACATAACTTGTGCCTTGATTTGCATTTATTATTGCTACATCACTAGTAATTAATGAGCCTAATTGTGTTTTGTATGCTGGGTTTGTATTGTATGCATTTAATAACAGTGTTAAATCAATACCTGCATTGCTTGGATTAAAATAATCTGTCATAAATGTTGTCCATGCACTTGCACTGTTAGCACTTACATATCCAAGTCTCAATGACTCTAACGCATTAATTCTATTGGTTGCTAGTGTTGTTACGTTGCTTAATCCGTTGGCATTGAAAGCATTTTCCAAAGCTGTTTGTGCCGTAATATTGTTTGTTGTGCTTACTGTATCATCAAAAGTAATTGTATTACCATCAATGATTAATGTTTTAGTAGCACTACCAACAAAACTTGGATTGCTTACTATACCATCTTTGGTGATGTTGTTGTATGTAACATTGCTTGAACTGTTTTGAAAAGTTATTGTACTGCTTAATGCACTGGTTGCACCTAGTATTAATGTGCTTCCGTGTGTGACTACATTGCTGGTAGCAATGTCTTGTGTTCCAATTTTATTAATTACATTCAATGTTGTTTGTGTTGTGGACTTTGTTAAACTTATTGTGTTTCCGTCTATTATTAGTGTACCACCACTTGCAGGAACTATAGGCAGAGTAATTGTACCTACAACTTCGATTGGTTGACTGCTTGTTGCTAATCCACTGTATCCTTTAGGATCAACCATTTCCCATGTACTTCCGTTATACATGATTTGATCATTGAACTTGTAACTTACATTTGTTTCCCAAGGTGTAGGTTTTTCCCAATCACCAGTAAAGTCATACTCACTGTTTATTGTATTTGGAAAAGCAAGTAAACCTTCTCTGTTTAAAACTTTGAAATCTGCTTCTGTAAGCAATGGTAATCCTGCACTTACAAAATCATTTGCAAATGCATCTTCTGCTGTAATACCTGTTTCAGTATATGTTTTGACTGCTCTAGTATCAAAATAATCTCCTGGTGTACCTGTTACAAGTAAAGGACTTTTAGTATCAATATCAATTGTTGTATCTGTAAGCACATCATATTTTTGTGTGCTAAAAAATCTTACAGGTTGTGGACTTGTGATTAATAAATCAGGAGTTAATTCAAACTCTAGTGTTTCTCTGCTACGTGTATCTCCAAAGTCACCCATTCGTACAGCCCATTCTTCATATAGTTCACCTGTACTATCTCCATCAAACAAACCTTTGTTTTTTAAAAAAGCGTCCAAAGCATATTTTGTACCTTTATATTTGTAAGTACCTTTTACAAATTCAAATAATGAATCTTCGTCAAGGTCCAAATTGTTTGCCCAACTGGGTGGATTATATCCTATATTAAATCTAGCTACATCACTTACTTGACTGTTGCTCAAAGTTTTAGTTCTACCTAAATATTGATCTGTTTGTTCTGCTAAACTATCAAAGTTAGAAATTATAGTATTGTCAGTAACAATAAATCCAGGACTGTAAAATTTTCCGTTCCAATCTTTTGTTCTACTTCCGTTCCATTGGATTCTTTTATGTCTTTGACCAATACTTGCATTGTAAATTGTATCATCAAAATTAGTGGTGTTGTCAAAAACTATTAGATGTTCTACACTTGTTTTATATAATCTTAAACCAAATATCTGTGTAGTAGATTTTTTGACTTTAAAAGTAGTATCACTGCTAGGAATCATTAAATTTCTATCAATTATCAAATCAGTTGGTTGTATTTTTTGACCTAATTTATTGTTAATGTTGAATATACCATCATACTTTGATTCTAAATTATCAAAGTATCCATCAGCTCCGTCGTTAACAATTATCTTGCTGTTATCTGGTATTAGATAAAGTGTATCTGTTGTTGATCCTATTGCATAGTTTATAAAATTACTAGCACTACCTCTCCAATTTTGTGTAAATCCTTGTTGTGCTAGACATTCACCATAACCTAAAAGAAAATTATATACGTCTTGCATTGTTGGTAGAATTGTGTTATAATTAAGTATAGTTTTAGTTGTTGCATATTCGTTGTATCTAAATATATCAACACTGAATGTTTGTTTAATAGGCGCACTAGCTGTATTTGGTTTGAAATATTCAAAAAACATTTTGTCATTATCATAACCATTTATTTTGTATCCTGTTGCTACTTTATCTACAATTACGCCACTAATAAAATATTCAGCAGTTGGTTTGCTGTTGAATAAAATTGTAGTAAAGTTTTCCTCAGGTACAAATACTCTGCCTTTATCTTGGCTACTTTCCAACATGAATTTTTGATTGTTGTTTACAAAACCGCCTGCTTTTACAATAGGATTAAAATCCATACTGGACATTCTTGTTTGTATTGTAGTGCTACCAACATTTAATGACTTAGCAAATTCAATCACAGCATTTTGTAATCCACCAAAATATCTCTTAGGTTCTTCTGCAAGCACTGTTTCTAGCACTGCTGATCCACTGCTTAATGTTAGCTTTGGATTGTTGTAATAGTCTTTACCTGCGTTTGTTACACTTACACTGACTACACTACCATTCTGCACGAAAGCTGTTAGTGTTGCACCACTACCAAAATTATCATTTATAACAATAGTAGGAGCACTTGTATAGCCTGTGCCTCCGTTTTTAACAATGACGCTTTCAATTATTTTTCCAGTTTGTAATACTCCGCTTACACCAGTAGCTTTAAAGTTAGAAAGTTTTTTACTGTCTACACTATAAATTTGAGGTTTATCATATGATGTCAAATCTTTTGTAGATCTTTCATTAAGTTTAAAATAATTGTTCACAGCAATTAAAGGTCTAGTTTTTGCTAGTGATAAAAACTCTGCTATTCTATATTCAGGACTGCGTCTCCATTCTGCTTCTACAGGTCCCCAATCGCCATATACAAAATCTTTTGTTCTGTTTGCTAAAGTTGGCGTACTCACTACGTTTGCAGTATCAGGATCATTTAATGTAGCTGTGTTTGTTACCAAAGTATTGTTTGCCCAGTCATAGTTGTCATAGCTGTAATTAATATCAAAAACATCATTAGTGCTAGGATCATTGACTTTACCATATCTTAATGCAGTAATCAATGCAGAACGTTTTGGTGCATTTGTCCAACTGTAATAGGTATTCCACCATGTAGGTTTTTTGTTATGACCTAACATTTCCCAAGGATGTGTATGTGGTCTGTCTGTGTTAAAGAAATAATGATATATTCCTCTCCAACCACCTATGTTTGGACTTACACTTGAATAGTTCCATGTAAACTTATCAGCACCACTGTAGTATGTTGTGCTTTGTAGGTCTGTGTAACTATTTGCTACTTTCCATTTATTGAATTCACTTACAATTGAATTCTGTATTTGTGTCCAACTATATCTATTTGCCCTATGTGCATTAGGCATATAATTTTTGATATTGTCAACATTATCTAATGTAGAATTCAAGTTGTTGTATATACGACACTCTAAGTCAAAAATTGCGGCATCAACTGGATCATATCCAGCTTTGCTTCTATCATATATTTCTGTACCTTTACGGATATGTATACTTCCATCGTGTCTGGTTATTACATTTGTTGTGGCTGTGCCATTGCTAGACTCACTATAATCTGATCTTAATTCTGGTGTGTAAGGTTTGATTAATCCAAGTTTTACCGCACTGTTAGGTACGAAACTTACACTGTCTCTTTTATACCATCTTATGTGTGTTTTTGCTACTCCACTAGAAGGATATGCTACTGAACCAGTGATAGTAACTTTATTACTGTCTAGTGTATAATCAATATCTTTAATTAGTGATCGCCAGCGTAGGTTGCCTGCACCATCATCATCTTGCACCCAAACTTGAACATGATTTTCTGTATCATCATATGTATTAACACTTTGAGGCAAATCAAAAACTTTTGTCATTGTTGTTTGAAAACTGTAATCTTTGCTTTCATAATCTCTATACAATGCCATATTACTTTGTGCAAATTGCATTTCTTTATTTTTGCCAAGATTCATTTCTTCTAAAATCTTATCAACCATTTCATATGTGCTTTTGGTAGTATCCAATGTTTTGTGGATTTGTACAGCCTTGGTTGCAAATTTTTTCAAAAACATGCTGTAATTATTGCTTGCATGTTTTATACTTGCATAAAGATTTGTATCAGTATCCATAAGTAATTGACTTAACAATTCTGTACTGTATGGTTGTTGTCTAATTGTACCGCCAAACTCATGCACATGAGGAAGATTTCTATAATTGTTTGTGCCAAAATAACCACCAGTAAAACCTGGAATACTTGTCATCTGTTCACGCATGTGTTCTATTAAATCTCCAAATGTAATATTTGTAAAACTATTATTTTGTGGATTCAGCAAGTGTGTGTCGCTAGCTTGTTGAAATCCTTCAGCTGAATCACTGTAAGTGTTGTGTGTATGATACTCTACTTCGTAAATATCATCTACTGCTAGTCCGCCATTTATTGTCAATATATTATTGCTTAGTGTATAGTTACTGGTTTCTATTCTATTTCTAAATACTTTTATATCAGTATCATTTGCAATAGTATTAAAGTAAATTACACCAAACGAATTAGGAGTTGCTGACAGCCTATATTTGATAGCAGTCACAGTGGGAGAAGTTACTACTATGGTAAAATCATTACCACTACCTGCTGTGCGTGTCAATCCACTACCTATTGCTGAACCGTCTATGTTTACGAATTCAACTTCTGACTGGGCGAACTGTGTTGTAATATTGTATGTGGTATTAGTTGAGAAAAATAATTCAGGATATTTGCCATTGACATCTGTCAAAACATTTGTTAATCCTGTATCCTTTTGTGTCTTTACATTAATAAATCCATGACGTTTGAACATTGTAACATGTCTATCAGTTGCAAAATCTGTATATCCTAAATCAAATACCATTGGCAATTGAGAGTTTGCACTTGTAACAGTTTTGCTTATTGTTCTCTTAACAGGCTGTCCGCCTCGCACCAAACTCCAACCATTAAAAGCATTGCCATCGAAATCTCTATAAAAATATTGTCCTATTATTTCTTGGTTCAAACTTCTAAGTCCATCACTGCTTACTTTTGTGTATGTAAATCTATTGCTAAGGAATGGCATGCTAAAATTCAAACCTGGACTATTGCCATAATCAGCATAGCTTGGACTAAATCCTAATGCGTCATCTTTTGCATTTGAATCATTGTGTACGTAATCAAATATACATGCACCAGTAAAATTATTTTCAGGATATACAGTTGTGTTACTAAGTATTACTCCATCTAAATCATAAAGCTCTGCGAGCATACCTTCACTTCTGTGTGTTTTTTGTTGACCATATACCCAAGTAGTGCCATTGTGATACCATTCACTACCTCCAAAGGCTTTTGCTTCTTCACCATCATCAAACTTTGTTGTGTTAAATGCATTTATGACAACAACTTTATCATTTGTAACTATGTTAGTACTGGATGGTCCAAAAATTTCTGTAAGTGTAATTGAACTGCCTATTCCACCTACTGTAAATATTTTTTCATTGTAAGTTGTATTACCGTTTCTTAAAAACAAAATACTATCACCATTCTCAAGCTCTTGAGGTGTTATCTGTTTCCAATATTCATAGTTCTCACCATGTATAGGATTTCTTGCTGTAATATGATTTTTGATACATTGCCAGTAAGTACGTTTTGTATTTGGAGAAGTGCCAAGGTCAACATAGTATTGATCACCTACTTCTGAACCTCCTACTCCTGCCGTCCATGCTGTATTAATACCTGTTATATTCCAGTCATACGCTGTTTGACCTACAATTGCTGTAGCAGGATCGATTGTATTGTCTTCAATCAAATACGTTACATTTGCAATATGTCTTTTACCAAAGTTATATTTTTCAATACTAGCTTTGTATTCAATGATTGGTCTTACAGCTCTTACGCTGTCTTTTAAATAATCAGTATCAACTAAATTTTCAAATGTTATAATTGCTCTTGCGGTATCTTCATGTACCCAAAGGTTACTTCTTGCCCAAGCACTTTGGTCTGCTGAATATCTTTGCTCAACTACATAATCTCTTGTAGTCATTTTATATTCTTGTAAATCAAATGGTCTAAAGTCAAAACTACTTGCAGTTTCGTCAAACCCAGTTGGTTCTTGACTACTGTAAACTGTATGATTAATCCAAACTCTATCGCTATAACTACCTTCTACCTGTCCACTTATAAACTGTCTTGTAAGTTTTATACCATTGGCATCACCCACACCATCAACTATATAAATGTCGCCTACTGGATAGTTACCACTTGTACTCTTAGAATAAAATGTGTGTATTTCAATTTCATCTGTCAATGCAGGAGCTGTTGCGAATGTAACTACACCAGTTGCACTGTTATATGAATAATGTGTTGTTAAAGTCTGTAGTAAATTATTTTTGTAAACTTTTAATGTTTGAGCTGTAGTTACTGTAGCAGTAAATGTTGTGTTGCCTGAACTGCTTTGAGTAAACCTATCGATCTGTGTTGGCATAAATCTAATACGCATACCATTTTGTAGTGCAAGTGTATTGCTTGTACTCAAAGCAGGAGTTGTATAGTTTACTTCACCTATCAGTGTATCAATATCAATTATATCAGTACTAGTTGCTTTGATACTTGCTGGAGGTAATGTGTCTAATAACCAAAAATATTTGTGATAGTTAATAAACATATCATAGTTTATAGGTATATCAAGTGTGTAACCTTTTTCATTTAAAAGTTTACTATGATTGTTAATATCAACTTCGTTGTATTTTAACGTGTTTAATAAATCATTGTAAGGCAAAACCTGTGTAATTGCATTTTGGTTTGTTTGATCTTTGTTTACCAATGCAGGTACAAATTGATAATTATCATCTGCTCTGCTGTCGTCAATGTAACTTGTGTTAACTGTGTCTTTGAAAAACTTCTGTCCTACATAATTTTTTACAGGTTGTAAACTACCTGTTGACAGCAATTGTTCCAGTGTTGTATCTAAAAACTGTTTGTTGACTTCTGTTTGGAAAACATTTGGTAAAAGACCAGTTATGTCTCTTGTACCTGTAAATTTTTTGCTTGCACCAGGAGTTGTAATTAGTGGTGCTACAATAGGATTTGCTTTGCGTTCGCTCATTAGTATCCGCTCCCTGATGAACCACCACCGCCAGAACTACTACTTCCTCCGCCGGTAACACTTACGCTTGCACTTTCAGCAATTGTTGTACTGTTGCCAGTGATGCTATTTGCTACAACAATATTATTTGATTTTACTACGGGTAAAAATAATTCATCTCCAAAACTTGTAATTTCAAATAAGTCTCTAGATTCTGTTTCACTACCAACTGGTTGTATGGTAATTTGACTTATCTCTCCAACTAAATTGTTATGAATATATGCCGCCATTTCAGTAAAGTAAAAATCTTCTCCAAAATCCCAATTGTTAATGTTAAAGTAATCATTTATAAGTGCAATTACTTTTTGCTTAACTTCTGTATCACTTAATGTGCTATTAGTAGTTTTGGTCACATTAAACCTAGCTTGTAACTCACCACTTGCTAAATCACCAAACAAAATTTTATATTTTACAGGTCTGTAAATTACTTGGTCACTAATTGATTTTTTGGTTTCTAAACTTGTAAATAAATTTGTAAGTTCACTAATAGTTGGTGGACTTGGTTTTGTTTCACTTCTACCATCATAGTTTGCCCAAGTTCTAAAATCACTGTCATAACTATTGAGTAATACATAAGTGTCTACAATATTTGTCACTGACGGATCTATCAAATTAAAGATATCACTTATTCTGTCATACTGCATGTGCAGGTTTGCTTTACCATTTACAGTTGTTGATCCACTAGTATCAAATACAGTATATTCAAATCCGTCAACTGTTTTTGTACCTAACTTAATTGTTTGTCCAGCAAGTACTTTGTTAAAACTTTCTGGATCAGTAGGATAATCACTATTATCAGGATCAGCTACTGTAACTCTTACATTATGAGGATCTGTATAACCATCTTGATATGTAAAATATCCAAACAAGTTAAACTTATAATCTTTTCCTAATGGAGTTGCATTAGTATCAGTGGTTTTATTCATGCTTAAAACTTTAATACAATCTCTTTGTGGTTTTTGCGTTTCACTGCTAAATGTTTCATTAAAATTTAAATTACCAAACTTTAGTTTTTGTGTGCTACCAAATACCATCTGTGTTCTTCTAGTCAACACTTCCCATTGAGTTGAACTATAATTCAACCTAATTAACCAACTGTTATCTCTGCCAGTATTTGTATTATCTGCTTCGTACTGTCTACTCCATTGTGTTGCTAAATTATTTGCTGAAGTATTAGCAGGAATATTTGCTGTTTCGATTACTTTCCATTGTTGTGCATTTGCATCATATCTTAGTGCAAAACTATTTTGTGCATTTATTTTGCTAACAACATCTGCTTTTGTTGTTGCATCTAAATCTGTATTAATGACAGGTACTATTCTATTGACTCTTGCACCTGCATTGATAATGCCACTTAATACTACTGCGCCTTTACCTGTGTTGTCTATACCTGTTGGTGCACCAGCACTATCATCATCTCCAATTCCGTCTTTGTAAAGTCTATCTATTTTTACCCATTGTGTTGGAGCGTCTAAAACTGTGGTAGTAGCTGTAGCATTGCTACCTCCTCCACCTGATATTGTGACAATTGTGGTTGCATCATATCCACTTCCGCTGTTGTTAACAACAATGTGGTCAACTACACCTGCTTGAACAACTGCTGTAGCTGTAGCGCCTGTGCCACTTCCACTTATGGTAACAGTTGGAGCACTTGTATATCCAGTACCGCCTTCTACTTTGGTAATTGCACTAATATAACCTGTCTTAAATGGTGTGCTTATAAATTCAACCAAACTGTTAAGACTTGCTTTTTTCAAACTGTTGGTTTGTGTAAGTCCTACTCTTTGCACATATGCAGTTCCGCCTGTGTTGTAGGTAAAATATCCACTGCATCCATTTGCGCCTTTTGTAATTTGATTCCAACGAAACACATTTGTTTCATCATTTAATGTTGAATTTACAACTGTAATACCTGCTGTAGTATCATTGAAGTCACTTTGACCATTATACCCTGTGCTTGAGTATCCTTGTCTATTATAATAAAAATTCTTTAGCTCAGGATTACTTAACAATGGTTTAATATGTAAATCATAAATTTGTGCGCCTGACAATGTTGTAGGCATACTGATTAGACTTCTATTTGTTACATTGTTTTCATATACGTAGCCATCATCTGTATACTGTGTAGCATCATTGTATGTTGCTGTTGGATCATATATGTCTCTAAATCTACTGTGTCCGCTGTGTACTCTATTGATACTTTTTATCTTGCTAATATTCTCACTTACTGTCACAGGAAAAATACTATAGTCATCTGCTGTAACCATTCTATCCTGTGTAGAAAAATATCTTGGAGCATTCGCCTTAATACTAGCAATGCTTTCACGTTCGCTTGCATTTGTTACATTTGTTTTAAGACTGCAAATAAAGGTAGCATTATAATTGTTTCCGTCACTGCCAACATATTCTACAGTTAAATTTGTATTGTTAAAATTATTAGGTTGTAATGAATAAGTTAGATTTAATCCAGTTCTATACCACACTCTTATTATACCACGTGGAATGTTACCAAAGTTACCATCTCCAAAAATAATACTAATCTGATCATTTTCTCTGCTTGCAATTGTATAAACATCTCTGATATTATTTGCTTTCGCATTGAAGATAGTATTTGCGCCAAACTGTTTGTCTACTCTTGTCCAGCTTTTTTGCACTGTGCCTACTTCGTCTATTGTTTGCACCCATACGTTGCCACTTGCAACATTTTCAGAATTAATGTCCAACACAATATTAGAAATGCCTTCGTCGATTGTAAAGTCTTGATATTCTAAACTGCCTTGTTTAAAACCTACAAAAAATCCTGTATCAGCACTGGTGTTGCCACTATTATCATTTTTATACAATAAATCTACTACACCATACGGATCTGGTGTTTTCTCTTCAAGTGTTTTTGTTGCAGTGTTTGCTTTTACACTGTAGAAACTAAAAGTTGTACTTCTATTGTTTACTAAATTTTGAAAATTTCTTACTGCAATATTTGAAATACTGTTTGTTCTGTAAATTTCATTGGTGATACCACCACTGCTAAATTTGCTGAATGGAGAACCATACTGACTGCTAGATTGAAATATTGCATTCATAATTGTTAAAAAGTTTTGATAACTGTTAGGGTCTGTGCTATCATCAAATTGCACACTTACATTTGCTAAACTTTGGCCACTTGCATCAAATACATTTTCATTTGTTTTTACACTATCTATTTTAAGATAACCGTTAGCAACTACATTTCTGGTTGGAGTATATCCTAAAAATTCAGCAATACGTAAGGCGCTTTCTCTGCGTTCTGCTGTGCTTAAATAATTTTCTCTGCTGGCTAGGTCTGCTCTAAATGCTAAGTTGTGACCTAGAAAAGCCATAAGTTCTATTAAACTTACAAATTCACTTGAGTTGATCCAGTCATTGTAGTTTTCTGGATAGTTTTTGTTTATGTAGTCCACCATTGCGTTTCTTATGGTTTCATAATCATACGCTTGGAAGTTTGCTTCGCTGAAACTTTCGTAAACAACGCTGAAGTCTTCTGCGGCAAATAAACTACTTTGTCTTGCGCCTTGTGCCATTAGTTCTGCTCACCTGTATATGTTAGAAACAGTTCTTCTGCTGTTCCTGTATCAATGTATTCTAATCGAACACGAACTTCTAAAGAATGTTCGTCTGTTTTGTTAAGTATAGCTTCAATATATTTCCATCTAGGATCATTGTTTACAATTTCTGTAATATCCTGTAGTGCATCTTGTTGTGTTGTAATATCCAAGGGTTCAAATACTAGTTCAGGTAGTATGCTTCCAAACTTTGGATTCATTACTCTTTCACCTTTGCGTGTTTGCAAATGATTCATTAGATCTCTCTTAGCAAGATCAACATCTTCAAGACGTTTACTGCCTGTTATTTGATCCACACTGCTATATCCTATATAAGTTACCATACTAATATTTATTGCAAAATTAACTACACAGTTTATATTTTTATGATAGTTTCAATATAATCATCAGTTGTTAGTGTTTTTGTAACAGTCAGTGTTGTTCCACTTACTGTAAAGTCAAACAAATGTTGTATTATATCACCATTAACGATGACTTGTAGCTTTTCAACAGGTGTCATACTAGGTGCTTTATTCAATGTGAACGTACTTGTACCACTAAAGGTAAACGCTTGTCTAATCAATGACTTTGTGTATTTGTTTGATATGTCTCTTTTTATACCTTCTGGTGTAAAAGGCAAAAATTTAAGTGTTTCAGCATAGTAAGCAAATCTAGCTTTTCTTAAATCACTTGTTGTTAACAAATTCTTTTCGTTTTGATCACGCATATTAAAGATGCCGTTGGTTCTCATCCATGTTCTGTTTTTATTTTTACCATAATCTGCTAATCTTAGCACTGTAGCCGATTTTATACACTTTTCGTTGTTGATATCACTGCGTTTTATCATATCAGCTACTGTATCATATGCTTTTGTTTTTAGATGTGGTAATAAATTGTACTGTCCTTCTACTGCATCTACATAAAATATTTTACCTGTAGCCCAATTTAATAAAACTAAACCATCATAAACACTTTGGCTAATACGTTTTATGCCATTTGCTTCTATTTGATCTTTTACTAGTTTTTGTTGCTTGTTAAATTCAGTCGTCCATATGTCATATGCTTGTTGTTCTGTTATTCCTGTATCAACACTGCTTTCACCATATGCAAAACCGTTATAACCAATATACCTAGCAAAATTAAGTGCAACTGATTCACATGCATCACTTGCATTTACACTATCTATTTCTAATTCTGTATGATACAAGTGATGACTTTGTACAATAAAATCATCCCATACAGTTTGATAACGTCTTGCTACAGTATCTAATGACATTAAAATGCACCTCCATTTCTAGGATTGGTATTTCTGTTGGGTTTTTCATATCCACCAGTTTGTGTTGTACTGCTTTTTGGATTATTAGGAGCACTTTCATTACTATTTTGTATATTAGCTATATCGATATCTTTTCCTGCTAAATTAAGATCACTGCTAGCGGCACTTGCAATTTTTGTTTGCTGTTCTGTGTGTCCGCCCCAAGGTTCAGCTTCTGGAACTCTACCTGTAATACTTTGTTTTACAGTTCTATTCACACTTATGTTGTTATTTGTAGTTTTTGTTGCTTCTGATGCTGGCGGTCCATTCAAATCAATTAAGGCGGCAGTAGTTCTACTGTTGCCAACAGCTTTTAGATGTAAATTTAAATCTGTTGTAAGTTTTATATCTTTGTTACTGTGCAAGTTTACTTCACCTGTTGCTGTTTCCATTTTTATTCCATCACTGCCTCTTGCTTTTATATTAATTGAATCAGCATCTAGTGCAAAATCGCCACCAACATGAAAATTTAAATCGTTTTCTGTGTGCATACTGATATCACCGCTACTGTAAATGTCTATTTTACCATCAGCACTGAGCTGAACCCAACTGTTACCTGCTTGATTGATTACATATACTATACCTGCTGTATCATTGAACAGCATTTGAGCACCACCAGCACTGCGTAATCTAACAAGATTACTGTCACCTGCTTGCCTATCTGTATCAGGACTATTACTAAACTCACTTGGCTTTACTGTACCATCATCCATTACAAAACTATGTCCTGTCGGTGTATTGAAGCCAAATACATTACTAGGAGATTCTCTTCTAGCACTACTACTGCTTAGTCCCCTTACACTATCGAGTCCTAAACCTTGTTTTCCCAATGCACCAGCAAGAGGATGTCTAGGTCTTGCATTCTTATCCTGTGTTTTTTGCACTCCAGCATCAAATGTAGGACCAGCAGAGTTTGGTTCACCATCAACAAAACTAACTGCATTGTCAGGATAACTGCTATTTCTTGTTGCATCAGGCAACACACCTATTACTATGCCTTCTTGGTCTTGTCCTGTAAATGCAACCAATACTTCTGTGCCAGGAGCAGGTGGTTGACTGCTCATGCCAAAACTTCTAGTGTGATCGCTAGCTTGATAAGAACCACCAAAAGGTTGTGCTCGTCTTACTCTAGTAAATTTTTGTTTTTCTTCCTTGCTGTCGACTTTGCCTAATCTACCGCCACCGATTATATCTACATACATGTAACCTTCGTATCTATCATCTACTACATCAACTACTTTAGCAAGTTTTACACCTTTGTATGGATTTAAACCAGCAATAGGTTCATCTGTAAATGCTTTAGGTGCTCGTGTGGTAAATCTCTGTTTGTTTAAGTTATCCGTCATCCTAGTTTTTTCCCAAATGTTTGTAACCACTGCGGAGCTGTTACACGTTTTTTTGCATATCCTCCCCAGACAGCTACAGTTCCTTGTCCATACTTAGCCGCATTATCTAAATGGAAAACATTGTTGCCCATATAGCCATTACCTGCTCCAAATCCTGTTACACCTTGTTTTCTAGCTGATTCAAAAACTGATTGTATAAAAGGTAAATCTTCTGCTCTATCACTGCGTAATCTTCTTCTGTTTGATCCAGTCCCAACATACAACGCAACATCTGCCGCATGTCCATTATCATGTCTTCTGCTTGCGCCACCCGGTCTACCAGTTGTATCATCTTGTCCACCACTGCGTACTTGTATGTCTACTCCTGTCTCAGCCGCTACATTTGTCAACATTTGTGATAAGTCTGAAGCAACTGCTAGCTTTCTGACACCTGCAATAGTTGATTGATCTTCTGTGTATGTACCAGATGCACCTCCGTTTAATCCATCTACAGGACCTAGATCAGATTGATCGCCAGTTGATTCTTCTATCACTGGTTCGTTGTTTTCACCATCGCCATTGTCAACTTTTTCATCTTGCTGTTTAAATTCTTCTGCTTGACTTTTAATTGTATTATCAGCAACACGACCGCTCATTAGTTCATCTATAGTAAATCCTACATTGGTGTTTACATCTCTAAATGATTGTAGTGTCATTGTAAATTGACCATCACTGTAGGTTGCATCTACTCTTGTTACTCTGTACATACCAATAATGCCAAAGTTTTGTTCAGCAACGTCCATCAATCCTGATTCTTGATCAGGATAAGTTGGAAAATTCATATTTAAAAAGTAATGAACTCCACCAGTTGCATAGTTTGCTCCTTCAGTACTTGTTCTCATACCTTTAGGTGCGCCTAGCCAATAAGGATCTCCTCTGACAGAAATCATTTGCTGTACTAAATCAGCCATTGAATTTAAATTTATTTCAACAGCACCTAACATAAAAGCACCTTGATTTTTACTGTCTGGTGTTGCATCTCCTGTAGCTTTAGATTTAATTTGATTGTCATCAAATGTCAAAGGTAAAACTTTATCTGTTTCTTCAGGTTGTGCGCCTCCGAGTAATTCACTCTGTGTAATGTAGCGTTTAGATACCGGAGCAAGTTCTCTTGCTGTACCTTGTGGTAAATTTTTATATTCTTCTTTCCAAAGTCTATCTGTTTCAACTTTCTTTTCTGCCAAGCGTTTAATTTCTAATTTATTTCTCGTAATACTATTTTCTAAATCTGCAAATCTTCCTTCGTTGAATCCTGATGCTATTTCTTGTTCTGTTCTAGTACCTCTTAGTTTCTCTAGTTCATTTTGTTTATTACTAACTTCACTTTTTAATTTGTTTATATCATTGGCTAAATTAATTGATTGTCCTCGTAGTATGTTAAGTTCTTCAGTAGGGCCACCTTCTGGAGATACATTTTGAATTCTAGACGTCATATAACCGTGATTTAATGCCTGCAACTGAAAGTAAGTATTCTGTAAACTAACATCTAGGCTTAGGACTTCTGTGTTTAAACCTGTGTAAGTATAATCAAATCTTTTTGCTAGTAACCCTTTTTTAAATATTTCACCAATACGTCGTTTCTGCAAACTAGGATCTTTTAAAACCTGATCATAACTTAAAGGATCGTGTATTAATTCGGATACTACATGCGATTTGATTTTGTATGTCATTTCTTTTTGATATCGTTTTTGTAAGTAGTCATACTTTAGATATTTTGTTTCTGTACGAAAAACATACCACTTGCTTAAATCTGCAAATGTCAATGCTTTAGCTTCACCTTGGTTTGCGGATTCTTTATGAAATCCTCCTTTTGCAGTTGGAAGTTTTCTCATATTATCTGTGTGCAATAAGGCAACAATAATTGCATCACTTACCGCTGTTCCTTTTTCAAATGTAAATGAAAGTTTACCAGTGCCTGTGACACTTGTGCCTCCAAGGTCTGTGCTTGTGCCACCTTGGGTACTAGAACCAAAAGCCCAACTCTTCCATTCTTCGTCGCCGGCGTCAACATCAAACTTATATTCAGTAGGATATGATATAGTCGTACTCTGTGTGACTCTAGACAATTCTTGTTCCATTAATCTTTCTTGAAATGTTTGAAGAAATTCACCAAAAGTACTTGCACTGAATGTGCCCATGTCTTGTTTTAAATGTAACATTTGAGGTCTAAATGCTTCTTGATGTGTTTCTATTAGATCAGCTCTATAGGATGTTGCACCGTCTGCATAATCAAATGTTAAACCAGTCATATTACAAACATAGTAAAATGGACCAACCATATCTTCGTCAACTGTGCCATCAGGATTGTAGCCTATAAATTTTAATTCTAATAGGTAGCATGCATGCAAATGATTTTCTATTCCTAGTCTATTTGCCGCCAGTATAATTCTGTTGAAAAATGTTGCTCCGCCAGGTTCTACTAAATTCATAGAAAACATATTGGCTAAGCCACTTCTGTCTCTATTGCCTTTAAATGCTAGTACTAAAGATTGATTTACAGTTTGTATATTAATTTCTGCTTCTACACCTGATTCTGCCATTACAACAACTCTGTCAGAATCTGGCTTGGCAACTTCTTCAAACCGATGTGCTTGATCTGGATGCACCATCATCATCTTCCACTTGTAGGTGTAAGAGTCGTATCTATTAAGAATGTTATCTTGATAGTAATCAGTAAATTTTAACTTATCTCTGTATCCGGGTGGTGGCATTAGTTAACCCCTGATGGCTTGTATTCTTTTGGAGCTTCTATTTCTATCCCTGCTTTGAAATCCATTACAGGATCTCGTAACTTATCTCTGTTATAGTGTGTAAACACCCACCAAAGTCTGCTGTTTCCGTACATGTCTTGCGCCAGTAAATCTGGTCGTCTATCATATTTTGCTTGTAGCGTAAATGAAATAATCCTGTCACTGAGATTGTCAATAGTTATAGTAGGATTGTATAATTCTAAAAACTTTCTATTCACAACTGTATTAGCATAGTTACTACTATTACGATACTTTAGCATTAGATAAATCCTTCTTTGTACATACTACCATTAATAAAACTATGTGTGCTGTAAACATTCTTTTGTCTATCTGGATTTTGCTGTATACTTAAACCAATAAACATATTCATTATTACAGGAATATTTGTTCCATCTACATCTTTCAAATCTGTCTGACTATCATAGTTAGTGCTGAAACTTTCAATCACAACAGGAACTAGATTAAATGAGTGTTCACCAAATGCACTAAAAACTAAAACAGGTGGCGGAGTACCAGAACTTGGACTATTTCCTAAATCTTTGATACCAAAAAACATTTTACTAATACTGCGTAAAAAATGTATACAAGCAAGTGTATATCTGCCTTCTTCTTCGGTGACACTAGCAAACTGTGCATTCATTTGTATGCTTGGACTAGGTGTATTTCTATATGCATTAAATGTATAATTTGTATGTGCCATATCATAAGGACTGTAATTTACACTTTGACTAAATGTAATGTCAGGTTGATAAGGAAACATAATTCCCCTATGAGGTTGTAAAGGTGCTAGTAAAGGATTACCAGTAAGATAAGTTCCAACTGCACCAGGTTTAAGTTGTAGCTTTGCTCTATTATCTGCATTAATCATTTAGTTTGTCCTGTATAAAAGCATACATTTTTGGATTGACACTGCCAAAAAATTCTCTAAACTTCATCATTTTTTGATTGTCATTCAATGATTCTGATTTCATTGCTGTTCTAAAATCAGTAGCACTCATACCACCTTCTTGTATTGGCACTTCATATATGTATGCTCCTTGGTCGCTAGGCACCATTTCAGCACCTGGTTCATAATCTCTGAGAAACCCACCTCGCTTTAATCTACCAGCATCTTTAGCACTAAAAACTAGCACTACTGCTGTGTTGTTAGGGTCTTTACCAGTAATTGTTACGTCTGGTCTATAAGGCTGTGTTTGTACAACTTTGTTATTAGGTATTCCAAACATACTGCTCATAATCATTTTCTTTTCATCAAACGTAAATGGATCACGTTCTGGTGTCGCAGTTTTGCTGACTGTGGTAGCGATAAATACATTAGCGGAACCAAACTGTTCCACTAGATCCATGTAAACTTTATGATGACCTTTATGCATAGGCTGAAACCTTCCACCATAAAATACAGCAATGTCTGTAGCCACATCTTCTGTCAATTGTGCGTATTTCATTACGATCTCCTATAGTTATATTTATAGTAGAAATAAATGGGTAGTTATTGACAACTCGCAATATAGAGTATATACTGATAGAAATCAAAGGAATAACAATGAGGAAACAAAATTATTTAAACAACAAAGACATGTTAAAAGAGATACACAAAAGCAAATTAAGTTTTTGTAGTGTTGTAGAAGATGATTATACAAGATTTGATGTAATTGTTGAGGACATAGCACACGTAAAAAATAAAGAAATAATTCAATTGGCAAAAGAAAATAGAGCGGCTCAATTGAGTAATCAAGCATATGAAGATGCTTATTGGACATGGCATGGAGATAGTAGTAGGAAAACTAGTCAGAAACCAAAGCAGATTAATTACAAGATAGACCCAGATACAATAAATGAACATGACATCATTTTTAGATTAATGACATTCGAACATGTGCCATTGGAACCAGGTAGAAAAAGCAAACCAAAGACAACGGCTGATCATCATGCAAAATGTAATTTTCCTCCGTTTAAACATTTTGCTTACAAAGATGGCGAGCTTACTGAAGTTGTACGCAGTCATTGGGAAGGTGGTTTTGACAATGGTAAATTCAATGTAGGGCATGGTGCAATCAGTAACAATCTTGCTAAAATGTTTATTAAACTGTGTGAAAGATACAGTATGCGTAGCAACTGGCGTGGATACACTTATGTAGATGAAATGCGTAGTCATGCATTGTTACAGTTAAGTCAAATAGGATTACAATTTAATGAACTAAAAAGTCAAAATCCATTTGCATATTACACAGCCGCTGTGACCAACAGTTTCACAAGAGTATTAAATTTAGAGAAACGCAATCAAAACATTAGAGATGACCTTTTACAAGAAGCGGGACAAATGCCTAGCTTTACAAGACAAATTGAACACGAAATGGCAGAACGTGCCAAATGGGACGAACAGGCGGACAAAGAACGCAAAGAACATGGATTTAACATATGATACCAGAATATATTAGTAAAGAAGAACATACTACAAAATATCTTGTACAAGAATACTTAGATAACAGGACACGAGAATTTCCTAGTCAGATGAAGGAAAACTTTTTGAATCAAGAGGAAATAGATATAATAAACTACTATTGGCTCCATCCAAAAAGAACTCACTTCCTTGATACAAGTATGGTACCTATACAACAACGTATTTTAGATGATCCAACCATTGATAGAACTGCCGAATATAATGTATTTTCAGATTTATATACTAATCCTTGGTGGACAGGGCTAAAAGAAATGCTGTATCCAAAAGTACGTAAATGGTTAGGACAAGATATTTGGATACCTCATTGTCATGTGTTAGACAGTAGATATCCATATGGAATTCATACTGATGCACAACAAGCAGGTTTTAACAATGCACAACACCCAGCATGGACTATCATTGTTCCTTTGGAAGATTACAATAGTAAAACTTATGTATTCAATGAACCAAGTGTATACAAACAGCCAGACGAACATGTTGAAAATTCTTCTAACTTAGATTGGACAGAAATTGAAAAGCAAGATATGTGTGTTAGTGAAGATATATTTGTTAAAGATTTTGAAGCACTTGGAACGCAAAGAAGATGGTTGAAACTGCTTACAATCGACGGAACATTTCCTTGGAAAGCTGGTAGAGCAATATGCAGTGATAGATATAAACTGCATGGTTCTGACAACTATTATAATTATGGTATTACCAATAAACGTGCATTAATAATGTGGACCACACATTCAGGTTGACATCACCCACATCAGAAGCTACAATGATAAGACTATAACTTCTATGAACGGAAAGTCATGACATTTTTTAAACAAGCCGCTTGTTTTACAGATATTCACTTTGGCAATAAAAACAACAGCAAACAACACAATAGAGATTGTAGTGAGTTTGTGGATTGGTTTATTGAACAAAGCAAAGACTGTGAAACTTGTATATTCTTAGGCGATTGGCATCATCATAGAGCTAGTGTTAACGTGAGCACACTGAATCACAGTGTAGAAAATGTAGGCAAACTCAGTCGTGCATTTGAACATGTGTACATGATTATGGGAAATCATGATTTATACTACAGAGAAAAACGTGATCTAAACAGTTTACCTTATGCAGGTCTATTTGAAAATGTAACACTAGTAGAAGATGCACTTGTAAAAGATGATGTTGCACTTATTCCTTGGCTAGTAGGAGACGAGTGGAAAACCTTACAGAAAACAAAATGTAGATATATGTTTGGACACTTCGAACTTCCTTACTTTAAAATGAATGCAATGGTGGAGATGCCAGACCATGGCGGTATAAATGCAGAACACCTACAAGGTCCTGAATATGTGTTCACTGGACACTTTCACAAAAGACAAAATAAAGGCAATGTACACTATTTGGGTTCACCGTTTGGTCACAACTATGCTGACACATGGGACGACGATAGAGGTATGATGAAACTCGCTTGGGGAGGCACACCTGAGTATATTGACTTTGGTGGACCTAGATACAGAACTGTGCCTTTAAGCAGACTAATTGATCAACCCGACTCTGTATTAAATGACAAGACATACTGTCGAGCAACACTAGATATTGCTATCAGTTATGAAGAAGCTAGCTTTATAAAAGAAACATTTAGCCAACAGTACAATGCTAGGGAAATAGCACTTATACCAAGTAAAAAAGAAGAACATGCACAAGACTGGAAAGTAGTTGATGACATTGAGGTTGAGAATGTTGATCAGATAGTGTATAATAGTTTGAACGCTGTAGACAGCGATATGATTGATAAAAAAATTCTAGTGGACATATATAACTCCTTATGATTACATTAAAAGATATAACAATTAAAAATTTTATGAGTGTAGGAAACGTAACACAAGCTGTACGTTTTACTGACAACGGACTTACACTTGTACTAGGTAATAATTTAGACTTAGGCGGAGACGGTAGTAGAAACGGTACAGGTAAAACTACCATAATTAATGCACTAAGTTATGCTATATTTGGCAACGCACTTACAAACATACGTAAGGATAATCTTGTAAACAAAACAAATAGTAAACAAATGCTGGTTACTTTGGATTTTGAAGTAGAAGGAACAAAATATAGGATTGAAAGAGGTAGAAAGCCAAATGTGCTTAAATACTATGTCAACGATCAAAACGTTGATGAAGACGAAGCACAAGGTGAAAATCGTCAGACTCAAGCACAAATAGAAAAACTGTTTGGTATGAGTCACGACATGTTTAAACACATTGTTGCACTAAACACATACACCGAACCTTTTCTCAGCATGAGGTCAAATGACCAACGTGCGATAATTGAACAACTATTAGGCATAACTATGCTCAGTGAGAAAGCAGAGGTTCTCAAAGAACAACAAAGGTTGACTAGAGATGCAATCAAAGAAGAAGAATATAGAATTAAAGCTATTGAAGAAGCAAATTCCAGAATTGAAAAAAGTATTAGTGATTTGGAAAGAAGGCAGAAGATCTGGCGAGATAAACAGACGGCTGATGTCGAAAGTATCAAACAACAAATAAACACACTGGAAAAAATTGATATCAAAACTGAACTGAATAATCATGCATTACTAAACGATTATTTGGAAAAAAAGAATCTGCGAGATCAAGCTGAAAAGTGGAAGTCAAGTATAGAAGCTGACAATAGAAAACAAGACACACTTATAAACAAACTAGAACAAGAAGTTTTATCTTTAAAAGAACACAAATGTCATACTTGTGGACAAGATATACACGATGAAAAACAAGTAACTATTTTGCGTGATAAAGAAGAACAACTCGGTGATGCACGTAATACAGTTATGACAAACACAGAACAACAAACAGAATGGCAACAAGCAATTGACGAATTAGGAGAGCTTGGTCAAATGCCAGTTACACATTACAATACACTACAAGAAGCATTAGAACACCAAAATACTCTCAACAATCTTAACACTGAAGTTAGCAGAACCGAAGGAGAAAATGATACATATCAAGAACAAATAGACACACTCAGAGATACCGGCATGCAAGAAGTAGAATGGGATAATATGAATGATCTAAATGTTCTAAAGGATCATCAAGACTTTTTGTACAAACTGCTAACAAACAAAGACAGCTTTATTAGAAAACGTATCATTGAACAAAACCTACAATATTTAAACAGTAGACTGGCGTACTATTTGACTAAACTAGGATTACCACACGAAGTACAATTCCAGCCTGATCTAACAGTTGAAATTACAGAACTAGGCAGAGATTTGGACTTTGACAATCTAAGCAGAGGCGAACGCAATAGACTGATACTAGGACTAAGTTGGGCTTTTAGAGATGTATTTGAAAGTATGAACACACCAATTAACTTTTTAGCTATTGACGAACTTATTGATAGTGGTATGGATACAAACGGTGTTGACAGTGCATTAAGTGTACTTAAAAAAATTGAACGTGAACGTAACAAAAACATATTTTTAATCTCACACAGAGATGAACTTGTAGGTCGTGTAAACACAATACTACAAGTAATAAAAGAAGGTGGCTTTACTATGTTCAGTAATGATACGGAATTTGTAGATGCGAAGTAGATGGACTATAAAGGGAAACAAAAAAATATTTGAATCTCCAGATGGTGGTAAAACTGTATTTGAAAGAGACATGGGACAACCTCACGATACAAGAAGAAAACTTACTACAGGCGAAAAAGTTTACGGTTATCATCCACAAGAATTATTGACTGCAAAAATTTTACCAATTGACATATTTTATAAACTATTTGGAAAAAAACATGAATGAAGAAGATGATTACATTGTAGGTATGGACGGTTTTAACAACAAAGATTACAAAGGCGATAGTGACTTTCAACATTGGTTAGTACACGAATCACCACTTGTTGATGTAAGTGTAAATGCTGATCCTATTACTTTGACAACATCAAGTATAGATAATCACAACTGGCAACAAACCATGAGCACTAAATTGCCAATTGATATAATGCATACACTATATCCTAAACAAATGAAAGAAGAAGCAGATAATGATTACCTTCCTTTTTGATGTAGATGGTACACTAACTGATGCACGTAAACCTATTAATGTAGAGTTTGAATACTTTATGAAAGACTTTATAATGCGTGGTAATAAATGTATGATTGTAACTGGCAGTGACAGAGAAAAAACTGTAGAACAGATCGGTTTAAGCCTCACTTTACGCTTTGCAAGGGTGTATCATTGTAGCGGAAATCATGTGTTTGAAGACACAAAAGAAGTCAAAAAGAACGACTGGCTACTATCAAAAGAACAGCATGAATTCTTAGAACAATACTTGCATAAGATAAATTATAACGAAATGACAGGCAATCATATTGAACAACGCACAGGCACTGCTAATTTTAGTATCGTGGGAAGAAATGCTGATTGGAATCAACGTGCAAGATATGCACTTTGGGATAGTATAAACAAAGGTAGAGAAACTGTTGCTATGTACTACAACCAAGAATTCAAAGACAGTGTAGCACAAGTAGCAGGTGAAACAAGTATTGACATTTTTCCAGTAGGATGTGACAAAAGTCAAGCAATAAAAGAACAAGAAGGTACAACTATATATTTTGGAGACAATTGTTTTCCAGGCGGTAATGATTTCACAGCCGCACAAGCAAGCACACACTTTTATCAAATTGATAACGGATATAAGCAAACTTGGGAAATATTAAAAAATACATATATTTCGGTTGACAAATAACAAAAACGGCATATATACTAGTTGCTAAACAACACAAATGCAATGGACTTATCAAGGCAAAATAGTAGAAGAAATTAGTGAGGAATACATAGGTTTTGTATACCTTATTACCAATCTCACAAACAATAAAAAATATATCGGCAAAAAGTTAGCAAAATTTAAAGTAACTAAAAAACCCCTCAAAGGCAAAAAGAACAAAAGGCGTTCAACAAAAGAAAGTGATTGGAGAGACTATTGGGGATCCAGTGACACATTGAATGCAGACGTAGAACACTTAGGCCCAGAAAACTTCACAAGAGAAATACTGTACTACTGCACCAGCAGAGGCGAACTAAGTTATTTAGAAGCCAAAGAACAGTTTGACCGTGAAGTTCTTAAAACTGATGAATATTACAACGGCATTATAAATGTACGAGTTGGCAGTTCTAAGGCACTTATCGAATCACTAAACAGACACCAGTCGTAATATAGCTTCTCAGAAAAAAGCATTGAGATTGTATACAAGCTGTACCGTCGGATCTTGCTCGAAGCAAACGAATCAAATGAGTGGGCTCTACTGTGCCATTGTAACCCACGGATAGCTCGAAAGTCGTCGTTATGGCTTAGAGTGTTTCTGCGTTTTAAGCAGTATGTAAAGGGGTAAAGCAAAACCGCCTCTGCCTAGCAATAGGTTTTACTATAACGATGCGTAACTGTAGACGGGGTAATGACCGTTTCGTTTTTTTTGCACTTGGCTGTAACAAGCTAAGTGCGACTGAAAACAGGGTAATAACGAAATTAATCAAATAAAGAAATATCAAACGAAATGAAATGAGTTTGACGATGAGCTTTAGCTCTTCGATACTATAGTTGAGTTGTTATTTTACCTTTGCGTTGATTCATTTGTTGCTTTTGTTTATCTATGTTTTCTTGTAACATTTCTTTGATCTCTAAGAAATCTCTTATAGGCATATCTAATAATTCATTTCTACTAAAAGCACCATTAGTATGAATCTGAACATCATTTATCATAGTTCGATAATTTTTGTTTATGTCTTCGTGGCGTTTAACAAGTTCATCAACTTTTGCTTTGTCATTTTTAGTTAGACTCAATTGTTGCTGAAAAAAAAACTTGGATTATAACTTACTGCACCTTTAAAATCTTTTGCACAATCTCCGTTGCTACAAGTGAAATTAAATTCTCGTTTCATTCCATTGCCATTTAGTTTGGCTTGTTCTTGTTCAAGTTTAGACACAGTGTTTAAATCAACACTGGATAACCAATCCAGTATATGCTGTGGTTCTGTAACTTTGTTTCCGTCTGGAGTTTGAATATACTCAATTCCGTCTTGAACACTTGCTAATCTATATGCGGCAATGTTTTCTACAAGTTGTTTAAATGTGGTTTTTAATTCTTCGTTTGCTCTTTCCTCACTTACACTTATTGCTTGTAAAATTGAATTGGATGCAATTTTTTGAACATTCAATGCATTAACAGCAAACAGTGTATTTGGTTTTAAACTAATAGTAAGTTCTTGCATTTCAACTAGCACGGGACTGGAGTTGTCTTTAATTTGACTGAGTACACTAGGTAAGTCTATCTCAAATTCACTCATTCTTTCACAATGAGTACATCTGCTTTCTACATTCATTTTTTTATCATATGTGGCGGCTCTACTTGCCAATAGTATTACATCAATGTCTGGTAGTGCTAGTTCTTTTGGATTTGGTATGTCTGGGGCAACACTTGCCACCATATCAAATAATGCTTCTCCATTGTACAGTGTATCAGGGATATTCAATTTCATTTCATCAGCAATAGTCATAGGTTTTATACCTATTTCGTCTTCTGCTGTAAGATTTGGTTTTTGCTTCATCCAATTACCTTTGGTTGGTAATTTAACAAAGATTTCTTTATTCCTATAATAGTCTTGTAACGGATTGTTCATTTTTCGCCTATAAATAACTGTATATAAAAGTATTTATCTAATTAAGTGAGCAGTTAATGGCATCTATTGATATACCAAATTTAGGCACTGTTACAGTGAACGACCTTGCGACTGAAGAAACAGCAGATAATATTTTAAAAACACAAAGACAAATTTTAGCAACAATGACAGGTGTCAAAGAAGAAGACAGCCAAGGTAATGTCACACTTGCACAAATACTCAGAGAACAGAAAAAAGATGGTATAGATTCCAAAACAATCAAACAGCAAATGGGCAAATATATTAAAGAAACGCCCAATGCAGTAATGAAGGGATTTGAAACCATTGGTAATAAAAAGATTACTGATGTAATTACACAGACCATGAGTCGGCTTGGTGCACCTGCGGCAGTTAGTACAGCGTTTGGTATGGCTAATCAAGCGGCAGAAGAACTTGGCGAAGTAATGAGATTGAGTGGAAGATTTGGTGTTGATTTCACTTCTGAATTAGCAATGATGAATGCTAGAACCAGTGAAGTTGGTTTAACCTTAGGTGAGTTTACAAAAATGGTAGGACAAGACTCATTAGCTATGCGTGAATTTGGAGATGGTGTACAAAATGGTTCAATGCGATTTTTAAAGCTAGTAGAAAATTTTCAAGCCGCGGCTGAGCCTTTTGGAAACTTTGGTATGAAGACACAAGAAGCGGCAGAATTTATGGCTAAAGAATTAGAAATAAGACGAAAGACCATGGACACTGATTCTTTTAGAGCAATGAATGAACAAGCACTTGCAGAGTCGATGGCAGAAAATATAAAACAACAAGAAGCTATGGCAAGGGTAACAGGACAAGATGTAAGATCTAGATTACAAGCACAAATGGAAATGCGTAACAGTGCAATTGCACAAAGTTTCTTATCTGAACAAACAGGTGATACTCAAGAAAGATTCAAACAACTTGCTTCAGCATTGAGTACAATACCAGGTGGTAAACAATTAGGTGAAGCTATCGTAAATGGTATTGCAACTGATTTGCCTGCTAACGCATTCGCTCCGGAACTAATTGCACGTTTGGGTAGTAATGCAGATAAACTTATAAGTTTTGTAATGGGCAACATAGAAGGCGGAATGGATTCAGCTCAGTTTGGTACTGAAGTACAACAACTAGTGCAAGATCTCAGAGGACCAGCGGCACAAAATGCAAACGTTTTAAGAACACAAGCGGCACTAGGTGATAGTACTGCTTTGACTATACTTACATTTCAAGAAGGACTTGCAGATATTGATGATGTAGCAGGTAAAGTTGCTGAAAGTTTAGAAAAATTAAATGAAGAAGCAGGTACAACAACAGGCACAGCTAGAGGATTGTCAGCAGAACTACAAAAGACTCAAGCAATTATAAATGCTCGTTTGCTTGATGTAGCAAGAGGAATTGGACGGGGTGCTACAGGAGATGAAAATTTAGGTACAGTAGACGCATTAATGGCAATTCAAAAAATGACTCAAGAGTTTGGTTCTACTGAATTTGCTGAAACTTTTGCAAAAGGTGTAGGAACAGCATTGGGTAGTTTTGCAATTGAACCATTTGTTAATGTAGCTAAAGGTCAAATGGAACTTAGTGATAAACTTTTCTTTGCTGGTCTAGGTGCTTTTGCAGTAGGAAGAAACAACTTGGGAATGGGGTTGATGGCCTTACAAGGAACTGAAACGGTAATGGATACATTTGCTAGTTTTGGAGATGAAACAAGTGCGGAACAAGAAAGAGCAAATAGAGAAGGAATTAGTGTACAGCAATTAAGAGAGAGGGAAGCAGAGAGATTAGGAGTAAGCAATACAGGACAAATGCTCTTACAGAAGTTTGGCGCTATACTAGGATCTGAGGAAAATCCAACTAACATGAAATTTAACAAACAAGGTTTGGATGAATTTGTAGGTGCATTAACTACTGCAATAAAAGAAAAAGTAGATGCATATACAAACAATCAAAATCCGGGTCCATAATTAGGTTGACAAAAGCAATAAATATACTATAATAGAATAAAGAGATTCATATGAGTTGGAAAAAACATTTTACAGTATACGGTGGACAAAGTGCTGATAGCATGAAGCCTAGCAGTGCCAGTAGATTTCAAAGCTGGTTACCAGAAGTATACAGCGGTCAACCTAATCGTGTTGAAAGATATGCACAGTATGACCAAATGGACATGGACAGCGAAATAAACGCCGCCATTGACATTATTAGTGAGTTCAGTACACAAGTAGATGAACAAACACATTTACCTTTTAAAATTAATTACAGAGAAAATGCTACAGAAAGCGAAAGCAAAATCCTAGAGCAAACACTACAACAATGGTGTAATTTGCAAGACTGGGACAAGCGTATTTTCCGTATGTTTAGAAATACTATCAAGTATGGTGATCAATTTTTTATCAGAGATCCTGAGACTTGGGAACTGTATTATGTCAATCCAGTTGATGTAATGAAAGCAGTAGTAAATGAAGCTAAAGGCAAGAAACCAGAGCAGTATATAATTAAAAACATTGACTTGAACATGCAGGAAAAAACAGTCAGTAAGCCTGTACAACACAGTCAAACATATGGCACAGTTAATAGTATGATGCGTGGACAAGTTATCGACAAAGGCATGTATGGACAAGGAGCAGGTCAATACGACCACGGTACAGGTCAAATACAAGAATATACAGTAGATGCTAATCATGTTGTACACTTAGGCTTAACAGAAGGTATGGATGGTAATTGGCCTTTTGGTAGTAGTATACTTGATCCAATTTTCAAAACATACAAGCAAAAAGAACTACTAGAAGATAGTATTATTATCTACAGAGTACAAAGAGCACCTGAAAGACGTGTGTTTTATGTAGACGTAGGAAACATGCCACCAAACAAAGCTATGGGTTTTGTTGAACGTGTGAAAAATGAAATACATCAAAAACGTATTCCAAACAAAACAGGAGGCGGTACAACTATCATGGATGCCGCCTACAATCCATTGAGCATTATGGAAGACTACTTCTTTGCACAGACCAGTGAAGGCAGAGGTAGTAAAGTTGAAGTGTTACCAGGTGGAGAAAACCTAGGACAAATTGACGACCTGCGTTACTTCACAAATAAAATGCTAAGAGCATTGCGTGTGCCCAGCAGTTATTTGCCAACAGGGCCTGATGATGGAACTGCAAGTTATGTAGACGGCAGAGTAGGAACAGCATTTATTCAAGAATATAGATTCAATCAATACTGTATGAGACTACAAGCATCAATTGCTCCTACTATGGACAAAGAATTTAAACTGTTTATGAAAAACAAAGGCATTAATATTGATGCTAGTGTTTTTGATTTAGAATTTGTAGAACCACAAAGTTTTAGCACATACAAAGAAATAGAAATACATAGTGCTAGAGCGGCAGTATTTGGTAACTTAGAAGGTGTACCATACATGAGCAGACGCTTTATACTTGAAAAGTATTTAGGTTGGTCAGAAGAAGAAATATTAAAAAATGAGAGAATGTGGGAAGAAGAAAACCAAGCAGGAACAACACCTGAAGGATCTGATATTCCAGGACTAGGAAATGTTGGAGTAAGAGGATTTGACGTACCAGACGGTGGTGACATTGATATACCAGCTGATGCGGCAACAGGTGAAGAAACTGAAGGTGCAAGTCCTATTAGCGGTGCAGAAACGGCACCAGCACCCGCAGGAGATGAGAATGCGTAGCAAAGACATATTAAAAGAATATTATGATGCCGAAGACGACAATTATAATAATAGACAGGCGGATGATGTACGTAAATCAAGACTTACACTTAAACATTTAAATCGTTTGAGAAAGCAACGTGAAGTACACAATATTGAACATGCTTCTCGCATGGAACGTATTAAAAAAATCTATGCAAAACCTGCCCAATCATAGAAAATCTGTTTAATTTTTACTTATCATTGACAAGAATTCATAAAATACCCATTTTTTAGGGTATTTCCTAAGCAAAACGTCTTGGTATGTTAAATATAGATGTAAACCATCTTGGTAAGCCTGTAATTTTTTAAGGAGAATGATATGAGCGAACACAAGGAATCTTTAGTTAAGGTCCTTGAATATATCGTAAACGACGAGCAAGACAAAGCCGCCGATCTTCTTCATACGGTTTTTGTAGAAAAAGCTAAATCACATTGGTCTAGTCTACAAGAAAATGATGAAGTAGTAGAAGACGAAATTCAAGAAGATGACCTAGATGAAACTATCGATCTTGATGAAGCTGATGACGATTCAAAGGACGAATCAGAAGTAGAAGAAGCGATTGACGCATCTGATGCAGAAGAAGATTTCCTTGATGATATCGAAACAGCAGAAGAAGAGATCGAAGACGAAGAAATCATGGACGATGATGACATGGGTGACGAAGAAATGGCAGATGCTCCAGAAATGGATCTAGCTATGGACATGGAACCTGAAGCTGATGAAGGCGAAGAAGGCGATGAATCAGATGCAGAAGAAGCTATGGATAACGTCGAAGACGCAATTGCTGAATTAAGAGCGGCATTTGCTGATATGATGGGTGACGATGCACCTGCTGAAGATGAGCCAGAAATGGAAGAATCAGCTGATCCAGTTGAAGAAACTGAAGAAGTTGAAGCTGTCGAAGAAGGCGCTGAAATGAAAGCAGTAAGTGTATCACATAGTGATTCAAGCGACAAAGGATCACCAGTAGCATCACAAGCTAGTGCACCAACAGGCGCAACTGCACACAAAGCCTCAGGCGGAGACGAGAAGGGTAGACCTGCTCCAACTGCTGAAGGTATGGGTGTAGACGGGCCACAAGAAGCTGGTTCACCTAGTGCGGCTCCAAAGCCAAAAGCTGAAGTCACTAAGTCAGACAGTCCTATTAGAGGAATGAAGTAATATGCTTACCTCACTTAAAGAACATCTTACATACAATCAAGCAAATATCGTTACTGAAACATTAGATGAAGGTAACGGTAAGAGCTTGTATATGAAAGGTATTTTTATTGAAGGTGATGTACGCAATCAAAACAATCGTATCTACACAAAAGAAGAAATTCATAGTGCAGTTAAAAGCATTAATGAAAAAATTAAAGGTGGGTACAGTGTATTAGGTGAAGCTGATCACCCAGATGACCTCAATATCAATTTAGATCGTGTAAGTCACATGATTACTGAAATGGATACTGATGGCGCAAATGGGATCGGCAAACTTAAAATTCTACCAACTCCAATGGGAAATATTTGTAAAACCCTATTAGAGAGTGGAGTAAAATTAGGCGTGTCAAGCCGAGGCAGTGGCAATGTTAACGACAACGGCATAGTAAAAGATTTTGAAATCATTACTGTTGATATTGTAGCAAATCCAAGTGCACCAGACGCTTATCCCGATCCAATCTATGAAAGAATTATGAATCATAGACGGGGTAATGTGTTAATGGATGTCGCTGATGCAACTAGACACGACCGTGGCGCACAACGTTATCTCCAGGAAGAGGTGACCAACTTTATTAAAAACCTGAGATATAGGAGAGATTAATATGGCTCATGCAATGGATGAACTATTAAACTCAAATACGCTCTCCGAAGAGGTTAGATCTTCAATATCTGAAGCTTGGGATACCCAACTAACGGAAGCTCGTGAAACAATCACAGCTGAACTTAGAGAAGAATTTGCACAGCGTTATGAAAATGACAAGTCGCAGATTGTAGAAGCCGCAGATAAGATGCTTACGGATGTTATTGGAAAAGAACTCGAAGAGTTCAAAGAAGATAAAGCCAAAGTAGCTGAAGATCGTGTTGCTTATCGCAAGCACATGAAAGAGCATTCAAAAGTGCTTGATCAGTTTGTGATGGAAGCACTCCGCAAAGAGATCGAAGAACTCCGCGGAGACCGAGTTGCTCAAGAATCAAACATGACGAAGCTGGAAGGTTTTGTTATGGAGCAATTAACCAAAGAGCTCAATGAGTTTCATGAAGACAAACGCTCACTAGTTGAAGCTAAAGTCAAAATGATTAAAGAAGGCAAAGAGGTTATCAATCAAACTAAAGCAGATTTCATAAAGACTGCCGCGAAGAAAGTAGAAGGCATAATGGAAAATACCATTAAGTCAGAACTTAATACTTTACGTGAAGATATCAAAACAGCCAAAGAAAATACCTTTGGACGTAAGATATTTGAAACATACGCCGCTGAATTTATGGGTAGCTATCTAAACGAAGGAACGGAAGTTGCTAAGTTGTCTAAGGTAGTTGAAAATCTACAAGGCGAGATTGAAAACAAAGATAAAGCCATTGCTGAAAAGGAAGTAGCTATAGCAGAAAGTGCTAAGGAAGCACGTATTGCTAAAGATACAGCAGAACGAAAGCAAGTTATGCAAGAAATGATGCAACCTCTCAGCAAAGACCATAAAGAAATTATGGGTGCATTGCTTGAAAGTGTAAAAACTGAAAAGCTACAAAATGCATTCAATAAGTATCTCCCTTCAGTACTGAAGGAAGACGCAAAAAAACCAGAAAAGAAGGTACTAAGTGAATCTACAACAGAAGTCACTGGAAACAAAGCAGAAGCTACAGCATCAGCTGACAGCAAGACAGCTGATATTGTTTACCTTCAAAAATTAGCCGGTATAAGTTAAGGAGACCGAAAATGGCAGACGCATTAATGGAAAATTGGAGCGAAACAAAGATCGCTCTTACTGACGGTCTATCTGGAACTAAAAAGAGTGTAATGGAAACAACACTTGAGAACACTAAGAAGTACCTCGCAGAGGCGGCTTCTACTGGTGCTACTCAAGCAGGAAACGTAGCTACACTTAACAAAGTTATTCTTCCAGTGATTAGACGTGTCATGCCAACAGTTATCGCCAACGAAATCGTTGGTGTACAGCCTATGACAGGCCCTGTTGGTCAGATTCACACACTTAGAGTTCGCTACGCAGAAGCGTTCAACTCTACAAGTGGTATTGATACCGCGGCAGGTGATGAGGCATTAAGCCCATTCAAAATTGCCGCAGGTTATTCAGGTGCCGCTACTGACAAAGGTGCAGTAACATCAGCACTTGAAGGTGATGCAGGTAAAAAGTTGAGTATTCAAGTACTCAAGCAAACTGTTGAAGCCAAGTCCAGAAAGCTATCAGCACGTTGGACATTTGAAGCCGCTCAAGACGCACAGTCAATGCACGGCTTAGATGTTGAAGCAGAAATCATGCAAGCACTTGCACAAGAGATTACTGCTGAAATCGATCAAGAGATCATTGCAAGTCTTTCAAGTTTAGCTGGTTCAGCCGCAAGCACATACGCACAAGGTAGTGTAAGTGGTACAGCAACATTTGTTGGTGACGAGCATGCCGCTCTTGCAGTGCTTATTAACAAAGAAGCAAACAACATCGCCGCAAGAACAAGACGTGGCGCTGGTAACTGGGCAGTAGTAAGCCCAACAGTACTTACAGTACTACAAAGTGCAACAACTTCAGCTTTCGCAAGAAGCACAGAAGGAACATTTGAAGCACCAACAAATACAAAATTTGTAGGTACTCTAAATGGCACAATGAGAATATATGTAAACCAGTATGCCGCTGATGATACAGTGCTTGTTGGATACAAAGGTGCAACAGAGACAGACGCCGCGGCGTTCTATTGCCCATATATTCCGCTAATGAGTTCAGGTACAGTACTTGACCCAGCAACATTTGAGCCAGTAGTTAGCTTTATGACCAGATACGGTTATGTAGAACTAAGCAACCAAGCTTCATCACTTGGTAATGCCGCTGACTATCTTGCAAAAATTGCTGTAACAAGCGGTCAACTTGCATTTACCTAATAGGTATTTCATTAAAACGAGGACAGGGCCTTTATGGCCCTGTTTTTGTTTGTGCAAACAAATAAATATGTACAGTAGGAGATGATCGATGGCAACAAAATTTAAGCAAAACCTAGACGTCACTGGAAATATTACTTTGACTGGACAGGTTAGTGCTCAAGGTAATGTTACGCTAGGAGATACAGATACAGATAGTGTAACATTTTCAGCTGATGTTACAAGTAATATTTTACCAAACTTAACCGCTACTTATGATTTAGGTGCAGACGGCAAAGCATGGAGAACTGTGCATACAGGAAATTTAGTATTCGAAGGTTCGAATGTAGATGGGAATGAAACTACATTTGGAGTAATAAATCCTACAGCAGATAGAACAATTAATTTACCAGATTCAACAGGAACAGTTGCCACACAAGAATGGGTAAATGGACAAGGTTTTGGAGCAGGTGCTGGAGGAAGTATAAACGGATTGAATGATGTTGACACAGCTACAGTTGCTCCTTCAAACGGACAAGTTTTAAAATGGAACGGTGCAAATTGGATACCACAAAATGACACAGCATCTAGCTACACAAATGCAAGTGTTGATGCACATATCAATCAAAGCACAGCTACAAACGGGCAAGTGTTAAGTTGGAACGGATCTGACTACGCATGGATTGCAAGTGGTAGTGGTAGTCTAAGCAATGTAGTTGAAGATACAACTCCACAACTTGGTGGCAATTTAGATCTAAACAGCAAAGATATTACAGGTACAGGTAATATTAATATCACAGGTAGTGCTAATTTTGGTTCAAATGATATTACTACCACAGGAAAAGTTTTATTTGCAAATGTGTATAATAATATAGGAGATCTACCAAGTGCGAGCACTTATCACGGAATGTTTGCTCACGTCCATGGTACTGGTGCGGCTTATTATGCACATGCAGGCGCATGGATACAACTCGCAGATAATAGTGCTTTAGCAAGTTATCAAACAACTGCTGGTTTAAATGGTGCTATCGATACACACTTAAATCAAAGCAATCCAACAAGTGGTCACGTACTAAGTTGGAATGGCAGTGACTATGCTTGGGTTGCAAACAGTGGTGGTGGAGGTGGAAGCACAAGTCCAGGTGGTTCTAATACACAAGTACAATTTAATGATAGTAGTTCTTTTGGTGGCGATAGTGATTTTACATATAACAAAACTACTAATACACTTACAGTTGTAAATCTTACAGCAACAAACATAACAACAACTGGTTCAGGATCACAAACAATTAGTGCTGGTGCAAATATAGAACTTAATGCTACAAATAGAGTTTTAGTTACAGATACTCCTTTTAGATTAGCAAGTATGACAACAACACAACGAAATGCTATAAGCAGTCCTGTAAACGGAGATATGATTTACAATAGTACTACTAACCAATTAGAAAGTTATGAAAATAGTGCTTGGGGAGCCACAGCTGGAAGTGGGGGCGGTAGTGGAGATATCACTAGAGTTAATATTACAGCAGGTACAGGTTTAACAGGCACACAAGATACAACGACAGGTGATCACACACAAACCCTTGCAGTTGATGTAGGTACAACAGCAAACAAAATTGTACAGCTAGACGGAACAGCAAAATTACCAGCAGTAGATGGATCACAGTTAACTAATATTAGTGGTAGTGGTATTGCAAGCGTAGTAGCAGATACAACACCACAACTTGGTGGTGACTTAGATGTAAATGGTAAAACAATTGCACATACATTCAATGTAGGAAATTCAGGAGCAAGTGATTATACGTTTAGTGATACTGGAAACATTTGGTTTCCTACAACTGAAAATGATCCTGTATTATATCTACGCAGAGGTGAACAATATAAGTTTGTTGTAAATGCTAGTGGACATCCATTTCAAATACGTACAGGAAGTGGTGGTTCAGCATATAATACTGGTGTAACAAACAACGGAGCACAAGTTGGCACAATTATATTTAAAGTTCCAATGTCAGCACCTGCAACATTGTATTATCAGTGTACAATTCATGGCGGAATGGGAAACACAATTAATATTGTATAGGATTAAAAAATGACAGTAATTAGATCAACAGCAGAAGTAAATTTTGATGCTACAACAAGAGTACAAGTAAACGATACAAGTTTACGTTTAGCAAATATGACAACTGTACAAAGAGATGCACTAACTCCTGCAAATGGTGACATGATTTACAATACAACTACAAATCAATTTAATATAAGAATAAATGGTGCTTGGACAACTCTTGCTACAGTAGAAGGTTTGGTTGACAGTGCACCTACAACACTTGATACACTTAATGAATTAGCGGCGGCACTGGGTGATGATCCTAATTTTGCTACTACAGTCACAAATAGTCTTGCAGGTAAATTATCACTGACAGGTGGAACAATGACTGGTGATATAGATGGAAACGGCAATAAAGTATTGTTTGCAAATGTGTATAATAATATTGGAGATCTACCAAGTGCTAGTACATATCACGGAATGTTTGCTCATGTACACTCAACTGGAAAAGGATATTATGCACATGCAGGTGCATGGATTGAAATGGCTAATCAATCTGATCTAACAACAACAAATACAAACGTAACAAACCTAACAAATAGTTTGGCTACAACAAATACAAATATTACTAATCTTACTAACAATAAACTGAATTTATCTGGTGGTACTATGACAGGAACACTTACACTGAGCGGTGCTCCTAGTAGTGCAAACCATGCGGCTACCAAAGCATATGTAGACAGTGCAGTAGCAGGTAGTGGCGGTGGAGGAGGAGCTTACATAGGGAACAACAACAATTTGCCTGCTGGAGATTATTTTGCTTGGAGACCAAATGCTCCAAACACGAGCTGGTATGTTTTTAAAGACGGAAACCAGAACGATAGAATTGCTAACGGTGGTAATTTTTCTACACAACTAGCCTTTACAGTTCCATCTGGTGGTTATGTAAATGTAGGAACAGGTGATTTTGGTACAAGCTCAAGAGCGATATTCAAACTAGGATAAACAATGAGTGAAAAAGAATATATTGTAAGTCTAAAGAGAGATGTTGATGCTAGTAATTTCAAAGCAGAAATGACACAAAGCTCAGGTGACACAAATATTCCCAATCGCAGTGTAGATGTTGCTAACGAAAGATTATTAAGCACAAGAAACACACACTATAGTTTAACAGACGAAGAAGCAACACAACTAAAAAATGATAGTAGAGTTGCAGACGTACATATACCTCCAGAAGATGATGATACTTTAGAAATAGGATTACATGCAACACAAACTGCTGATTTTACAAAAACAACAAGTGACAGTGGAGACTATGTTAATTGGGGATTACGTAGATGTATAACAAACAGTAATCCATACTCAGGCAACACAGTATCTGGAGATTATACATATAACTTAGATGGTACAGGTGTAGATGTTGTTATTCAAGACAGTGGATTACAAGTAGATCATCCGGAGTTCAATGATGCAAGCGGAACTTCTAGAGTACAACAGATAAACTGGTATACTGAAAGTGGTTTATCAGGAACGCAAAGTAGTAACCATTATAGAGATTATAACGGACATGGAACACACGTAGGAGGAACTGCCGCAGGACTAACATATGGCTGGGCAAAAAATGCAAGAGTGTACGCAGTAAAAGTAAGTGGACTAGAAGGAACAGGTGATAGCGGTGGTATAGGTGTATCAAACTGTTTTGATGTAATCAAAGGATGGCACAACAACAAAGGTGTTGATCCTGCAACAGGATATAAAAGACCAACAATAGTTAATATGAGTTGGGGTTACGGTACATACAGCTATAATGTAACCAGTATAAATTACAGAGGCTCTACATATGGTGGTTGGACAGGCACTGGTAGAAATACTACATATGGAATAGTAGGAAGCTATAGAAGTGCAACTTATGGTTACAGAATGGGCACAAGAATAACTAGTGTGGATACTGATATACAAGAAATGATTGATGCAGGAATACATGTTTGCATTGCCGCAGGAAACTATTATCAAAAAATTGATGTACCTAGTGGCACTGACTACAACAACTATTTTGTTAGTAGCTCATATGGAACCAAATATTACAATAGAGGAAGTTCTCCCTTTGATGATGAAGCACTTATGGTAGGAAATATGGATAGCACTGTACACAGTGGCGGCTTAGAACAAAAAGCAAGTAGCAGTGAAAATGGACCTGGTGTAGACATATATGCACCTGGTACAAATGTAATGAGTACATGTAGTACAATAAACGAAATGACCAATGGAGATTATCCACCTAATTCTAGTTACAAGATTTGTAATATTAGTGGAACTAGTATGGCAAGTCCTCAAGTATGTGGAGTTGGTGCATTACTGTTACAAGCAAATCCACATTCAACACCAGCACAGCTTAAGGCACAATTAATAGCTACTTGTCAAACAAATGCTATATATTCAACAGGATTAGACAACGATTATGCAAACAGTCGTAGTATAAAGGGTGGAAATAATAGATTTTTAGTTAATCCTTTTGCAAGTGAATACAAGTATAGAATTCAAAATACATAACGTATTACGGCTAAATACTAGCAATAAGTTTGTGAGATACGTATGGCTGTAAATTTAGATCATCAACGCGACAGAATTAGTACTGCTAGTGGTAATATAACTATCAATACAGCTGGCAGTCTACGTATACCTGTAGGCAATACAGCCGCTAGACCACAAGGTGCTAGTGTTGCAACAGGTCAAATAAGATTCAATACACAATTAAATATTTTTGAAGGTTACAATGGCACTGCTTGGAGTAGTATTGGTGGCGTAAAAGATACTGATGGTGATACTTTTATCAACGCTGAACAAAGTGCAGATGATGATACACTAAGATTTTATACAGCAAATTTTGAAAGACTAACAATTAGTGATGCTGGTATTGTTAATATAACAAGCTCACAGCAGAGTACTAGTACATCTACAGGTGCATTAACTGTAGGTGGTGGTGTTGGAATTGTAAAAGATGTATTTGTTGGAGGTAACTTAGATGTTACTGGCAATATAACAGTTGGTGGCACAATTACATTAGGCGATGACGATACGGATAATATTAACATTAATGCAGATATTAACAGCAATCTTATACCTAATACAACTAACAATTTTGATATAGGTAGTTCAACCAAAACATGGAAAGATTTATTCATAAGTGGTACTATAGATGCAAGTGATAGTACAGATGCAATTATTCTTCCACAAGGCACAGATGTTCAAAGACCTAGTTCTGCACAAACTGGTATGTTACGTTTTAGTACAACAACTACTAAAGTAGAAGTATACAATGGTAGTGCATGGACAGAAGTAGGTGCTGGCGATATCACAAGAGTTAACATTACAGCAGGCACAGGCTTAACCGGAACACAAGACACGACTGCAGGTGATCATACACAAACACTTAACGTTGATGTAGGTACATCAGCAGGCAAGATTGTACAACTAGATAGTTACGGAAAATTACCACCAATCGACGGATCACAACTTACAGGTGTAGGAACAGTAACCGAAGCTTTTAAAAGTATCGCAGTCAGTGGTCAAAGTAATGTAGTAGCAGACAGTTCAACTGATACAGTCACTTTTGTTGCAGGTAATAATATTACACTAAGCACTGATCCTAGTACTGATTCAATTACCATTAATAGTACAGCTAGTGGTAGTGTTACAGAAGCTTTTAAAACAATAGCAGTTAGCGGACAAAGTGATGTAGTCGCTGATAGTGCAACAGATATATTAACATTAGTTGCTGGTCCTAACATGACAATTAGTACAAATGCCGCAGGAGATACTATTACTTTTGCCAGCTCTGGTGGTGGTGGCGGAGGCGGTGGTGGAGATATTACCGGTGTTAATATTACAGCCAGCACAGGTTTATTAGGTTCACAAAACACAACAACAGGTGACCATATACAAACACTTTCAGTTGATGTAGGTACAACAGCAAACAAAATTGTACAACTAGATGGTTCAGGTAGATTACCAGCACTTGATGGTAGTCAACTTACAAACTTGCCAAGTAGTGGAGGTAGTTCCACACTAACAGGTTTAACAGATACTAACATATCAAGTGCTATTGGTGGACAACATTTACAGTGGAACGGCTCTAATTGGGAAAATACCTTTAACTTTAGTTCAAGCGGAACAACATTCCTGTCAGGATTTTCTGTAAATCGGTTTATCGAATATAGAAATCGCTTAATTACAATTGGTTCAATAAGTTCAGGTGATACAGTAAATTTTCCAACAACTACTGGCAGTAGTGCGGCAATTGAATGGCAAGTAAACAATCCAGGTACAGACTTCGTTGCTAACATTACTCCAGGACCACTAAACATTAATAGATCTCAGTATTTTAGAATTATTATTGATAACACAACAGGTGCTACAAAAGGAAGTATTTCTGGAATAAAAAGAAATGGAACTACACAAACAGTAAACTGGCTTAACGGAGCACAACCGTCAGTAACTGGATCAAATATCTACGACGTATATGATATCTATTGCTTTAGAGGTAACGGTGGATCAGATGAAACTTGGTACGCTGAACTATTAACAGCTGGAGCTGGTACTGCTATAACAGTACAAGATGAAGGCTCGTCACTTTCAACAGCCGCTTCAGTCTTAAACTTTGTTGGTGCAGGTGTTACAGCAACTGGTACAGGTGCTACAAAGACAATTACAATCGCAGGAGGTGGCGGAGGTGGAGGATCAACTGATGCCTTTAAAACTATTTCAGTAGCCGGTCAAAGTGACGTAATTGCAGACAACTCAACAGATATATTGACACTCGTTGCTGGGTCGGGAATGTCTCTTAGCACAAATGCTCCTGCAGATTCAATAACATTCGTAAATGATCATACAACCTTTAGTTCATTAACAGATACTAATATATCAAGTGCTATTTCCGGACAACATTTACTTTGGAATGGTTCTAATTGGGAAAACACTTTTAATTTTAGTTCGAGTGGAACAACATTTCTTAGTGGATTTAAAACAAATCGTTTTATTGAATACAGAAATAGATTAATTACAATTGGTTCGATTAGTTCAGGTGATACAGTAAATTTTCCAACAAACAGTGGTAGTAGTGCGGCAATAGAATGGCAAGTAAACAATCCAGGTACAGATTTTGTTGCTAATATTACTCCAGGACCTTCGAATATTAACACATCTCAATATTTTAGAATTATAATTGATAATACAACCGGTACTCCCAAAGGTAGTATCTCAGGAATAAAAAGAAATGGCACTATACAAACAGTAAATTGGCTCAATGGATCATTACCATCAGTAAGCGGAAATAATATATATGATGTATATGATATCTATTGCTTCAGGGGAAATGGTGGATCAGATGAGACTTGGTATGCTGAATTATTGACAGTCGGTGGCGGTGGCGGAGCCAGTGATGCCTTTAAAACTATTTCAGTAGCAGGTCAAAGTGACGTAATTGCAGACAGTTCAACAGACACACTAACACTTGTAGCTGGTAGTAATATGACAATTACCACAAATGCCGCAGGCGATACTATTACTTTTGCCAGTTCAGGCGGAGGTGGTGGTGGAGGTGCAAGCGTATCTTATCAAAACAATGCACCAACAACCGGACTAAGCACAGGCGATTTATGGTTTGATACAGGCACTACTGGTGAACTTTATGTATACACAGGCAGTGAATGGATTAGCACTACTGGTGGTGCAGATGCCGCATTTATCCAAGTAAACTTTACTGGAAACGGTAGTAATCAATCATTTGATACGCAAGCTGGACAAGGCACAGTTAGTATGGTATTCTTAAATGGTGTACTACTACAAAGAACAAACGATTACACAGAATCAAATGGTATAGTAAGTTTTGTAAACACTCCATTAAATGGCGATCAAATTGATGTTGTTATTACAGGTGAGGTAAATGCACTAACACTTCCAAGTTTAGGTTTAGCAAATCACAGTTTAATAGTAGTTGATGCCAGTGGTAATGTAACAGTAGATAGTTTAAAAGTTAGTGATCTCACAGACAACAGAATTGTTATTGCAGGTACAGCAGGCGAGTTAGAAGATGATGCAAACTTTACTTTTGATGGAACAAATATGGTTGTCAGTACAACCGGAGCAATACAAGTACCAAACGGAACTACTGCTCAGCGTCCTAGTGCAGTAACAGGACAGTTTAGATTTAATAGTACACTTACACAGTTTGAAGGATATGATGGTTCAGCTTGGGGTAAAATTGGCGGCGGAGATCTAAGTATTGCTGGAGACAGTGGTACAGATAGTTTAGAGCTAGGTGTAGATACCCTAACAGTTAACAGTGGAACAGGTTTGACAACCACTGTAACAAATAATACTGTTACAATAGTCTTAGACAATACCGCAGTTACACCAGCAAGTTATGGTAGCGGAAGTGCAATTCCAGTCTTGACAATTGACGCACAAGGACGTATAACTAGTGCAAGCACAGCCAGTGTAAACATTGTCACTACAACAGATATAAGTGGTGATAGTGGAACTGATACAATTACACTAGGCACAGATACACTTAATTTTGAAGGCGATACAGGTATTACAACTACTGTATCCAATAACAAAGTTAGTATAGATTTAGATGACACAGCGGTTACACCAGCAAGTTATGGTAGTACAACTGCTATACCAGTAATTACAGTTGACCAACAAGGTAGAATCACAGCCGCTAGCACAGCAAGTTTAAGTGTCAATAAATTTGCAACTATCACAGTAACAGACACAGCAAGTGGAACTTTTGCACAAACAGGTAGTGTAAGTGCCGCTAGTGATAGCGACACACTAACATTTGTAGGTGGAACAAATGTAGACATTGATATCAATACAACAAGTAAAACAATTAAGATTGATGCAGTGCCTACCAGTGCATATTTACAGCATACTTTTACAGGTGACAATACAACAACTGTATTCAATACCAGTAATACAGCAATCAACGATACACAGATATTCATAAATGGTGTGTTGTTAGCAGACGGAGATTATTCAGTTAACACAGGAACTGGTGCTATCACGTTTGGTGTTGCTCCATTACTCAATGACGAAATAGTAGTCTACGCTTTTACAACAGACGTTAGTGTATTCAGTTTAAGTTCATTGGGAATTGCAAACCATGATAAAATAACTGTAGACAGTAGCGGTAATATCACAATGACTGCTAATGCAAAAATTAGTAATCTAGCAGATCCTACATCAGCACAAGATGCGGCAACAAAAGCATATGTTGATGCACAACTTACTGCACAAGATTTAGATATAGCAGGTGATGGTGGAACAGGTGCAGTAGATTTAGATAGTCAAAGTTTAACAATAGCCGGAACAACAAATGAAATAGAAACAAGTGCAAGTGGTCAAACAATTACAATTGGCTTGCCATCAGATGTGACCATTGGAAATGACTTAACTGTTAGCAATGATGCAACTATTACTGGCGGGTTAACTGTTGATACAAATACACTCAAAGTAGACAAAGCAAACAATAGAGTTGGTGTTGGGATTGCAACACCGTTAGAGAAATTACATGTAGATGGTGCAATTAGAATAGACGGAGTAAGCAACTTAGAAACAGTAAGCACTTCATTGTCAACAACCACACAGTCTGCAATAGATACTTTTGCAACAACAAAATTTAGAAGTTGCAAATATACAGTACAAGCAACTGACACAGTAAGTAACGAATATCAAGTAGTTGAAGTATTATTGATACATGACGGAACAACTGCATATGTGACTACATACGGTGTCATGTTTACTGGCAGTGCAGAGATTGTAGCGTTCGATGCAGATGTGAACAGTGGAAATGTTAGATTACTAGCAACTGGTGCTAGTGCAAATAGCACACAGTATAAAGTTACAAGAATAAGCACATTGGTATAATAATATGGCAGTAAAAGATTTTATAGTAAAACAAAATACTCAAATGGCAGGACATATTACTGTAGGTGGCTACTTAGGTGGTCCTGCGACCTTTATAATTGATCCTGCCGCAATTGGTGACAATACAGGTACTGTACAGATCAAAGGTAACTTACAAGTTGATGGTACCAACACAACTATTAATAGTGCAACATTAACAGTTGATGATAAAAATATTGTTGTAGCAAGCGGCGCAGGTAATGCCGCGGCGGCTGATGGCGCCGGTCTTACAATTGACGGAGCAAGTGCTACTTTAACTTATACAGCATCAAATGATAGATTTGCATTTAATAAAGAACTTACAGTAGCAAGAGTACATGGAAATGTAACAGGAGATGTAACAGGAACAGTATCAGATATTAGTAATCATAGCACAACTAATCTGTCTGAAGGCACAAATTTATACTTTACAAATGCAAGAGCTGACGCAAGGATTGCGGCGGCAGATACAGATGCATTAAGCGAAGGTTCAACAAACTTATATTATACAGATGCTAGAGTACAAGCAGTATCTATAAACAACTTAGTAGAAGACACAACACCACAACTTGGCGGAACACTTGATGCCAACAGTAATACAATTGATATGGGTACAAATATATTAACTGATACAAACCTAGGACAATTTATTACAGCATATGGTTGGGGTAATCATGCAAGTGCTGGTTACTTAACAGCATTAAGTTTAAACACACTATCAGCTGGAGTATTAGATACACAAAATGATAGCATTGCATTTATAGATGCAAATGACAGTAACAACAGCAAAAAAGAAACAGTAGCAGACTTTTTAACAGCTATTGCTGGTTCGGGAATAACTGTAAGCAGTGGACAACTTACTGCGAGTGCCACTGAAACTGATACATTAGACTCAGTAACTACCAGAGGTGCAACTACTACAAACGATATTAGTGTAAATAAAGTAACAAGCACAGTGTCCACAGGTACTGCACCACTAGTTGTAGCTAGTACAACTAAAGTAGCAAACTTAAACGCTGATAAACTTGACGACAAAGAATTTACAGACATTATTGCCGAAGCAACTGCACTGGCAATAGCATTAGGATAGAAAATGGCACAAGTATTTAAAAATTATACACAAGCATCAATAGGAACATCACCCGCAACTGTTTACACAGTACCAGGAGCAACTACAAGTATTGTAATTGGATTAAACTTAGCAAACAGAACAGCAAATACAATTACAGCAAGTGCTCAATTGGGTAGTGTTTATATTATTAAAGATGCACCAATTCCAGGTGGAGGTGCATTAAGTGTGCTTGAAGGAAAAATCATAGCAGAAGCCGCTGACACAATAGTGGTAACCAGCAATACTGCATCAAGCACTGATGCAATAGTTAGTGTATTAGAGCAGACATAATGGGTAAAGCAAAAGAACTTGCAGAATTAGCAAATAATCTTACAGTTAGTGGCGGCGCAGTTACCGTTAGTGGATTCAACTATGATAATATCGTAGCTAGTGCTCCGGGTGCATTGGATACACTAAATGAATTAGCCGCGGCGATTGGTGATGATGCAAATTTCAGTACAACAGTAACCAACAGTATTGCAACTAAACTACCACTAGCTGGGGGAACACTTACTGGTAATATTGCTCATGCTAGTGATTTAACAATAGATGTTGGTGGTGATATTACTTTTGATGCTGACGGTGGAGATATTATTCTTAAAGACGGTGGTGCTGAGTATGGTAAGCTATCACAAGTACTTGGTGGTCTTACAATTAAATCTGGTGCTAGTTCGACACCCGCTTTTGTATTGGATGGATCTGGAAATGTTATTGGTGGAGGTAACTATACTACCAATGGTCGTATTGGTATTGGTACAGATACTCCAGCCGTTGCATTAGATGTTGTCGGAGATCTAAGAGTTGCAAATAGTGCTGACGCTATGTTATCAATTAGCGATGTTATAGGTGAAGTAGGTAGTGGAAATTTAGCTTTTCAAGTTCAAAACACAGCAGGATCTGCATTAAAGCCAATGGGTTTTAGGGCTGAAGATATAAGGTTTGCTACTGGTTCAGCAGAGCGGTTTCGCATCACAAGCACAGGTTACTTAGACGCCACAGGAGCATCACAAATTCGTCTTACTTTAGGTAGCGAAGGAACGGCAGGAACAAACACTGCAAACTGGATTAGAGGCAATGGAACAACATTAGGTTTTAATAGTGCTAGTGGTGGATTTCATTTTGAAATAGGTGGTAACGAAAAATTAAAGATAGACTCAACGGGTCAGGTTGGTATTGGTACAAATTCTCCTACTGTAGGTTTAGACATGTACGGAGCAGGTAATATGTCTAGAATAAAACTAAGAAACAGCTCAGGTCATCAAATAAATTTTGGACTTTGGGACGGTACAAATTATAGGATGGAAGGTGATGCAAATAGACCTATTCTTATTACATCTTACAATGGTAATGGAGTACAAATTGGTGGAAGCGGAGCAAACAATATGCAAGTCAGCACCGGCGGTGTAGATTTCATGCCAAATAGCGGTGGTTCATTCAATTTCAAAGGCGGTGGAGGGAATCAACTGTCGATCAAAACTGCACAATATACAGCTGGCTCAGGAACAAGTATAGGAACGTCAAATATACAGGTCGTAAACAGTGCTTTTGGCGCATTGGTATTTGTAGCTGGATATGGCAACGGGCAGTTTTGTGATCTAGTTTACTTTGGATACAATGCTAGTCCTACAATATTAGCACAACAGACTATTGCTGGATCACCACCTAGTAGAATTTATACAGGAAGTGGGTATGCATTATACTTAAGATACAGTTCAGGTTCATTAACTACTAAAGTAAATTGTATACAGTCGCATTCATAAGGATATAAAATGGCAATAACAAAAACATATGCATACAAAAAAAGAACAGATGACTTTGGAGATCTGTTGGGTATTGCACATAGAGTAACACTTGTAAAAGATGGCGTAACCAAAAAAATATCAGCACAAGAAGTCATAGGCGAAGCTGATGAGCTGGGTATTGCAACAATGACTGATGCTGAACTTTTAGCTCATTGTAAAACAATGTTTAGTGATGATATGATAGAAGCGGCATTTGACGTAGAAGATCCTCCAGCACCAAGTTAAACATAAATATGTATAATAGATAAGGTATACGTATGGCTCTCAACAAACTAACAGCAGATGCACTAGTAGACGGCACACTTGATGCTGATGCTATTGGTACTGCTAGTGTAACACATCAAAAATTACATTCAAATATTATTAGTGGACAAACTGCAATTGGTACAGTTGATGCTAGTAACGACTTGCTATTAATTTATGATAATAATGCAACCAGTTTGAAAAAAGTACCAGTATCAAGTGTAGGTGCTACAAATACCGATTCAATCACAGAAGGTAGTTCTAATCTATACTATACAAATGCTAGGGCAGATGCAAGAGCTCAATTAAAAATAGATGCATTAGTTGACAGTGCTCCTGGTGCTCTTAACACATTAAATGAACTGGCGGCGGCATTGGGAGATGACGCAAATTTCTCTACCACCGTGACTAATAGTATAGCAACTAAACTACCACTAGCTGGTGGTACAATGAGCGGGGATATTGATGGCAACGGAAATAAAGTCCTATTTGCAAATGTATACGCTCAATTAGCTGATTTACCAAGTGCGAGCACCTATCACGGAATGTTTGCTCATGTTCATGCTACCAACGCGGCTTATTATGCACATGCAGGTGCATGGGTACAATTAGCAGATAATAGTAATGTATTGCAACTTTCGGGTGGAACACTTACAGGCAATTTACAATTTGCTGGAGGAGGAACCGTAAGTTCAAACGGTGCATCCGACACAGTTGTTTTGTCAGGTTCTACGGCAGTAAACCTCGGAGGTAATATAACTTTACATGGACAAAGTCATAGTAATGCAAGCCAGATATTCTTTAAAAATGGTTCAACTAATGCAATGACAATTGCAGGTGGTAAGGTTGGTATTGGTACAGCGAGTCCAAGTGCTCCTTTAGATGTAGTTGTTAATAATACTGTATATGTAGGAGAATTTATACAGCAAAATACTTCCAATGGAGATGGTGTACTTATACAGGTAGGTAGTACAGCGGCGGCTGACTATGCTTTAACAGTAAGGTCAGATGCTGGTAACACTTCTGTGTTGGCGGCTAAAGCAGATGGTAATGTTGGTATTGGAACTTTTACTCCTTCTTATAAACTGCATTCAGAAACATCAAGCGGTACAGATTATGCTGGATATTTTCGCAATACATCAGGTTCTGGAAATAGTACATCTTTGATTGCAAGAGGTGGCGCAAACAATACATCAGCTAACTTTCAAGTGCAAGACTATAATGGAAACGCTGATTTTACAGTGACTGGTGTAGGTAAGGTTGGTATTGGTAATACTGATCCAGGGCAACTCTTAGAAGTGACAGGATCAGGTGCTACAATAAGAGTTGAAAGTACAGACAACAATCCACAAGGTATTGAGTTTTATCAAACCAATACTAAAAATGCAAGCATCATGTGGGGACAAGGTAATGCAAATTTAGAGATTAGAAATTTTAGAAATGATCAAAATGCTAATCATCTTTATGCTAACATTGATTTTTTCACTGGTGGATCAAATGCAACTAGTCCAAATTACAATCCTGAACTAAGAATGAGAATTACAGATGACGGCACAATAGGAATAGGAGACTCAGATCCTAAAGAAATGTTGGTTGTTACAGGCGGTGGAGCAGGACATGGATTATTACTAGGAGTCGTAGACACAGGCGGAAGTCAACCAACAGTTGGTACAGCTTTAGCAAGTATAGGATTCAAACACTACACAAGTGGGGCGACAAATAATAATGCTGACGCTAAAATTGATGCTGTGGTAGATTTATCAGATCATTCAGGTACATCAGCTGGTACAGCCCTGAGATTTTATACAAAACCTACAAGTACTGGTCCAGGAAGTGCTCCTACAGAAGCAGTAAAAATTACAGAAAATAAAAAGATTATTCAAAATGGTGGCGGATATTATGCCGCACTCCATAACTCATCATCAGCTGGTTTTTATGGTGATGGAATTGGATTTGCAATGGGACCTGCATTTAGAAGTTCTAATTATTATTATGGTAATTCAACAGGTAGTTTTGATTTTGTGACAATGTATGCTAGTGGACATTGGGGAACAGGACATGAAGGATATCTTTGGCTTATCACAACATACTACAATCCAGGACATAGACTATATCACTTTGTACAACACAGAGGTGGACACATTACACTTAGTTTGATACATACCAGAGGTGAAAATGGAGGTTGTACAGCATCAACTGTAACCAATACTTCAGGTGGAAATCACAGTGGACAAAGTGTAGCACAAAGCAGTATAAGAATTAGCAGTGGATTTACATATGAAAATCACTATGCGGTACTGCAATTCAATCATTCAGGAGCTTCAACTAGAGTATATGATAGTTCTAGTACTGCTTCGAATGTACAAACCAATGCTTATTCAAATGGTAGTACTGTACACTTTCTATCAATGGGTGTACAAGGATATCCAGGGAGGGCTACAGCATAATGGAAAAAACAGTTTGGTTTTTTATTGATAGTGATGATAAAATGATACTTGCTTGTGACAGTTCTGATGGTTGTACACAAGAGTATGCAAAGAGAATTGAATACAACTATACAAAAGATTGTGTAGCTTTTGATTATATCGACGGATCTCCATATGGATATACAAATCAAGAGATGATAGATAGAATAGTAAGTGGTGAGTTAGTAGTGGAAGACTATGATCCATAAATATTATGAACAGGAAGTTTTATGTCAACTCTTAAGATAGAACATATTGCAAATATAGCAAACAGTGGACCTGACATCAGTATTGATACCAACGGTCACCTCAACATTGTAAATGGAAGTTTACAAATGGGCGGTACCACCATGTTGGATACCAGTGACACAACACTTAAAAATGTAAGCAAAATAGGTATTGGTACTGCTAGTCCTGGATACAAATTACAAGTAGATCATGGAACTACGGCACAATATGCTAGTTCTATTAGAAACACAGCAGACAATTTACAATTACTGTTAGGAACTACAACTGGCGGTTTGCTAAACATACAAGGTAAAACAATTAATTCAAATGCGGTTTATCAAATTTCATTACAATCTGAAGGAGGTAACGTTGGTATTGGAACTACAACTACAGGTGCAAGAAAAGTCAGAATAGTTGGCAGTTCATCTGCTTATCCATTAGCACTTGATAGTACTGATACAGATTATCAGTTAGAATTTCAAAAAAATGGAACTTCTGAATGGTGGATTGCGGCAAGTGCTAGCAGTTTTAAAATACATGAAAACGGAGTAGGTGATAAACTAACTATACTATCAGGTGGCAATGTTGGCATTGGTGTAACTAATCCGAGTGCTTATTACTCCAAGGATTTGGTTCTCGGTGCTGTTGATGAAGGAGGTATGACATTTGTTTCTGATCCTGCACACAGAGCTTATATTATGTTTGCAGATGGTGCTAGTGGCGGAAACGAAAGATACAGAGGACAAATTAGTTATGATCATGCAAATGATCAAATGTCTTTTACTACAGCGGCAAGCACTGCCGTAACAATTGATAGCTCCGGTGATATTGGAGTGGGGGTTGTTCCGTATGCTAATGCAAGACTAACCATTGGTGGTGGTGATGGCGGTGGATATCCAGCTGTATTAATGTATGATAATAATAACTCTAGTGGTGCTGAATTCTTTATGCTTGCCACAGACACAAATTGGGTAGCTGGCTCTAATAAATTTATTATGGGACATGGCGCACCTTCTAGTGGTAATACTGATGTTACTATAGATAGTAATGGTTATGTTGGAATCAATACCACAAGTCCACAAAGAGCGTTACACATACATGATCATTCCGCAACTGGTTTACATATTACTAATACACAAAGTGGTGCTGGTGCTAATGATGGTTTTAGTCAATATATCAGAGATGACAACCAAGCTACTGAATTAATGGTAAGAGAAAATAGCTATTTGGGTTTTGGAACCAATAATACACTACGAGCTAAAATTTTAAGTTCAGGTGAACTCTTTTGGCCTGAAATTAGTAATAGAGGAGATCTAACATTTCCTATTTGTAGTATCAGTAATAATGGTAGTGGTGGTCAATACTTACATGCACAGTTTCAATCATATGGCGGAGTTATGTTACACATAAGTTTCAAAGGTTATGATTACACTGCAAATATTAAGAGTGGAAGTGGTGGAACATATGTTTATAACACAGCAGGTCAACAAGTAGGATATAGCAGAGCGTTTAGTGGAGATTGTGTAGAAGTATATCAAACCACAACAAATAGAGTTGAACTGGTGATTAACACAGGCGGAAGTGCTACTGGTAACAGATGGGGAAGCATGGTTTTCTTCGGAGGAACAGATACAATTACCGGTGATACTCCACTTACACTAGTGCAATACGGTTGGAATGGTAGCACATCAAGGATGTTTAGCTCATGACAAAAATGGTTACAAAAGCAGATGGCACAGTCAAGTATGTTGAAGATGCATTTTTAGACAGTGTTGTAGAAGAAACTGATACTGTACAAGACATGCCTGTATTAGAACGCAGAGAACCTACAGCAGAAGAAATTGCTAATAATTTAGTAGCAGGTGATAATATCCGAGCTAGAAAATATCTAGCAGATACAGATTGGTATGTAACTAGAAAAGCAGAAACAGGCAAAGATATACCAGATGATATCTTAACCAAAAGACAAGAAGCTAGAGAGAAAGTCAAGGCTATTGACTAAACATAAATATGTATAGCAAATAGGGATATATTATGCCGTACATTGGACAAGGTCTTACTGAGGGTAGACGTAGAGCTCATAATTTTGTAGCAACAGCAGGTCAGACTACATTTTCAGCAACGTATGATGCTGGATTCATAGATGTATATCAAAATGGTATTTTGCTTACTGCAAGTGATTATACAGCTACCAATGGTAACACAGTTGTATTGGGTGTTGGTGCTAGTGCTAATGATGAAATAACAATTATTGCACATCAAATCTTCAGTATTAGTGATACAGTTAGTGCGGGTCAAGGTGGCTCATTTGGTGGCGCTATAGATGTAACAGGCAATATAACAACCACAGGTAGTTTACAAGGTCCAAGCAGTTTTACAATAGATCCTGCAACTCACGGTGATAACACAGGTACAGTAGTCATAGCAGGTGACTTGACGGTAAATGGTACTACTACAACAATTAATTCAACAACACTTACAGTAGACGACAAAAATATTATCATAGCAAGTGGTACTTCAAATAGCAGTACAGCAGATGGCAGTGGCTTAACAATTGATTTAGGCAGTGATGGTACAGCAACTATGGTGTATACACATGCAACAACTAGTTTTGATTTTAATAAAGCCATAAAAGCAGATTTACTCAGTGTTGCTCGTGGCTCTGGCAGTCAAATGATTATCAGTAATACAAATAGTTCAGGAATACAAATTAAAGGTAATTGGATTAGATTACAAAAACCAGGTACTAATACTGATATGATTGTAGCAAAACCTGACGGGGAAGTTGAACTATATCACAGCGGAAGTCAAAAATTAGAAACTACTTCTACTGGAGTCACTGTTACTGGAAATTTACTTAATTCAGCCGCGACTCAAGGAAATGCTTTTGTAGCCAATACATCAAGTACATGGAACGCACTAGAAATATTTCAAGATAGAGGTGTTGCAAACAGTGCATCAGGCATAGCCTTTCGATCACAATCTGGAACTGCACCTGCTGGAATTGTTAGTGTAGCTTTGAACACAACAGGCGGAAGAGAAGAGCTAGCATTTTTAACAAGTATTGGTAATGTTACTAATGAACGTATGCGTATTGATGAATCAGGCAATATTGGTATTGGTACAAATAGTCCTGCCGGTATACACAGTCTGGCTAAAGTTTTAGAAATATCTGGTGGAGATGGCGGCGACCTTATCATAGGAAATAATGCTTCTTCAAATATCGGAGCAGGTGCTCATATAGGGGCAATAGCTTTTAAAAACATAGATTCAAGCACTGGTAGTGTTCCGCACTATGCAGGAATAAGAAGTGAAGCAGTAGATACAAGCGGAAACATGGATCTTCGTTTTTATACAGGTACAGCAAATTTAGAAGCTGATACTCCTCAAGTATATGTGTCAACTGGTGGTCATGTAGGCATTGGTACAACTAATCCTGGAGGTACTCTTGAAGTCACCGGCAGTTCTTTTACCAATGATGATGCTATCAGAGCAATGAAGACAGGTGAATCATCATTTGGAATACAACCAAGAGATGACGGACTTGTAAGATTTTTAGTTAACCGAATAGATAGTGGTGGTACACATGGTAGTTATCAATTCAATACTAGAGATGGAGGAACAACCCTAACTAGGATGTCAATTGATAACTCTGGTAATTTTCTAATTGGTGACATTACTGCTCAACCATCAGGCAGTACTGGTGGTTCAGCGTTTATGAACTCTAGTCATGGTCGCAGAAATCTTTGGTTAGCAATGACTACAACCGCTGATAATTCTCTTGTAATCTTTGCTAATCCCAATGGCATTGTAGGGCAAATTAGAACTAGCGGATCAGGTACAACTTATGTCACTTCATCAGACAGACGATTAAAAGAAAATATAATACCAATACAAGATGCTACTGAAAAGATATTGGCTATGAATCCTGTTTCACATACTTGGATAAAGGACAAAACTGCACCCGCACAACATGGTTTTATTGCACAAGAAATGCAATCTATTGTTCCTGAAGCTGTAAGCGGAGATGCAGACGGTGAAGAAATGATGCAGATGGATTATGGTAGACTTACACCTGTAATTGTTAAATCGCTACAAGATGCATTAAAAGAAATATCAAGTTTGAAACAACAGATAAGTAAATTAGAGGAAAAAATAAATGTCACTAAGTGATTACAAAGTTGGACAATATGGTGGATATTATGACCATAGCGATTTAGCGAGTGCAAATCCTGTCCAAGGTTTTCCATTTCAACACACTCTTAATTTGTACACTTACCACGCAGGAGGAGGTAGCTACTATGCAAGGACTTGCAAACTTTGTAAATTCTCACCTAATCAAGGTCAGGAGCAACTTTATTCAGCAACCATTATTCGAAAAGGTGATTTAAATTATACCAATCAATATGCAGTTCTTGATGTATACATTGGTATCTGGTCCAGTCAATCTGGTAATTATAATTTTAATTGTAACGAAAGATTTGGTAATTCCGCAAATACATCAAGATTTGCTTTTGATTCAGATGGACAAGTTTGGTTTCATAATGATGGATTATGGTCACAATGGACTACTATCGTAGTTCATAAGGTTCAAAATATAAGTTTTGCAGGGACAGGAGAATCACGTACTTATCATGACCATAGTAGCACATATCATAGTGTAGCTAGTGGTGCTAATCATCAAAGGGAATCAACTTGGGGTAGTTAATGGCAGAACAAAATTACACAGAAGAAGAAATAAAACTTACAATGATTGCACATGATTGTACAAGAGAAGAAGCAATATCTACGCATTGTGCAAGTGTACGAGCATCTCGTGAAGAACAAAGACCAATATTAGAGTTGCAACAACTTAGAGAAGTAAGAAATCGTATGATTACGCAAACAGATTGGTGGGCAGGCGCCGATTTGACTATGACTCAAGAACAAAAAGACTATCGGCAAGCTCTTCGTGATATTACAAAAACGTATAAGTCAGTAAGAGATGTAGTCTGGCCCACACCGCCTAGCTAAACATAAATATGTATAACAGATAAGGTATACATATGGCAGTTGGACAAATAATTAGTAGAGCTATTGCAGATGGCGCAATTACAACATCTGATATAAACGATGGTGATATCACCCACCCAAAACTACACACTGACATGGACCTTAGTGCAAAAACACTTACTCTTCCAGCTAGTGTGCGTGGCCCAGCTACACTTACTATTGATCCTGCGGCTGTAGGAGACAATACAGGCACATTGGTTATTGCAGGTAACCTACAAGTAGATGGCACAACAACTACTATAAACTCAACAACATTAACAGTAGACGATAAAAATATTGTGCTTGCCAGTGGAGCAGGAAACAGTGCCGCGGCTGATGGAGCAGGTATTACTATTGATGGTGCTAGTGCAACATTAACCTATGTTGATAGCACAGGTAATTTTACTTTTAACAAATCCGTAGATGTAGTAGGAAATATGGAACTAAAGTCATCTGATGCTGGTTCTAGTGCAGGTCCAGTTTTAGATTTAGTTCGTGACAGTGCATCACCTGCCAACGCAGATTATCTTGGTCAAATTGCATTTAAGGGTGATGATGCTGGTGGTAGTCAACACACATATGCAAAGATAACTGGTAAGATTGGTAATGCAACTGCCGGAAATGAAGATGGTTTAGTAGAATTTGCAGTAGTAAACAATGGTTCAAATGATATTATTCTAAGACTTAAAACTGATGGTATCTTGTTAAACACAGGCAAAGTGCTTAGATTTGAAGGTGCAACTGCTAGTACAAGTGAAACCACAGTCACAGTTGTAGACCCAACAGCAGATAGAACAATAACACTTCCTGATGCAACAGGCACAGTAGCACTTACAAGTAACCTTAATTCATATGCATTAAAGTCAGGCGATACATTTACAGGTACTTTAAATGTTACGGCAGGTAACGGAGATCAATTAGCATTAGATAATGCCGGAGAAAGATTTACACAGATTGGTCTAAAGCATAGCGGTACTCAAAATGGTGCATTGTGGTTAGATGATACTGATAGTATGGTTGATTTGTATGCCAATGCAAGTCACGGTATAAGATTAAAAACAGGCGGAGATAATCCAAGAGTTACGATTTTATCAGATGGTAAAGTTGGTATTGGTATAATTAATCCACAACAGCTATTGCATGTAAATGGCGGAGCCGCAGATACAACTATACAAATTACAAATAGTGCGTCTGGTAATGCCGCTACAGATGGATTTAGTTTAACAGTAGAAAACCCTAGCGGTGATGTTAACATTAGAAACCGTGAAGCAACTAACATGAGGTTTTACACAAGCAATGCTGAACGTATGCGTATCGATAGCAGTGGTAATATTGGCACAGGAGGTGTATCTGCACCTACGTCCAGTGACACTGGTAATGTTTATATAAAAGGTGGATCAACACTAGGGTTTCAAACTCATTCAGGTAATATTGCTTGGAATGGTGTTTTCGATAGCAGTTGGAAATACATATCATCAAATGTTGCAAGTATGATTAACAGTACTACCAATGGAGTAAGTTTTTATACAGCCGCAAGTGGCACAGCAGGAAATGCCCTTACTTGGAACGAAAAAGTACGTGTTACTGGAGACAACGGATTAAGAGTTACTTCAGATACTGGTAATTCATCAACACAAGATAATATCTCAATAGTTTATAACGGTACAGCAGGTGCACACCAAAGTGGATTGCTTTTTAGAGACAAACGTGATCAAGTCAATGCCGCAGTAAAAAATAATCTAAGAGATGACGGAGTAGGAACAGCCGCCGCATTTTTAGAGTTCCAAACTTCTCATGCTGGTACTTTAAGTACACAAATGACCATCAACAGGTACGGTCATATAACAACACCTAACGTACCTTGTTTTGCATGTTATAAAAATGGAAATCAAAATGAAGCGTCTGGAGTGAATCCTATAACAGGCTGGCAAGAACACTTTGATAATGGTAATAACTTGAATACGACTTCAGGAATATTTACTGCACCAGTTGCGGGTAGATATTATTTTTGTTTAAATGCAATGCACAGTGGTACAATGGCTGGTGATCAACAATATAGAATTCACCACAATGGAGTTTACTATCAAGGAAGTAACGATACTGGTGATGGTGGTAGTTGGGATCAGTGTACAGTTGTAGCTATCATAAATTGTAGTGCTAACGACACCGTACAACCTCAGTCATATAGTAACACTAACTCTAATAAAGCGGCAGTTTACACTGACAAATACAGTGGATGGATGGGATATTTAATAGGGTAAATAATACAAACGGAGAAATACATGCCAGATATTACAATTAGTATAACAGACACAGAGAAAAAAGCACTTGAATATGCGATGGTTGATATCAGTGATTGGACTGACAATGCAGTAACCAATCGTGCTAGAATTGCCAAAGATGAAATTATCAGACAATTAGTAGCACATTGTAATGCCAATGGCATAGCTATTGCTACAGGTGAAGATGCACAAGTAACCCAAGCATATGATTTAGGCGTAGTTAAAACAGCAGTACAGCAAAATGCAGATTCAGAAGCAGTAAAAGAATAATAAATCTAAACATAAATATGTATAACAGATAAGGTATACATATGGCTTTAATATTAGATGGAACCACAGGATTTAACTTACCATTAGGAGCAGAAATTGGCGTAGGAACTAATGCTCCTGGCGGTAATGGGTTGCATGTGGATCACACAGCTGGCGCAACACTAAGACTTACAAGATTAGGAACCAGCACATCACATTATGTACAACTTGAAACTGATGGTGCTCATGGAACACTTAGTAGTACTGGTGATTTATTCCTAAACGCAGACGGAGCTGATATAAAATTAAAAGATGGTTCCACTGAATTTGGAGTTTTTTATAACATATCTTCTAATTTTGGTATTGCTTCTCAAGTTCAAGATAAAGATATAATTTTCCAAGCAAATGATGGCGGTTCAACTATTACAACCATGACTATTAAAGGTGATGGTGGTAACGTTGGTATTGGTCAAACTAACCCTACGTATAAGTTTGAAGTAAGTGGTACTGGTGATACGGTACAATACATAGCAAATGCAAATCCAAGTGGAACACAAGGAAGAACACTAGTAATTAGAGACAATTATGCAAGTGCTAGTCAAGACAGTAAAATAAGTTTTGCGGCAACAAGTTCTCCTGGAAATGATGTTTACCTTGGAAAACGTACAACTTCAAATGCAGGCTTTTTCCATCTTACAAACAGTGGTGGTACAGAGCATATGACTGTTAACATGGCCAATGGTAATGTTGGTATTGGCGCAACTACTCCACAATGTGGACTTAACATTTTTGGAGAGAGTACAAGCAACTGGGCTGATAGTGATGCTATGTACAATAAAGATCATCCAGCATTTCTTAAGATTACAAATGGACAAGAAACTGTAGGTGTTGAGTCTGGTATAGTAATGAGATCAAAAACTAGTGGTGCAGGCGTTTGGTCTATGTATGCAAAACAGACTGCTAACTATCTTGCTGATCTCCATTTTAGAGGAAGAAATGCTGGTAATACTAGTGCAGTAAGATTAACATTAAAATCAGATGGTAAAATTGGTATTGGCACACAGACTCCATACAATAATTTACATGTCTTTCAAACTGCAAACAGTGGAAATAATTACAATCAAGGTACTCTCCAAGTAGGTGGTACATCAGGTACGCTTGGATTTGCTATGAACTATTCGGCGCTAGGATCAGGTAGAGCAAATATAGTTGCACAGAATCCTTCGGGTGGAACCAACAATAGAATCAGTCTAGGATTTGGCGCAGTTCAAAGTTATGGTGAACCTGCAGACAGGGTTCTTACTATAGATCAAGGTCATTTTGTACATCACACTCCATCTACTGCTGTTCGTTTTATGCCTATGATTTCACCGCAAAGTGTTACTAGACATGGTGCTTATCCTACTCACCCTGGCGGTGATAGTGTAGGAACCAATCAAACCAATGCAACACAAATAGGTTTTGCACATGTATATCAAAGAAATTGGAGCGGCGGTCGATATATACATATGAAAACTAATATACCTTGTTCAGGTTCAAACTATGGAATGATTATGGTTTATGCAAAAGGCTATAGATATTCACCAGGTGGTTCTATAGACAGTAGTTGGGGATTTCACAACTGGGGAGGTGCTATATATTCACTAGATCAACGTAATTATGCTACAACTTTTGCTGTAAATTGTTATGCTACAAGTGATAATTACTGTGTATTGGTTGGTGACAATCAATCTTCTGGATCTAGTACATATACAGGATTTAGATTAGATTTTATGTATTCAAACACAAACTATTCAGCCCATACAGAAACAGCAAATGGTGAATCTCATTATCTTATAGCTACATCATTGTCAAGTAGTACGTCAGGAGTTTACTAATGTCAGAAGAAAATTTTTTACCAGAACCAACAGAAGAAATGTTAGCAGAGCATAACCTAGAAGCTCTTAGACAGTTAAGACAAAGATATCTTCAAGACACTGATTGGACACAAATGCCTGACAGTCCACTTAGTGAAGAGAAAAAAACTGAATGGCAAACATATAGACAAGCACTCAGAGATATAACAATAACTGCAACCAGTTGTAGTGATGTTGTCTGGCCAGACACCCCAAGTTAAACATAAATATGTATAGCAGATAAGGTATACATATGAGCAATGCACGTAATTTAGGAAACATCACCACAGGCGGAGCCGTTGGTGCAACTACAGCAAGTGTTAACACTTCAGTTGCAAATCTAGTAGATAGTGCACCAGGTACACTGAATACATTAAATGAACTAGCGGCGGCACTGGGTGATGATGCAAACTTCTCAACTACTGTAACAAATTCAATTGCAACTAAGTTGCCACTAGCTGGTGGTACACTGACAGGTAATCTAGCACATACAGGTAATTTAACAATTGACGTAGTTGGAGACATCACTCTTGATGCTGGTGGTGGTGACATTTTACTCAAAGATGATGGAGCACATTGGGCTTCTATATACACAAACGGAACAAATACCTACATTCAAAATATGGTTAATTCTGGAGATTTGTATCTAGCTGGTAAAGATGGTAGTGGTAATGGAGTTAATGCTCTTGTAATTGATATGTCGGCAGGCGGAGCCGTTGGTATTGGTGAAACTAGTCCTCAAAATATATTGCATATTAAAACCAGTGCGGCAGGAGGCCCGCAAATAGAATTAGATTCAACTAGTGGTACAGCTAATAGTGCATTTATTAACTTTGACGGTACTAGTTTGCAATTAGCTACACAAAGAGATATGGTAGATGGCAGTAAACGTGATACTGCTAAAAGTTGGGGTGGCATTAATATTGTTGGAGAGGCGGCAGGATCTTACATTCAGTTTCAAACAAGTGAAGGCAATAATAATTCTGTTACAACAAAAATGACATTAACCAAAGAAGGAGATGTAGGCATTGGAGCTACAAATCCTGGTGGTTCTAAACTTTATTTACAAGATACTCATACTACCACTGTGACTAATGCTAGTACTCTAATAGGCAACACAACATTAACTATTAACGGTAACTCCAGTCAAGGTTCTGATGTAATGCGAGTTGGGCCGATGGGTACGGCAGGCAAATACTTTATAGATGTTTCTAACAGTGGCGCTACTGCCAATTACGATCTTTTATTAAATCCAGTTAGCAAAGGTAAAGTTGGTATTGGTACAACCAGTGCTGTTGCGTCTCTTCATGTGGCCAAGTCATCAACACCAGCAGTAAATACAAACGCTACAGAAACCGTTGTAGCTTTTGCCGTAGATGGAAATGAACATGGACACATCAGAGCTCACGCAACAACTATGAACTCTGGTCTAAGAGCTACTTTATACGATACAGATGGAAGCAGTGATTCTTTTGGTTATGGTATTCATGGCTATAATACTAAATTCGTAGATATCGGTAGAGCTGACCAAGGTAATTATTATGATGGGTCCAGTGGTGACGGAAGATATACAGGCGGATTGACTTACAACACAAGATACACTAGATGGTTTTCATTCGGCGGACAAATACTTGGTAACAACACATATTATCCTATTGCTTACAATATGAATGAATCTAAGTTTACAATTGAATGTTTTTGTGGAGATGCTAGCTCAAGAGACTATAAAAAATATGTAGGTTATTATACATCACCAGCTTATGGTGTTTATGGACTAACACAAGTAATTCATATGAATGGAGGATGGAACAGTGGCGGCTTTGACATGCGAGTATCTGCTCCAAATGGTAATTTAAGTATTGATTTGAGATTTCAGTCGTACTATAATTCATCAAATGTAGCGAGCTACAAGTGTGTTTTTAGGGGTTTTATATAATGATTAATGAAAGCGTAGGATATCTATACATAGATGCAGTGCTTGCACTAGTGCCACTTGCAAAATTTTATCCATCTGATGACGGAACTTATGAAAATATTGAATGGGTTGACGAAAGAACACAACCAACAGCAAAAGCAGTTGCTGATAAATTAGCTGAACTTAAAACCACTGAAGGTTTATATTATGTGCGTAAACAAAGGGATATATTGATTGCAGAAACTGACTGGGTATCAGGTGAAGATGTGCCTCAAGTTCTTAAAGACAAGTGGTATGATTATAGACAAGCACTAAGAGATATTACAAAAACATATACATCACTAGAAGATGTAGTATGGCCCACACCTCCTAGTTAAACATAAATATGTATAGCAGATAAAGGCATACATATGAGCAAAGCATTAGAACTTTCACAATTAGCAAATGACATAACCTATACCGAAGGAACTGACACACTCAGTTTTGGTCAAGCCAATTTGCAGATTGGCAGTAATGCACTTTTATCTAACAATTTATATAGTGGTGACTTAACAGTTGCTAGTAATGGTGTAGTAACTCTTGCTACTGTAAACAGCAATGTTGGAAGTTTTGGTAGTGGATCAGCTATACCAGTTGTAACTGTTAACGCAAAAGGTTTAGTTACCGCAGTAAGCACACAAGCTGTAAACATTGTAAGCACTACAGACATTGCAGGTGACAGTGGTACAGACACTATTACACTAGGCACTGACACACTTACCTTTGCTGGTGGTACAGGATTAACCAGCACAGTAACCAACAACAACGTAAGTATAGCATTAGATAATACGGCTGTTAGTGCAGGCAGTTATGGTGGTTCAACAGCAATACCTGTAATTACCATAGATGCACAAGGCAGAATCACAGCCGCAAGTACAAGTTCAATTAACACAGATTTAGTAAGTGACACATCACCACAGCTAGGTGGTAATTTAGAATCAAATTCATTTGATATACTTCTAGCTGACAATGATAAAATTTCATTGGGTACAGGTGAAAGAGGATATTTACGGCACACTGGTGCTAGTGGTAAAGTACAACTTTTTAGTACTGTTGGCGGTATTGATATTAGAACAACTGCTAACGATGAAACTATTGCAATTAGTTCTGATGATGGCAGTGGCGGTATAGCAAATTACATTATAGCTGACGGTTCAACTGGTGCAACTGAATTATATTTTTATGGTTCTAAGAAATTAGAAACCACTACAGGTGGTATTACAGTAACAGGTACAGTAAATGGTCATACTATTCCAGGTGGTACAGGCACACTTGCTTTAACCAGTAACATACCTACTGATACAGATGGACTGTCAGAAGGTAGTAGTAATTTATATTACACTGATGCTAGAGCTGATGCAAGAATTACAAATGCATTAGGCGGTAATGTAACAATTACAGGTAACTTAACTGTAAACGGCACAACCACTTCTGTAAATTCAAATACTGTAAACATTGGCGATAACATAATTGTACTGAACAGTGACGAAACAGGAACACCTAGTCAAAACGCAGGCATTGAAATTGAACGTGGTACTAGTACAAATGTTAGTTTGCGTTTTAACGAAACCACAGACAAATGGCAGTTTACAAACGATGGAACAACATATGCAGACATAGGCGATGGCGGTGATGTAGTAGACGACACAACTCCACAACTAGGTGGTGACCTCGATGTAAATGGCAATAAAATTGACATGGATGGTAATGAACTTATATTGGATGCTGATGGTGATACAAGTATTACAGCTGATACTGATGATCAAATACATTTCAAAATAGGCGGATATGATGCAGTAACAATGGCTCATAGTGCTACAGATTATACTACTATGAAAATATATGCCCCACTTGATAATTCATTTGCATCACCACAAATAGCTTTAATTAAAGATTCATCAAGTCCAGCAAATTGGGATTATAATGGAGTACTGTCCTTTAGGGCAAATGATAGTGCATCAAACGAAACAACATATGCACAACTTATTGGAAGAACTGTAAATGTTTCAAATGGAAGTGAAGAAGGTGCACTAAACTTTTTTGTTACAGCAGGTGGATCCAGTCAAATAAACACAGTTTTGTATGATACAAAAATCCAATTATTAAGGGAACAAACATTAGAATGGTATCAACACAAAGGTACATCTTATACTAATGTTTTAGATTGGGCAACTCCAACAGCAGACAGAACAGTCACACTTCCAGATGCCACTGGTACAGTAGCATTAACCAGTGATTTTACTGGAAGTGCAAACCATGCGTTTAGACAAATCAGTGATGGATCAAATCAAGCAGTAGCAGACAGTAACATAGATACATTTATAGTAACAGCAGGCACAGATATAAGTGCAGTGGTGACACCAGCCAGTGATACATTAACAATTACAAACACCAGTACGCTTGACAGTGTCACTACCAGAGGTGCAACAACAAACACAAGTATACTATTTCCTGATAATGTAAAAGCACGTTTTGGTGATACAAGTTCACCAGACATGGAAATATATCATGACGGTTCAAACAGTTATATAGATGACACAGGCACAGGTAGTATTTTTATACGCAGTGGTACAACTTACATACAAAATGCCTCAGGTACGAAAACTGCTATGGCAACAAACAGTGGTGCAGAACAAACACTTTATCACAACAACAATCCTAAGTTTGCTACGTCAGCTACAGGTATTGCAGTTACAGGTGATGTAGATGTAAGCACAGGACACATTGTCAGAGGCACACAACATTTTGATGGTGGTGCAACTGGTGGTGCAGGTGATATGGCATTTTTAGAAACTGACAATACAGTGAACAATAATTATTCAATAAGTAGTAATAGAAATGCAATGACTGTAGGACCTGTGACAGTAGCAAGTGGTGCAACAGTTACAGTACCAAGCGGACAACGATGGATAATTTTATAATATGAGCAAAGTAAGAATATACGGTGACACTAGTGGATATGTAGACATAGCTGTACCAGCAGTGGCAGGTACAACTACACTTAACTTGGATAAAATACCACAAGCAGATATTAGTGGCAATATTGCAATGGATACTGATACACTATATATAGATGCGGCGAACAATCGTGTTGGTATTGGTACATCAAGTCCTGGTTTTCCTCTGAGTGTGGAAAAAGATAATAGCACTTGGGTGTCTCGCATCTACAATACAGGCTCTGATGCTGATGCTTCAGGGTTGCTTGTGCGTACAGATGCTACCTCATCACATGATGCCCTTGCTCTTGGCGTATATGCTGACAGCGGTTACAAAATGGTCGTAAGATCAACTGGTAATGTTGGTATTGGTACAAATGCTCCTGCTACAAGTTATGGTAAAGTTTTACAAATTCACGACACTGGAACTGGTGGTGCAAATTTACGATTGACTGATGCAACCAGTGGTGCAGGAACCGGACAGGGCATGGATATAATCCAGCTTGGCGTAGATAGTTATTTTATTAACCGCGAAGCAGGAGATGTAAATTTTTATACAAATGGTCAAGAAAGAATTACAATACACGCTGATGGACATCTAGGTTTTGGTGACGGTATATTAAACGACAGTCCTTGGTCTAATGTGTTTGGTGCAAGAAGTCAATGGGATACTATGGGTACTATTGCGGCTACTAATGGTAGTATGCAAATAGGACACAATTGGTATTATGATGCAGGTGGATCAACAGGATACAAATATATAGCTGGTGGTAAAGCCAACCGAACGGTTCATGTGAATGATTACATCAGTTGGGAAATGACCAATAGCACAGGCAGTGCTGGCGGTGAGATTACATTTGTGGAAGTAATGAAACTGACAGCAGATGGTAAACTTGGTATTGGAGTTTCTAATCCTTTTGCTGATTTAACTGTTGGAACAAGCACAGCATTTACTAATGGTGACAACTATGTTGCGGCTGTTTTCCAACCAGCTATAAGTGGTGGTGAATCAGCGGGTATGTTATTCGGACATTATCCTGCAAGTGGATATGCTAAACAAGGAATATTCTGGGAAAGATATGTGGGTGCAACTGGATCCGGCGGTCAAGGCAAACTACACTTTGTAAACAGAGCGGCAACCGATACCAGTGTTCCAACAATTGCTGATACTAGAATGACAATAGATCATCTCGGCAACGTTGGTATTGGTACGACTAGTCCTGGAGCAAAACTAACCATCACTGATGAAAATGCTGGACAGGCTAGTATGCAAGTACGTAACTTTAACACTAGTGCAACAGGATCATTTACAAACAACTACAATGTAGAAATAAGATCAGCTACATCTACTACCACACATGGAATGTTAATTCATTTAAATGAAAATAATATAGGCAGAAGAACTTTAGATATAGCTGACAGTGTTGGCGCTCAAGGTGACACAATTTTTGCAAGTTTTGTTCAAGGCAAAGTAGGTATTAACAATACATCACCACTAGGTCAATTGGACATTGTAGTTCCACAAGACAAAGTGCCTCTTGTGATACGATCAGGTGGTAAATCCAATATAGGTTACAATGCTGGTCATGTCATGCACTGTCATAACAGTGTTAGTTCGTCTGGTACTTGGTATGATGTGTGTTATGTAAGTCACTCTCCTAATATTTTTATTCTTGGGTCTACTGTACAAAATGGCAGTGCTCATTTGGGTGGTTCAAGATGGTGCAGTAGAATGTACGGAACCTATGGCAGTGTAGCACACACAACTTTTGGTGGTGGAACAAGAACTGTTGCAATGAATGGCGGTGCGATTACAGGAATGGATTATAGATACTTAAACGGTGGCGCATCATCTGGTTCTTATAGACTACAGGTTTATGTAACTTGGAGTGGATCGGTAAGTAGCATGGAAGTTTATACCACAGTGATTGGAAATGGTAGTGATACGCTACAGGAGGACAACTAATGGCTGAAACAACAACTATAGACACACATACACTAGAACTTATACCAGAAGAACACAGAGCAAATGCTACTTCATATGAAGTACCAGATGCATTATGGACACAAAAGGATGTAGATTGGGGAAAAATAAAAGAAGGTAAAAAAGTTGGAGACGTAAGAGAACCAGCACATACTAGATATACTGTAACATACACAGAAAAAGACCCTGAACTAGTAGCTTTAGAAAAAAGAATTGCAGACCTCGAAGCCAAGTAATCTTATATAAATATGTGTAACAAAGGAATATTCTATGCCATATTTAGGTAATCGTCCAGACAACATTGTTATACGAAACGCACAACAAGAATTCAATTACACTGCTACCAGCAGTCAAACAACGTTCACTGGTTTAGATACTAACAACAATACACTAGCATATAATCCTGGAAATGTCGAGGTATTTTTTAATGGTGCCAGACTTGAAGAAGCAGATTTTACAGCGACAAACGGTACTAGCATTGTGCTTGCTTCAGCCGCCGCTACAAATGATTTAGTAAGTATTGTATCAACTGATGTTTTTGAAGTTACTGATACAGTAAGTAGACAAAATGGTGGTACATTTATTGGTGATGTAACCATGTCTGGGAACTTGACTGTAAATGGCACAACCACTTCTGTCAATTCCAATGAAGT